GCCAATGTGATAAGTGCTCATACGGATATTATAGTCTATATCCGTAAATAAGTCAAGTAACTATTACTAGTTACGTTTATCCAGCATAACACCATTGGCATCAGATTCTATTGCCTAGTGAACAACCACCCAATCGTCAATGCATACTTGTTCGGCATTAGGGGGAAGATCTTTTCCTGCCTTGGCCATGAGTGACAACCAGTGGGGAAAGTAACTATCTAGAATTTCTTTTTCTGATAGAGTCTCTACCCCATCTACTGCATTCTCACCATCAGAAAAGCAATATGTCCAGTACCTCATGCGTACACGTCCACTTCTGACCCCAGGGTATCAAAAACGCCCTTGGCATACTCAAAAGGCTTTTCATTGAATTCGATAGTAGTACGAACGCCTTGTTTAGAGATATCAATCTCGTAATTGTAATCACTCTTTTGCCAAAGAGTGTAACGGGTATTGTTGACTGTCTTTACATCGATAAGGCTGGGCATCATGATTGTTCTTCCTCTTCAAAAATATTGCTGTATATCTTCAACTTGTCTCGTTTGGCGTCAATGAGTTTATCCAATGCATCCTCCTCACCTACAATACCAAATTCGTAACACAAGTTAATCATGCATTGTAGGTCGGCTAGTTCCTGAATGAAACCAAAGCGGTTAGTCTCTTCACCAAACCGGCGAATCTTAGAAACGGCCTGAATGACTTCGGCACACTCTTCCTGCAGGATATTTAAAATTTCTGTTTGACTGTTGTTCATGCTATTGCCCATTTCTTTGGCTTGTATCAATCTTGCTATCTGTCTTTTTCTCATTCGTCGTACTCGCAGACAGGGTCGGTTTCAATAACCAGATGACCTATATGGATATTACCATCCCAGTCACGACCTTTATTTCGGCCACCACCGCAATCGAACGGGTGCTCAAAGTTAACTACATTACCACCTTCGGTACCGTTACCATCGGAGTTGAAGTTAATGTCGTTGATAAGGATACAGCCAATGAGACCGGCATCAACACCGTACTCGTTACCATATTGATCGTGATAACTACCGTCACCGTATTTCGTATTAATGGATACAAACCGGCGGCCGTCCTTGAGTACGAACTCACCTTCGTTACAACCATGGTCGGTACGACCTTTGAAGAACAGGCCACATACCTCATCCCAACATTCATGCATCACATAGCACAAATCACCCACATAATACTTACCGGCTGGCATTGTCATAATAACTCCTAGTTGATATAAGACAATTATAGTATATTACGGAAATTAAGTCAAGACATATTTTCCACTGGGAGTTTATCTTCTTCCCTGGCATGTTCCTCACAAGAGGTATAATACCAGTTCCGGCCTCGGAACTTACCTGCATTCCCGCACACCTCACAGGTAACGGCGGACATAGCCTCTGCCATAGTCACCATGCCACGAATACGGTCATCGCCCCCGGTATAATAGAAACGAAGGGTACCAAATTTTTCTTTGACCTGGTCAAGTGTGACTTGCTGAACAACTTCACTGTCTCGGTTTTTCCAATCAATATGATGTTGGATCTGGCTCATAAGATTTCTAATGATGTTATACCATCCATCACCAACTTCAAAGCCCCAGCACATGGTGGTCTCCTTCATATCTTTATGACGGTTGACCATCATCTTAGGATACTTTTCACAAAGCTCCCTATCTAGTTCTGCTCTCATTCTATAAACGTCCTATCTTGGGCATCCCAAAAAAGTTGAACTGCGGATTGGGCAAACGCACAAGATATGAATTGCCCAAGAAACGCCTCATCATTATGATTTCTAATAATTTTTGCAATAAACACTTTAGTAAACGCTATCTTGTTTACTTGACCAATGATCCTACCATCTTCTTCATTATAATAGTAATGGCAATCATCAGCAGAATCTTTCCAGTTCCTTTTCATATCTCCCTCCTACATTCAAATACAATGGCGGCATTGGTAGTATTTGATTGTAGCTTATCAGGGTATTTTTTTCAAGCACTACTTTAAACCTCTCACATTCAGATGCCGTATAGAAGATATCAATTTTGTTTTGTTGAATTTCTAACTTGCCGTTAGTGACTAGGAATGTGAGTAGGACTAGTTGGTACATTTTTCTCTATCTAGATATTCTAAGTTCAGCATCAGGATTATCCCAACACGCATTCCTGTACTTATAAACAAAGTCACATAGTCCTTCATATGAGCCCCATCCATTGGGAGGATCAAATTTCTGAAAACGTTCTGGATCAGATAAAAGAATATTCCACCCCTCATCCAACAATTTGGAGATATTTCTTGCAAACAGCAAATTACACTCATCCGGACGCCAAAGAACCTGGTATAAAGTCAGACCGTTTCTGAGAACGACTTCCTTAGCCATAAAACCAAGGTTATGGGTAATGTTACCACTGTATACAGAGGTAGGCTGGGTCACCATTAAATCAACATCAAGGCTCATATCCTGGCCCCCAGGTTCTGTGGTTTTCGGCAATATGTTCAACGCCATCGTATTCGGCCAGGTGCCATTGAACGTCGTCAGGTATCTCCACAATCACCAGATTGGCATACTGACCATTGGCTTTATGGCCCATCTCCTCCACCACTGCCACCAGATCGGGATCGGCCCGGTTATGCAAAACTTCATGCTGGGCCAAATAATGTTCATCACTATCGAGGTGGCGGGCATGGTAGTAATCCATCATATCATATTTGTTGATACTCTTCTCCCAGGCAATGCCCTTACGATGTAAAAACTTTTCAAATGCCTCATCCGAAAGGCTAAAGCCCCCGAAGTCACCGTTGATCACTACTTTCATTCTCCAACTCCAAAATGTTCTTTGATTGCTTTTGCTGTTACGTGATTACCATTGAATACTGCCAGCTTGAAACATTCGAATATAATCATGTTAGCAAACTTTTCCAGTTCAGTATCATAGCGTGCACTCCAGTCAACTACGTCCCCGGGATTCCACGGTTCATCTTCCCACATCATAAAGCCGGCTTGTTCGGCGAATAGTTTAATCTGTTCGTTCATTTTTTCTTATACCTATATCAGCACGTAGGAATGCATGTACCAGACAGATGGCGATATAGTTAACAAAGCTGTACTCAAGTTCTAGTACTGGGAACAGAGTATTCAAAGCCCACAGGTATGCAAAGGGGGCAAGAAGGGCTAGGGCAATCAGCAGTACAAAGGTTGTGGCTCCAACTTTAATCATCATTTAACTCCGAAATGTTGTTTAATCTTAGTTTCTACAGGACCCTCGAAAGGCGAATGGCCTTCTTCATCGCGGGCAATGTCAATACATTCCTGAACAATCAACTCAGCGAAATCTGCAATCACTGATGCATGGGGTCCATCACCCCGAACAGCTTGTTCCCAAAGTTCCTGAATTCGTTCGTTCATTCTTCAACTCCGAAATGTTTCTTACTCTTTTCTACCAGTTTGGCAAAGTGTTCGATCTTACCTTGATGCCAGCGGACATCAAAGTCATTACAGGCAGTAGATTTATATCCTTTTTCTAATTCAATCTCTGCCTCTAAAATGCCAATACATTCCTGCACAATCAACTCGGCGAACTTTTGATACTCGACTTCACCTACTGGCCACCCAGTTAGTAGCCTGGCTTCGATAGCAAGTTGTTTAATTCGTTCGTTCATTTGTCAGATTATGGGACTATTGGTTATGGTACGGTATTGTTTCTTATTGCAGATAATACAGAATCTTTGCTGGCGTTCTTCACCATCATAACCAGAACAAGTTCCGGTATCAGACCATTTATCATAGAAATGTACAAACGGTATAGTATGTAGAATCCTAATCAGTATGTTCATTCTTCAACTCCGAAATGTTCTTTAATCAATTGTGCTGTTTCCCAAAGTGGGTCGGTCTCATGATAACTATACTCTTTCCTATTTACAATGTCTAAACATTCTCGAACAATCAACTCGGCGAACCTTTCTGGATCGTCAATTGTATATTGTGGCCAAGTGTGCTGATTGCCGCTATCATAGTGACCTCCAGCCTGCGACCAAAGTTCTTTAATTCGTTCGTTCATTTTTGCAGCATCAGCGCATTGAAGTTTGCAGGCACAACAATCGTTTGCACACGACCGTTCTTGATACCTTCTGAGATATTCATCATAGCCTGGGCCTGCATGTAAGCAATGCTCTGGGCACCTTGGTTGCTCAAAGCCTGCATACGTTCAGCCTCCATCTTAGCAGTCTTTACTTCAACTTCTTTTTGTTTCAATTCATTCTTGGCACGAACCAATTCGTTTGCACTAGCAACCACAGAGTCTGCAGGCACAATGTTACGAATCAACACTTGACCAACCATTAGACTACCGTCAAGCTTTTCGTCGGCCAAACTCTTTTGAATTTGTTCTTTGATGGCCTGTTCCATAGCTTGACGACTATCGGCCATGTCTAGCGCCTCGTACTTACGGGCTTCTTTGTAGATGGCATTACGGGTGGTTTGAACCATGTAGTTATACATCAAGTAGATGTCGCCGTTATGGCGGGCATGGAATGCCTGGCTCTTTTGGCTGTATAGTTCGGCAACCTGGGCCTGATTAATGTTATAGATGACCACGGCATCAAAGTCTTTCATGGTGCTGTTATCTTTAGCCACCGGGGTCATGTCATCTAGTTTGACATTAACGTCCTTGATAGGGAATGTAAGAACATCACCGATCAGTACCTGATTGAAGGAACCTGGCAAAAGTTCACCTTGCTGGACCTGTTTGTCAAAGCCAACACGGACACCTACTTCACCCGTTTCGATACGGGTACAACCCGAGGCGAGAATTGAAGCAACAACCAAACCAGTAAGAGCAAATTTTTTCATCATACATCCTTAAAAAAGTATCACAAGGGAGACTAAACTAACAATGGTAATTATAGCACAACCTGCACTGTAAGTCAAGAGCTTTACCAAACCTAACATTTCTTTTCCGGTCAATTCTCTAACGGCTTTGATACCGTAAAAGAATAGCAAAAATACAACAGCAAAAGCTAAAATCATTTTATTCATTCATCAACTCCGAAAAGTTCCAATAACTGCTCTGCTGCAAAATGATCATCCATTGTATCTTTCAAGAAGTCAGCACATTCCCGAATAATCAACAGGGCAAACATTTCACGGTCAAATTTTGCATAGCTGCTGGTATAGCCTTGTGGGTTTACCGTTTCTACTATATCAGTAGCTAGTTCAGCAAGTTGTTCTAGTCGTTTGTTCATTCCCAACCTACATTCTTTGATGCCTGAACATGGTCACAATTCTTCTTCTTTGCAAACATGACCTTACTAAAATACTCACCAGTTTCGCCCTGGAGCATATGGTCCCCCAAAGGAGCGTACCGCCATTTACGTAGCAGATCCTCATAGGATGCATTATCAATCCATAGTTTATCTTGTTCGTTCATTCATCAACTCCGAAATGTTCTTTAATCTTAGCACTGTTTCTTTCAAATTCTTCTAATGCCAGGTCACTGTTATGGCATTCTTCGGTCCACAAAGACTTGGCACATTCTTTCACAATCAACTCGGCGAACTTTTCTAAATCAATGTAGTGCACACTGTACCGATGATAGCATTGTTCAGCAAGTTTTTCAATTCGTTCGTTCATTCTTCAACTCCAAAATGTAGTTTAATCTGATTCATAAAAACTTCAATGCCCATCTCTCTGCCAGCATTATATTCTTCTGATCCGTTCACCACTGCCTGTGATTGAGTCAACTTACCATGTGCTAAACATTCCTTCACAATCAACTCGGCGAACTTTTCCCTATCAAAGTTGGCATAACTGCTGGTATAACCTTCGGGTCCTACCATTTCTACAATTGATGTAGCCTGTTCAGCAAGTTCTTTAATTCGTTCGTTCACCACATACTCCCACTATCTTCATTCTCAGAAGGTGAATAGTAGACCTTATTAGATGATTGTTTTTGTTTGTATAACTCTCGCTGATGGGCATAATATCGTTCAGATTCTTCCTCTCGCTTAATTCTCTGGCGATATTCTGCATCACTCATATCACCATCATAGTAGTCATCTTCTGTGTTCATCATTCAACTCCGAAATCTTCCTTCATTTGTTCAACAGCATCAGATCCAAGACCATATCGTTCGGCTCTGTCAATACACTCCTTGACAATCAACTCGGCGAGTTTTCCAAGTTCATCATAAGTTATGGCAATACCAGGTTTACTACCAAGCCATTGGTTAGATTCTGCCTTGACCTGTTCAAAAAGTTCTTTGATTCGATCATTCATTCTTCAACTCCGAAATGCTGTTCAACCACATTATGATTGCTTTATCCAACTGGTCAATTTGTTCTAGGCGAATCTGATCCATCATATTGAACGAATCGGCATTCATGTTCAGGTTTGTCATCATCCACAGTTTCTCACGATGCTTTTGTAACACATCTATGACAACATCGTATTCCTTAACCTTCACCGGTCCGCACACATGAGCCCAGTCACCGGTGCCGTTATCGGAAACTCCGCATTTATCACACTTCATTTTCCAACTCCGAAATGCTTTACAATTTCACGCCCAGATTCAATACAAGCCATATCCCAGGTATGGCCAAGTCGTTGTCTTACTTCATCTTCTTCATAAGGACAAGGAGTGGCCCTAGCAATTTTAGCACATTCTTGAACAATCAACTCGGCGAACTTCACTTCATTAAATTTTGTATATTCTGGCCACCCATCTTTACCCAGCGGTCCAGTTTCATAGCATTGTTTAGCAAGTTGTTTAAATCGTTCGTTCATTTCTTCTCCAATGCGGCAAATAGCATCTGCCACTTCTCACTAGGCGTGATAGTACCTTCTGCCATCTCTTTCAAAACCTCAGAATAACCCTCTGGGTGTTTAAAGTAAATATTGGCATAGGTGCAATCAAAATCATCATCCTCATCATAATCATACAATGGGTGATGAAACATCTCATCAAATACATCCTGATAGTCTTCACGGTTGCCGCCACCATTACGGGTATGGACAACAATGTGAGTATCAGTAACATAAATGTCACGATAACGACCAAAATCTTGTTGACCTTTGTCTAGCAAACTAAACAAGAATTCTTTTTGTGAACCATTCTCACCAAACACCATATTATACAAACTCATTTCTAACTCCTTATGCTTTAATTCCGAAATGTTTTACAATTTTATTGAATGTGTCAAAATTACCATTTGATTGTGCTTCCGTCAATGCAATTTCGGCACATTCTCTTACAATCAACTCGGCGAACTTTGCTTTATCAAACAAAGGTTCAAACTCAGAAGTCATTGGATTACCACGACATTGTTCAGCAAGTTCTTTAATTCGGTCATTCATACAATTCCAATTCCTCAATGCAGTATTCAAGCTCATGACCGTATTCCTGCCAGCACCATTCTATGTGCTTTGCAGCCGCCAACCGTGTTGTATAGGCTCTCACGGGTTCCCAAGTAAGACCCAGGGAGTCTTCTGCCACGTTAATGTTGACCACATAGATGATTTTCATAGACGGTTGCCTTCTAGATCAATGCGTGGTTCTTTATGGGTAATAGAGCCTTCGTACTCTAACTGGGACTTCTCAAACTCGGACATCCAGTCATCCGGTTGCACCGACCATCCGATGATATACTCACGCGAATAGAAGGTATCATGTTCTATCTTATCACGAACACTATCGACGATCATCTGACATCTCTTCTCAAAGAACTCCCCACCTTTAATGGAATGCTCAATATTCTCGGCCACGTAGGAGTACCCACCCTTCATCTTCCAGTACTGGGGACAAGGGCCAAAGCTTTCACCATCCCAATCATGGGCACCGTAGTTCTCCATATACTGGGTTTCGATGACGAGTTTCATATACTACCTTTCTTACTGAACATACGTTATTATAGTCCGTTTTCGTAATTAAAGCAACTCCTAAAAAGTAACTATTTCTAGTTACCCTTTCTTTCACCTACAGATAGCCTGGATATCGATGGCAGACATGGAACGTTCCATGCCAATCTTACGGCATTCATGCAACTGGGAGTTATTGTATACAATAGTTCCAAACATGACGGTAATGAAGAGGGTGATGCTGATGCACACAGCTACTACAGATTTATCCATCATGCACCACTATAGTGACGTGAGGCAAAGGTGTCCATCCATTCCAGCACCAGTTCTTTGGCCTGGTAGCGATCCACACCATACGCCTCCTGGACCAGGGGGCCGGAACCGAACATGTTGATATGGCCGGTTTCACGGAAGGCATCCAAAAAGCCAAACACCTGTTCTTTGAGTTCTTCCGTCAATTCAATCTTCTGTCTCATCATTTTTCCTTAGAGTAATATAACCATGACCAATTTTCAGTAGAAACTGGTTCCAGCATTCCGGACACGAAGGTATCTTATCGGTATACATGGGTAGACCATGTTTATCCTTGGCACCTTCGTCGTACTCGTGTTCACATACTTGGCACTTATGGCGATTTAAGTCCATCGATGGCTCTCAACAAAAATCGTGTGACGGTGTCTGATGAATCCTTGGATGGATGGGCCATGGATGCCGCCAACGTAGCACCCAACCAGCCGGCGGCATAGGAATGGGATCCATACTTGGCAACAGAGGCATCAATGAACTGGTCAATGAGTACTTGGTATTCTCTTTGTCCTAGATTAGGCATTTTCTTTGCTTTCTTCAATGAGTTTATGGGCAAGGTTAAAGGCAAACATGACGTATTGGTATACGGTGGCACGTTCAGTGGCAGGCAATTGACGGATCATCTCATCTAGATCAGCCAATGACTCCGGGGTCACAAAGAGACTCGAACGAGGTATAGGGTTATTCATTTCAGTACTTTCCGTTTTTACGAGTGAATTGGTGCATGATCATGCCGGTATCGGAAGGGATGCGCATCTTCATGGCCAGATAGGCCTCACCCCTTTGCCAAGGAATGCGCTTGACTTTTTGTTCTTCGTAGATGTTGACCCAGGCATTGAGGGTCTTATCAAAGTAGCGTTCAGTTGGTTTCATCTATCTTTTCTCCTGTTGATGCCTTATTATAGGCTATACCCGTAATAAAGTCAACTGGTCAAGAAGTAACTATTTTTATGTACTTCATGAATTCCACGTATCCACCGTACGTCATACCGGCGAGCACGATGAGGAGGATGGACATGCCAAACAGGGCCACAGCCGTCAGACACCAGCCCAGAAGGCGGAGAATCCATTCAATGATGTACTGCATGTCTATCCCTATGTATTGGCTCGCCATGTGGGATTCGAACCCACGCAAGATAACCCCCGGTACCAGAGGTTGAAGCAAACCGCACTCCATTACATCCTATGGCGAAAAGTTAGTTGTAGGCTACGTTTTTCCATGTTCGCCCCTACTTGAGTGGTTACCCTGTCCATCCATTTTATTCTGTGTGCAGTTAGGATTCTGCCTATCAGAGTCTGAGTATTTCTCTCGCTAACGGTTTTCTGCCACCGGATCTCTATCGCTAATCAAACGCCATTTTAACGAGAAATGGTAACAGGATCAGATTAAGGACGCCTGAGTGTTCTACAGGTCGTTTAAGAGTAGCTTCGCAGCCCGCGCCTCGCAGCGCCTCTCCTTAAAATCTCTATACTTGGTTAGGCCTACACCTCCCACTGCTAACTACTGCTTCCCAAATTCATCGTCCATCGGCACCCGTGGTAGGGCTTGCGATGCTCATCGGCCCTAGGTTCTAGCCTAGGTGATCCTTGGGATAGGACTTCCACGCCTTAACCTGCGTGGAATCAGGGGTTATAGTTGCCAGTAATTTTTCAACTGGCGGCTTGGGGATCCGATCCCCTCACCCTATGCCTTATTATAGGCCAATCCTACTATTTAAATCAACCCTTTTTTCATCACGTTGAAGTAGTAGCAGGTTGCGTTACCCTTAGTAACACCCAAGGCCACCATGATAGCCTCAACACATCCGACCTTGTTCTCCACACCAACCTTCACCATGCATTCGGCAGCTACGGCGGTTTTGGAGCCTTTCTTAGGAGCCTCCACCTTATCGGCCATGCCCTTGATGGTCACTTTGTTGAGATCCACCGGGGCAGGCATCTTAGCCACCTTACGGGACTTAGCCTTGGGTTTTGCCTTGGCCAGTTCCTTGTCTGCGGCCACTTGCTTGGCCTTGGCATCAGCCAACAACTGGTGATGGGATTCGGCGTCTTCGATCAACTTGTGATACTCAGCCTCAGTCACCTTAACGTCGTTGAAGAAGTAGTTCATGGTCTGTTCCTTTTCATTGTTCATACGTAATTATAGTCAATATCCGTAATAAAGTCAACTGTTATTTTAGTAACTAATACTAGTTACGTTTTGCATTATAAAACGTACGCACGAAGGGCCACCCCTACCTTAACCCGGTCAAAGATGGCCAAGATGAGAGTATCAGGTATCGTCACCGTATCATAGTCTTCTGGATCCAGGGCACGCTTAAAGCAATCAACTGCGGTATCACTAATCATCTTACGGTATTGGGCACGGGTGCGGTTCTCCACCTCATTTTCTGGGCTATCCTCATCCATGCATTCTACCAAGTCCACAGATTCGGCGATGCAGGCATCAATCAGGCGCTGGACCTGATCACAATAGTCGTTAAATCCAAATCTCATATATCCTCCAATGATTTGATTTCGGCAGCCAAACGTTCGGCCATCGCTATACCGTCCAGAAATGGCACACCAAACCTACACTCCAGGTCATAGGCGATCTCTGTAGAATCAACCCCACCCTCTATCATGTCCACCATGTCCTGATACAATTCAGCCATTCTACTCATTTTGCCACCTTATGTGATTTGCGGGCATTGTTTGCAAGCAACTCATCACGTTGCTCCATCATATCAGACAAGATGAATTTGGCAATGTTCATGTTCTTCCGAGACTGGTCCAGGGCCTGGGCATGACCAAAGGTCAGCAGCTCCTGGGCATCGGACAACAAACCCATCACCACCATCTCAATTCCGCTGAAGCGGGCGGTGATGCTATGGATGTACTGTTCGCGGATATCGGCCTCGGACATCCCGTAGCACTTGGTTTCGAATTCTGTCATATCGTTTTCTCCTGTTGATGTCCAATTATAGTCCAGCTACGTAATAAAGTCAACCGTTATTTTGCACGTTTTACGATGCAAAATGTAACTAGTTATAGTTACGTAGGATCGAACTCACTGGATTGGTCATTATAGCGTTCGAAATCGGCGATATCCTTGGCCGTCCACCCACCCCATTCCCCATTGGTTGCAGGGGGGTAGAGGAGGCTATCGGCCATCACATGGAAGACGTCAGCAGAGATGTCATCAGCAGCCCGCTCCCCCATCTCAATCAACGTGTATCGCATATCACTGAACACACAAGCAGATACGTCATTCATAACAGTTCTCCTTCAACAATCAAGTACACAATGCCTACGAGGGCAAAAGCAATGGTGGCCAAATCGATCATATCCATGTTGTTTCCTTAAGCGAATTCGTAGAACTTAACGCTGGGGTCTAGTGCCAAGAGTTGCTTTGCAATAATGGTCAGTTGCTTGCGACGGGCAATCACCATGCTACGGGTGCGCCAGCCATTGCATGTGATGTTCTCCGGAGACAGGTCTGAGTCGATCATATCGGCAATGCTCTGGCGGTCTACAGCGGATGCAAGGTTCAGGCCTTTGTTCTCGAAGATCCCCTTCCACGGGTTCTTTTGATCTACGTATTCTTTGAGTTCTTTCATATCGTTTTCTCCTGTTGATGTCTTATTATAGACATATTCCGTAATAAAGTCAACTGAAAAAAAGTAACTATTCCTAGTTACGTTTTACGATGCAAAATTTAGCCCTGAATCAGCATGTATTCGGCCAAGGACTTCCAATTGGCAGACTTGGAGTTGGCAATCTTTGCCGTCTTGATCAGCGTACGAAGGCTAACTTCTTTGGATTTCTCCTTCAGTTCATCAACCAAGGCCAAGGCCGCCTTCTTCACCGACATGGCAACCTCAGGCATAAACCCATCATCATTCATGATAACGGCCATACGTTCGATCTTCTGGGACAGGGTCATAGAGAGATCAACACACATGGCGCGTGAACGAACGGCCTGTTCCATCTTATGGAGAGGCATGTTGGAGATGAAGATGATGCCACCCTTGAACTGGAACCAACGGGGCACATCGTCCTCGTCTTTAGAAGAGTTCCAGGAGATGATGCGTTTATCAAAGGTATCCAAAGCACCCTTCAGGATGTTCAGGGCATTGTCATCCTTCAGTACGCTATCACAATCGTCAAACACGATGATTGAATTGGCGTTTTCGGCCAAGATGCGATAGAGACCCTTAGGAGTACTGTAGCCCTTAACCACCCGGTAGGTAGACTTCGGAGGCACCACCTCACCAACAGGGACTTCGGTGATGTTGCGAAGACCGGCGGCCTCGAGTGCCTGGATCACGGTAAAGGTCTTGCCCAGGCCGCCTTCACCGGATACGATGCAGGAAGGAGTCGCACCATTGGCCACCATAGAGACCAGATCGGTAACAAAGCCAAAGCGTTGGTTAATGGGGAATTCGACTGCAGATTCGACAACAGTCTCCGGTGCCTTGAAAGCCGGAGCCGAGGTGTTATAAAGCTTTCTCTCGGCGTAGTACTTAGACTTAGACTTCACTACTTCTTCCCCGTTGATGTAACCAACATAGTAACCGTTGACTTGTTTGAGCTGATGCATCTTTGTTTTCTCCTGTTGATGTACCAATTATAGTAATATTCCGTAATTAAGTCAACCGATATTTCAGTAACTATTACTGGTTACTTCTTCAACCCCAAACAACTTATGGATTTCAGCACGATCAAAGGCCTCCTGGGTGGCATTACCGGTACCGGCAACACGGCCAACCCGCCAAACCCCATAGCATTTGTAGAGTGAGTACTTCACCCCGGTCATATCGGATTTGATCTGAATGCTATCACTGTACTTCTCCCGGTCTTGACTAACCATCCCGGTACCGAACTTGGCCCTGACCATAGCATTGGTCACAGTAGGCAATTCAAACCAAAGCCCGGTAGGCAGATACTCATCCTTCATACGCTTAAACATGTCGTGTTTCCTCCTGTTGATGCCCTATTGTAGTAATATTCGGAAATTAAGTCAAGCGAAATGTTGCAGGCCCTTATGCAAATGAACTAGTTACCCCTTTCCTGCGTTCTTTACGTTTTGCATCGCAAAATATCCGTTTTGCATCGTAAAACTCTTTTTAATTTTACTCCAAATAGTTCTTCCCCTATATAAACCTATATCTAATCATTGGGAGCCCCATGTTTAAGCTGTTCTTTCACAACAACACTATCGTTGTATACAATCAATCTGATAAGGAGTTTAAAGCCAAGTATGGTTCGTCCTTTGAACAGATTGCCTTTGTCAAAGATGATTCCAACCTTACCCCCATCATCAACAAGATGAAGAAACAGTATCGTACCGAGGACGTCATACTGGACTATAAGATAAAGAAGAAGATGGGGTGGAAGTATTTTACTGAAGAACAGAAGTTATTATACCGTTCTATGATGTCTAAGACCCGTGCCGGTCGTCCATTATCTGAACATCAGAAAAAACGTATAAGTGAGGGTAAGACCGGCAAAAGAGGTAATCATACCGGCAAAAGACATTCCGTGAACACACGTAACGTTATGGCCTTACGTGCAACCGGCCATAAACGTAATGTTGGAAAGAAATGGTGTTATGATCCTATTACTGGGAAGGAGTATCGCAAAGAGATACTGCCTGAAGGAATGCTATGGGGGCGCAATCCTGATTTGGAGTTTGGTAAGATGTTCAGTCTTTAGAATGCATGTTGATGTACCAATGGGCGAGTTGTTTCTTTCTTGGTGAGGCATTTGATGATGATCTTATCTTCTTCAATTGAGAGATAGATTTGCCCCTCAGTCCATGCCTTCCCATATCGCCCTTGTCCTGGGGGTTTCTTCCGTCTTGGAAGTTCTCGTTGAATTGTTTGAAACTTAACAATTCCATTTCCTTAGTGCTTTGTTGATTCTTGAATCAGGGTCTCTGGCCGTCTTTGCACTAGTTCTCGATCTCTTCATCCCACCCATTCTAGCACAGAATGATTTCCTTCTATTAGCCGCCTTTGAGTCTTTCTTAAGTTTAGAAGGCTTGGTCGTTACCGCCATTGAAAGTTTTGACCCCGGGTTCTCTCTTCTGTACGAGGCAATGCCCTTTTGATTGAGACCACCAGATTCTGATTTGCCCTCTTTTCTCTGCCATGCCGCCGATTCCTGGGCATCAATGAAGTTTTGTTTGGTTGGGGCGCCTTCCGATCCAGGTTTCCTCATCCTTTCACCAGAACCGGCTTTGATGCGTGCACGCTTGGCATGTATCCTGTCCCACAAGCCTATCTTCTCTTCTAAAAAATCTTTGAACGATATCATATCAGTCCCCTGTCCAGTTCCCACCCATTCTGGCAGGTTTGTTGTAATCAACTGCGGCCGAAGACATGATGTGTGCCTTGAACTTCTCGTATTCTTCAGGCTTTCTCTTGAAATGCTGGGCAACAGCCTTGCCGTAGATCTTATGGGCCTTTGAAGACATCTTCTGTAAATGTGCTTTTTTATCTGGATCGGCCTCTGTCTTAGACTTGTTGAACAGCTCCTGGGAATGCTTAACCAATTTATTGGCACGATCCCCCTCATATGCTCCCTCATTCATCTGTGACACCATGTAGTCATGGGCCGTTTGCATATAGTCTTGGGCAAGAGTAATCTTGGATTGTACCCATTCAGGTAGATTGTCGTTTGGTTTTAGTTGATCATGCAATTGTTTGGCATGATAGGCAATGCTTCTTAACTGGGTCATGGCCATGTCACCTTCCTGGTCATATTCCCCAGGATCCTTGGCCTCGTTTACTGTCTTGTCCTTAAACCTTTTCCAATCGGAGGCATCAGTAGAGACTACATGATTGAGTTTGACCTCGTGACCAAGTTTAGATGTGGTATGGATCTTTGTACCTGCCCCGCCCCCGGTCATGTGGGATACCTTGGACATGTAGTGCTTCCCACCATGCTTATAGATCACCGTCCCCCCTCTAGCAATATCATCCTCGGTGTAACCTTCATCAAAGTGATGATATCCTACTGTAGTCTTCTTGGCAGTACTAGAGCCGGTGTTGTGATGAACTAAATGAACATCATCACCTTCACGATGGGCATGAATTTGACGCCCGGTCTCGTCTTTGAATGTGGTCTTCATACCAGGTCTTAACTTCTTGATGGCCGCTTGGTGCTCTGGATGCAATGGGAAGGAGGTATCACTCCCGCGATGGACAGTTACCATCTTGCCCCAGGAGTATTTCTTCTTATCGACAGTGACTGCCTCATCTAAGCTATATTGGTTCGAATAAGGATTATTCATGTCTTCCTTTAGTTTTCTTTGATAGATATCGGCCAGTTTGTTGGAATAGTCATGATAGCCTCTGGCAGCATCTGTGGCCCCAGCATCATCCTTGTTTCTCTTGGCGTTCATGTACTGATTCTTGAAATGAGATAGGGCGGCTTGATGGTCTTCAGGAGTTGGTGCCTGATTCATCTTATCCTTTTCCTTCTCCTCTTCCTTGGCCATCTTGGCATGGGCCTTAGTAACAGTTGATAGATCTTTCTTCATCGCCATCAACTTATCTTTCAATGAGTTGATTGGTTTAGAGTAATCTTTTTCTTCTTCAAGTGGTTCGTATGGATTCATACCTATCCTTCTTACTATAAATCGATAAGATATTTATCAAGATGTAGTTTGAAGATCTAAGGCATCAGATACCTTTTCGGCTAGTGATGCTTGACGGGAGAATGCCTCTATCTCCCAAGGCTGGTTACGATAGGCTTTATAGGTAGTGCCTTTGTTATTAATCTTATCACCATTCCACATATGAAGATAGCCCTTGCCCCTGACATAGGTAATGTCTAATCGATTCTCATGGTATTGCTCGGCATGCACCAACTCATGGGCAATGCAGTTAAGTAAGGAGAAGAAATCCTGACGAGGATCAATGACAGCAATTCGATCGGTAGAGTTATATCGACCCAGCGCCTTACCCTTGATGGGTGCAATGCGAAATACAACATCCTTAGGGATATTAAGGAGTTTTCTAAACTCAGGCAGAGTCTTAGAGATAATCTGGGCAGCAAACGCTGTCTTGCCCTTCAATTGCTTATTATAATAGGCAAAGCCTGAAGCATAGATGCCAGTAGCAACCCATTTATCAGTATTACAAATCTCAAACATGCACATCTCTCCTAAGTGTACATGAATTATACCAGCTATCCATAAAAAAAGCCACTCTACAGTGGCTTTGTTCAGTTAATCTTACGTCCTATATTGTATTTGGCGACTAGATTCCACTCTTCCTTCTCTTTGTATGGAAGGACTTTGATCTGGGATAGGAGGGCGATTGGTTCCTTTGTCTTGGTAGGATCAACTATGTCAATCAATCCCCATTCGGCAAGCAAGTTGGTGATGGTGTTCCGTCTTCCTACATCTTCCTCACCAAAGCTGGATGGCTTCCCGTCTAGGAGAAATAGTTCTTTGAAATGAACAATGTAGTACTTGCCTTGTTTGTGGAGGATATGGCAAGATTGGTAGAGCATCTTGTCCTTCTTAGAGGCAACCCCAATCCTGGTCAGAGTCTCTCTAACTTTAAGGAAATCATCTTCGTTCTTTAGGTGCACCTCGATTAGATTGTCTACCAGACTCATGTACCCCACCTCTTTGTAATTGTTCTTTTATCATGCCGAGTTCATCAGATGATAGTATGCTTAGTGCATGCGAGGCTTTTTCATTGCTATAGCCATAGTATTCTTTAACAGCATCCAGATCATTACTATCTTCTCTCTTGACCCATTTGGCAAATCTCTTTGCCGGTCTTATACTATTTAGGAGATAGGAATATTGAAGTCTGTTATCGAGTTGGCCACGCTGGTTCATCTCATTGGCATAAAGAATGGTATCGGTAAAGTAGGATAGTCCTTTATTGACTAAGAAGGCTGGGTAACTCTTCTCCTCCAACTCATCGGTCATCAGATCGGCCTTGCTGTGACTGATGGAGGTTACATAGTCAAATGGGTTCACGTCAACATCCTTATAAGGCCAATGGTATCAATAGATGTGAGCAGGATGTAGTTAGCAAGCATCCCAAATGATTGCCGAGTATAAGCAGCCCAAGCGTACATAGCACAACCAACAATCCATATAGGATACAGAGTGAGAAGAGGTGGAGTAGGTACGGTAGTTGCCATAGTAATTGAGCACCCAATACTAATAGCCCAAGCCAACAACTCAACAGTAAAACGAATGCGATTAGAAGCATAATCATCTTTAATCCAATCAAAAGTTGGTCTAAACAGTTCTATCATGTCGTAAGCACCCTCTTCCATTTGCCTTTGATGTTGAGGTATAACTCACCATCAGGACCTGGTGCCATCTTAACACTCACCTGATTCTCTGTCCCTGGCACAAACTTCTTTCTAGACCCTCCAATCATTAACCCACCATCTGAACTAAGCCTCATTACCTCCTCCCCGGATGATCCGCTAAAAAAATAATGGCCTGAGGGCTGGGGCTCAGGAGGTGCTATCTCACCATAACTTCTATTCAGACATAGATTAGTTGATTCTTCCTCTAACTGGGCAAGTATGGAAGGATCAATGGGCGGGATAGCAGGAGTGATATTAGGATTAGATACAACGGGGCTGCCCATTGAGGCATCTCTACCTTGTGCACCAGCAGCAACACCCCCTGCAAGAGCAGCAGAGAGCAGACCAAAGCCCTTAACAAAATTTCTACGTCCATTCATTCTAACTCCTTACCAATGCCGGATGACACCGGCGACAATGAAACAATTTGTGATGATGTATGATAATACTATCAAAGTACGAATGATTGCAACTCTGTCTGCAACCACATTATTATCAGGTGATGCTTTCTCACCTAAAGCCTTAGCCCAGAGTGACCAAAGTGATCTCATTTAAATTCACATTCAACCATCAGTTCAGTCAGACAGGCAGCCATATTGATCTCTTGATCGGCAACAAAGGCCGATTTGTATTGATAGTCAGCAATCTTAAGCACCAAGATGGGAATGGTGTTAGGTGTTAGGTACTCAGCTGCCACATCATACAACTTACGAAAGAACGATGCGCTATCGATATCGCTATTGGACCCAACCCACTTACGCATATCGGTAAAGTTCTTCTCCTTCAATAGCTTGATCAAGTTACGAACGTTATCGTCATGGAAGTTAGATAGGATGCCAGTATCGATCTTGCCAGTTGCAGCATACCTTTGCAACTCATTGAGTACCCTTCTCCAATCAGGTATGAACTTAATGATTAACTCAGCTAGAACCTTTTTATCATACTCCACACCCTCTCCATCAAGGATGCCACATACCCTGCTGAGGAATTGCATAGCCATCTTTGATTTGTCTTTGCCCTCGATCTTAAACTCAACCACACTGCAGCGAGAATGTAGAGGTTCAATGATACGATTCTTAAAATTGCATGTAAGGATGAAGCCACAATTCTTACTAAACTCTTCCATGAAGTTACGGAGGGCGGGTTGAGTGCTGTTGGGGTTAAGATAGTCAGCCTCATCTAAGATAACATATTTGCGCCCGCCTTGTAAGGAGACAGAAGAGGCGAATGCCTTTATCTCGTTACGCAAAGTATCAATATTACCATTCATCGACCCGTTAATGACGATGTAGTCACAATCGAGTTGTTCGAGCATGGCACGTGCTACAGTCGTCTTACCAATGCCTGCGCGCCCGGTCAGTAGTAGATTAGGAACGCTCCCATCATCTACAAATTGTTGGAAGGTCTTCTTTAGATCTTCCGGTAAGATCGCATCCTCAATTGTCTGTGGCCGATATTTTTCCACCCATAGGAAGTGATTCATCATAATATAAGTTTCGCCAGTTTTCAGGTTTAATTTGTGATCCAGATAGGATAGCAATGAATACTATCCACCATGCAGACCAATCATAATTTAGAATAATGTACATACCCCCACCCCACACCATCAATTCATATACTATACAGTAGATGAGGTAGGTGATGATGAGTAGGTTGTTCTTCATTGTTCAAATGTACTAGATGCCTCAGTTGCAATCCAGTACTCAACATCAGTACCCTTAAAATATGCAATACCCTTAGATGATATCTGCACATCATAGTCACCTGGCATAATTTTAATATTTTCTGATTTAAAAATCATCTTGAAGGTAAGAGAGGTATCACCCAGACGAACTTTATAGTTATCACTCGATGGGTTCTTTGAGTCGATAGCTTCAATGTGCATGCTAGATCCGTCCCCGGTAACGGCGATCTCTGGTAACTGCAACACCCCCATTGCCTTCATAACCTTAGACAGATCATCAGTAGTGAATCTGAATTGTATCTCACTATCGGGCATCTTTACTTCTTTGTCGCTAGGAGATACGATCATGTTCTCGGCAGCAAAGGTATAGCTCACCCTTTGATGGCCTCCGGCAATGTCCATACTCCTATCACCAATGGTCAATTGAGGTGATTCAAAGAGAGAAAGTACCCCAAGAAACTTAGACAGATCATAGATGGCAAAGCTACTAGGAATGACCTCCCCAATAGTTGCCTTTGCCATAACGGTCTTAAGAGGGGAGACCGTACTAAGGGTGCTCCCGGGTCTAAATGCCATTGAAGGATTGATAGAGGAAAAGCTTTTCAATATTTGAATCGTTCTTGATTCTAATTTCATAATATAACTTTCAGTTTACTTTTTCTTTTTCAATTGACTAGAGTCAGCAGTAGCAGAGGCACCAATGGTTGCCAGGTCAGCCAAGCTACCACCGAAGATATAACTACCAACGTGCTGGAGTTGCATCCAAGGACAGAACCAGACTCTCAATCCAATTTTCTGGGCATGATAACAGAAGTTATAGTCCTCAGACAGATAACGTTTGCTTTCAGGATCAATGATACAATCAAAGTATGCATGGATCTCTCTACTACCATCGAAGTGCTCTGTACGAACGTGATCGGGTTTGTAGCTCAGCTCAGGATAGGCAGCTGCATACTTGGTGAATGTTTCTTTGCGTACCATCATGAACCCGGTACCAATTTCTAACACCTCTACAGGCTCACCTAATGGGATCTCCTTCTGCCCACCTTTAGGATTAAACACATAGTCACCTACGTATTTCTCTAATAGGTTAGCATCCTCGTCAGCTACACCCTTATCAACAGCCAGTTTAATCTTCTCCCAGCTGATACATTTCTTAGGATATGGACCGCCAATGACGTCATAGTCACTCTCGTCTGTCATCAACGCCATCAAGGCGATAACGTCTTGGGGGTTAAAGCCAATATCACTATCAATAAACATCAAGTGAGTAGCATCACTGCGCATGAACTCATCCACACAATAGTTACGTGCCCGGGTGATCAACGACTCATTAAAGAGATAGTAAAGCTGTAAGGGGATGTTGTACTTGGCGCAGAATGCAGACAAGTCAGCAACTGAACGGCAATACATACCAGCGCACTGACCCCCGTACATGGGTGTGGCAACGAAGAGTTTCTTCTTCTGTAATTCTGCAATCTGTACTTCTATTTTCATTGTGTTACTCCATATTTTTTATCATGCTCTTTATTAATACCATAGTCACCATCATACATTCCTAATGACTCTGCATCAAAACTTAAATACTGTCCTATCCTCGTACCCTTTTTAATCCTAGCCTGGCCAATTGTAACGTGAAGCATACCGGCCATAGCACCATGATAGCCGCTATCGTACAAGCCAGATGTAAGAAAAAGACCGTTACGGTTAAGAGTGCTGCGGGTAATGACCCATCCTGCCTCGCCTTGTCCCACACTGATAATGTTCTCCATAACGACCTCGTAATGGCCGATGGGTAGGTTAAAGTATCCTTCCAAGTCAGGTTTGATCTCGATTGATCCTCTGTGCTTTTTGTGTTCGTTTGATACTTCGAATAGTCCATCATTAACTTTGAATACTTTGTCGACCCTTAGGTCAATGGCGTTGGGTTGGCTGTCGCCTTCTTGGACAGCAGTTAGGGTAGACCTTGAATCTGGTCCTAAGATATGCTTCATGCTTAATCATCTCCAAAATAGTACGGATTTTCTACCGTTTTAAACTCACCTCTATTATATAGCGCCTTGGTCTCAAAGTCCATAAACAAAAACTTATTTGGTGGTGTTGGTATACTACCTTCAAACTTCGTTGATGAAATGTTTAACTCATTATCGAAGAACATAGGGCTAATATCATTCCTAAAAAGATAAGCTCCAGCCCCGTCATACCACAGACAACTAAAAGATCCGTCCACGTTGTTAATTTCATCTCTAGACGTATTGACAGCTCGAAGTAACAATTGCGTATCCCAGTTCGTATCGTTGCCAAAGCGTGCTTGCATCTCTTTAACATAATTTGCCTTTATGATACCGTTATGCCAGAGAGCAGTAAACCACTCCCTTGCCGGATGAACACTATCAAAGTCTTTTGCCTCTGTAGTTGGCGCCTGTATGTGAACGATACCATAGCCCCCATCCTGTATTAGATCAAGTAAGTTTTTATCTAATGTGCCCATTCCTTTAACCATCACATGTAAGTCACCATGCAACGGTATAACAGAAAAAGAAAACGAATGACTGCCTCGATAGCTATTAAGATCTATCAACTCAATCAGTTTGTCTTTATTAAACGATCCTATAATTGCACACATTATTTAATTAACTTGTCCCAAGGTATATCAACATTATACGGAATTGGATCTTTAATGCCAGCTTTGGCAAAGTTGGCAATACGTTCACTACATGAAGGACACTTACCACAACTCTTACCTGCCGAGTCTGGGTTATAGCATGTCAAGGTATATGATAGCTCGACATTGCCCAGCTCGTTGGCAATCATCAACTCATCGTACTTGGATAGGGTAGAGAATGGTGCCTCCAGTCTAACCTTATGCGAACGGTTTTGTTCGGCAACAGCATTCATACTATCGACAAAGCGTTGAGATGTATCCCAGTAGCCATATTCGTCATGCACCTGCAAGCCGGTAAAGACATGAGATGCCTTATTAGATTCCGCGAATGAGAATGCCAGTGAGTTAAGGATCATATTACGAAACGGCACGTACGTCTTTGGTTGTGGGTCACCAAGCACGTCTTTGATCGTTGGCATTGCAACACTTGTACCGCCAATGTTAGCAGATACGTTCTTTACAATATCACCAAGGATGCCAAGATGTAAAATCTTATGTGGTATGTTTAAGTGACTACAAGTAGCTGCTGCCATAGCCAATTCACGTACCTGCTTTTGTCCATAGTCATATGAGAGTGCGAACACTCTATCCTTACCATACTTCTTAACTAAGATATAGGTGAGGATAGTTGAATCAAGTCCTCCAGATAGGACCGATACAACATTAAATGGCGTTTCTGGGAGCTTTGCTAGCGCTTGTTCTAAGTTCATCTTTTAACCTTTCAACATATACTGCAGCATCTAACAGTTCTTCTTGTAGGTGCTGTAGCCATCCTAACATATCAATATCAGTTCGTTCAGTAGTGGTGCCGTACTTTGCATACCCTGCGCCCATACGCTGCCAAAGTAACTTACGAACGGCTTCTACATTCTTATCAATAGGCTGTGTTTCAAATTCCATTATTGTCTCGCCGTTTTAGTGCAAGGAAGCCCTGCGTTAACAATTGAACCGTATACATGCATGAGTCGGCTATCAGTTGCACGTACTGGATTAATATCAATACCACCCCGGCGTGTATACAGACATGCTACAAACAACTCTTTAGGATTGATTAAGTCTTTAATACGCTTGTAAATACATTCACAAATCTCTTCATGGAAATGATTCTCACGTCTCATAGAGATAATATATCGGAGTAACGATTCGGGTGTTACTGATTGATCGCCCTTGATGTGAATGTATACATCGCCCCAGTCCGGTTGATTAGTAACTCGGCAATTGGAACGAAGTGAGTTCGAACGCCATCTCTCGTATCTACCTATGCTTGGAACCACTTCAAGAATATCTGCACTCTCGTTATAGTTATTGAACTCCATACCACCTACATTACAGTATGTTTCTAGTGCTGTAAAATCGCCAATGATCGGGCGTGTTGTATCTACATCACCTAGGAACAGACAGACGTCAACCTCCCCACCAACAGCCCTTGATAGATCGGCGGCAATCTTGTCCTCTAACCTCCAAAGGTCTTGCAGCTCTTCTACAACACATGCCATGTTATAGGAGTTAAGATACAACTTAACTGACTTACTCTCTACAATATTGGGTGTGCTGGAACTGTAAGAGAACTTAAGCCAACCCGATACAGGGAACCCGTTCTTCAATAGAGTAGAAAACTCATATGCATTCCATGCATCACATCCAGCAAAGGGCAAGTTACCTTCCTCAATACCATACTGTTCACGATTAAGTGAACGGGGTACAGATACTAGAAGGCTTGGATCGACTTCATCTGGTGTTACATATGGTTTAACTACAGTACCATCACCGGCTTTACCCAGGTGAACGGATACTAGTTTATTTAATTCATCTTGATTATTCATTATCTTCCTTCTAGTAAATCCATAATCGAATTGACTCTGTTACGAACAGAACCTTTAACTCGATGCATGGATAGTTTCTTATTAACGATAATAGACTCAAACATATCTGCTATCTCGTTTCTAAAGTCTATATCTACACTACGTACTCCATCATCTACTATATCAAATTCTGGCTCAATATAGAATACGTGATTGTATTGCTTCCATACCTTATTGAACACTTCAGTAGCATAGGCAACCGTTTGCATATTGACCTTTGCATGCTTATACAAATAGGTAGTATAGACCAACCCATCCAATGCAGTACGATCGGTAAGCATTCTTTCATGCATGAATACATTTACGATATGCTCATTCATAATGAGGCGCTGGGTTGTATCAGTCCCACTCTCATTGATAGGTAACCCATAACTCTTCACCCGGCGAGTAACCTCATCGCATATAACAAAGTTATTTTCAGAGAATAGTTTCTCCGAACGTAAAGCATTCAATAGAGTAGTCTTACCTACTGATTGAGCACCCGTTATACCTATACGCATATACCCATTTCCTTCATTGCAAATATCCATGCCGCTAGGGATGTGCTCTTTAACATAGCAAATGTTTCTTCTAATGAGATCGCATTATTGGTAAGGTGAACGCTCTTTATGATTTTACCTGCATCTACCTCTGGTACAACCTCATGTACTACGCTGCCTAAGAACTTATAGTTCCCTTTGTTCTCCCATGTTCTCTCCTGGGGATCCTTACCTTTTAAATCTGGATACAAATCGATTGCACCTGGATGCCCATTGAGCATCTTATACTTACCACACACCTCGGCTGGAATGATTCTAAGATAGCCATGGAGGGTGATTATAACATCATCTGGATTATAGATCACGTTATCCATCATATAAGCCATCAACCTATCATGCTTGGCTGCCATGATAGTACCCATAGTTCTGAGATCGGGATGGTATTTCCACTTATCCTCTAGCATGTTATTAGTAACAATGAGGTCTGGCTTGACGCCCAGGGCATAAGATAGGTTGACTATCTCCGAACCTGTCTGACTAAAGAATGCAATCCACTTCTTAGCCATTACAAATAGCCCTAAAGCATTCGATGTTATAGAGTACCAATTGTAGTTCGTATGAACTAAGTTTACTATCGATCATGGTATGGAGTTTCTGGGAAGGTTTATCTTCTAGTCCGTTCCTACCATTATACCTCATTCCCTTGATAGCGGCAACTACTGGGTTAGATGTATCTACGCTATCAATCCATTCGTAATCAGAATAGCTATCGAACTCCTGTGGCAGTCCGCAACCAAGTAGGTGATGGGGCTTATCGGTGTTGATAACGTTATCAGTTAGTAGACGATGGATGAGTGCATCTCGCCCATACATGTAGTGATGGTACTTTGTAGGAAGATAGCCATTGAGTTCAGGGTTAATAAAGAAACTATAGTCAAAGGAGATAGCAACCTTATCAACCAATGGTTCTACTTCCTGGTAACACCATTTAATCTCCTCATATGTCTTACCCTGCACTACTCCGATAGACTTACACCCGTTAACTGGCTTCCAACTTTTGGCATTAGCGACTGTCTTCTCAGCATTCTCCAATGCATCAGGTATGACATAGTAAGTAGGTTGTAGTTTTTCAATCCAAGGATAAAATTTATCAGCCTCAAAGGCCTCACCCAACTCAAAGATAGAGTTATCAAGAATAATCTCTCGACCTATCTCCTTAGCACGTACAAACTTATCCCAATACTCCTCATTCTCTTCAAACAGATGAACAAGGGCATAGTCATAATCTGTAACCTCTTGTACACGGTTAAAGATACACAGGGGTGCTTCATGGGCGATTTTCATCAAATACCTCTAATAGTTTTTTAGTTTCTTGAGCCTTTTCACGCTCACGCTTTTGATAGTATACAGTATTGAGCCAGGTCATACGATCGATGATACGATCAATCTCCGGTCTAGTTAATTTAACAATCTCTGTTACTCCTGATACCTTATCTTCAATCCATAAGTTCTTAGGATAGAATGCTTTAAATGTCTCCTCCACACCCTTCATCTCCTCCAATGGACCATAAACGGTCTTCATGATCTTGATATCCCATTTATTATACTGTTCGGGATCATAGGTAAACCTATCCATTGCATCGTATGAGGAGGTATGCCCAAACTTAAAGAAATCAACCTCTTTGGTCTGCTTATTAGTAAAGCGTGCTAAGTACATCTTACCGTTCATACACCTTTCCCTTCACCAGCTAGAAAATAGTTAGTCATAGTAAACACCAATAACTTCTTAGACTCTGATTGACCTATAATCTTAATAAATTTAGTCTTTGTAGTAGAAGATGCGCTTGAACTTTCAATAATATCATAGCACATAGACTTAAACTCTTCAAGATCGGCCGTTTCTAGTGCCTTGAACAGTTCGGTCATTGCCTCCTCACCAATAGTATCTTTCTTGACCCTTGGCTTGGAGCTTGATTGAGTTATCGAATCAGCCATGCTATCACTCCTACAAACATACAGAAGACAAACGAAATAGCATATGCATACATTCTTTCGTCGATATCTTTCATTACTTCATCCTTACAATCACACCAGCGGCCTTCATAGCACTCACCATTGCAACTCATAGTCATCTCCAAAGTTAAGATAATCTATTATAGCCACTTATGTAATTTAAGGCAATTAAAGTTTTTCGTTATATGTTTGCTGTAAGGCAATGTTATCGAAGAACTCTTTCTTTACGTCTGCCTGATGGAATTGACCGTGAAGGACGGTTGTCTGGGTGAGGGAGGAATGGGCATTGATTCCTCTATTCTCACAACACCCGTGACGTGCGGCAATGTATACTGCAACGTCAGGTGATTCAGTCGATTTCATGATAGAGTTAGCAATATGGGTACACAGTTCTTCCTGTAATGTACCTCTACGTGCATGCCATTGAGCCACCCGTGCATACTTGGACAGACCAATCACCTTATTACCTGGAATGATACCAATGTATGCAATCCCCCTTACCGGTTGATGGTGATGGGAACACATTGATTTAAGTTCTGCCCTCACCACCAGCATACCTGTATAGCGTTCTGTTCCGTCGTTAGGAAATGCAGTAGAGTCTGGTTCGGGGTAATAGCGACCGGACATGATCTCGTCTACATACATCTTAGCCAGACGCTTCCCCGTACCCTTACTATTAGGATCATTCTCGGTATCAATGAGTAAGGAACTTAATACACCATTGAACTTCTCTGTTAACTCATTCACTAAAAACTCTCGACCATGATCGTCAAGGTATTCAGAAATATTATCACAAGCAAAGAACCGTTTACCGTCTTGCTTCATTCTCTCACGTAACACATCAGAAAAATATCGTTCCATAATTATCCCACAAATTCATTATCTTCTCTATGACCGACTCTCATTGCCATGTTTGAGTCCGTCTCCCTCACCTCAACCCTGCTACACCATACACGTTTGGCTTCTTCACCCCAGCCCGGTAGCATGATTGTGTTGATGTATTCGTATAGGAAGTCAGCCAATCCTTCACATCCGGTCTTCTCTACCTCGGTGATTTTAGCCAATCCTAGTTTACCTAGTTTCAGTAACTCCTCACGCTGGGGGTCATCTTGTGCAACCAACAACGTATGATCGAACCAGTCTTCTAAGTTATACTTTAGATCCTTTAGACCACCAAAGTCAACGCACCAGTTACGGGCATCCAAGGTATCACATTCGAATTCAAAATGGAAGGATAGAGCATATCCGTGAATCAGATTACAATGACTATCAGCCCTCCACTGTCTATATGCTACAGGTCCTAAGTGTCTGTAGGTCTTTGTTGAAATATATTTTGCCATTAGGTTCCCCATTCATTTTTAAATAGCGGTACTTGTAAACGGTCACTATATCTCCATCCTTTTTTCATGGCGTATTCAGCAACCTGTCTATTATTAAGAGCGTACACCCGTTCAACCCCACCAACAGGCATAAGGTAAACAGGGCCATCAAAGCCTTTTTTGCGATACTCATTAACTGCCTCCTCTGCTTCTTGCACGTGAAGCATATCACTTACTACAAACTTAAGGTAGGTATAACCAATCATAGAGTATTGTGCCACAATATCGGGTTTAATTGCATCTTCCCATTTCTCGCCTGATGCCGATAGCTTGGGGGAGACAGAGAAGGTTAGGTTCTCATACATGCCTCTTGCAAATGTCCATTCACCGAGGTAGTTATAGAACTCCTGTGATAGTTCCTGGGTGCCATTTGTCTCAAATGTCAACTCTTTTAGAGTGTCCATTTTAGGATGGGATAGGAGATCAGGGTATGCTCGTTGCCATCCCAGTAAGGGCTCACCGCCAGTGATTACGAGATGTTCGTCTTCCCATTGCTTGTACGGTAGGAGATCCACAATCGAATCGGCCAATGAGTCAGTAGGGATAACAGGACTGAGATGCTTAAAACGAACATCCCAAGAAGCATATGAATCACAACCAGTAGAAACAAGAGGGAGACTTTTATAAGTCTTGTAATTGTCTGCATTGTGTGCTATCACTTCTCTTTCTTGACTCTTCTCACCAGCCGGCATACCAAAGCCATCACAGGTAAAATTACAGCCAAAGGTTCTTAGAAAGACAGAAGGTACGCCCATATAGCGACCCTCACCTTGAATGGAGTAGAACAACTCCGATACTTTTAATTTCGACATTAACACTCCTAGTTATACGTGGAAGGGCACGATAGATTATATAGCTTGTTTTAGTTCACGTGCATGTTGTCTATCGAGTTGCTTCTTCTTATTAAGTGCCCGTTGTAGGTGCACAGGGTTAGCTCTTTTAGTATAGCTGATCCCATTTAAATGATCAAGTTCGTGTAAGATGGCACGGGCTGTCATACCGATAAATTTCTCTGTATGAAACTCACCTGTTACATCTTGATACCTTACCTTTATTATTTTTGGTCTCTTAATCTTAACAACCATGTTAGTGTTAGAGGCACATGTCTCTTCTAATATGATATGTTCGGTTGTTTCGTCAATCAACTTTGGATTAAAGATCACTAATGGGTCTTGGGTATGAAAGACGCATACACGATAAGGTAGCCCACATTCGTTAGCCGATAGGCCTATACACTTACGTTCAATTAATGTCTCAAGTAAGTCACGGGCAAGCATAACCGGGTCGGTAGGTGGATCCTTAAAGTCAAAAGTAGGAATCTTATTGTGTAATAATTCGTTACTCGGATCAACTAATTTTAATACCATTCTGCCACCTTTCCGACCAACTCTTACCACAGGAGAGACATCTCTTATTGGTCGTAGTTATATTCATATCGGGGTTTAAATTTACCCCTTGTTTGTTGTATGTTGGAGGGTAGGACATAGAGGTAGTAGTACTAGGACCATTCTCCTGTATCATACAGTCATCCCTCATACACCCTGGTCCACCATCTGTATACTCTGAAAGAAACTTTGTCATGTTGCACACCTTGAAAAATTCTTATGCTTCTCAAACCGTATCACATTAGCAAATTTATCTACTAATTGATCGGTCTTATGACTGATTACAAATACATTAGTGTCACCAGCTAATGTTTGTAAGATCTTCATCAACTCATCACTTCCTTGTACGTCCATAGAGCTGTCGAATACTTCGTCCAATATAAGAAGATTTGTTGAAGCACTATTGCGCAGCTTAGCCACAGCTCTCCAGGTAAATAACAAAGCCAGGTCAATGCGAGACTTTTCACCTTCACTAAAAGACTCATAACTAAATTCATCTCTAAACCTCGATTTAATTGTTTCTTCAAATCCTTCGTTAAGTTCAAAGTTAACGAAGAAGTCCATGGATGCAAGATACTTGTTAATCAGTTTGTTCATGATAGGAACGTACTGCTTAATGATCTTAGTCTTAATACCAGTATCCTTTAGAAGAGTATTGGCAATGTCAAGTACTTGCTTGTCTATTATCAATGCTTCCTTGGATGCAATCAACTCTTTTAACTCATCTTTAAGAGTCTTTAATTCCTCATTATTAGACTCAATCTGCTTGTTGGTTGTTTTTAGTAAATCTATCTCTTTATTAATATCGGCAATAAAACTTGCCCAGGTACGACACTGGACGTTTAAGTCGGAAACTTCTCTGTTTTTAGTAGATATGTCAAAGGATATATTTGAGATTTCGGTAAGCCTGCTATTAATACTATCCAATTCTTCAGCAATTTTTCCCTTACCTGATTCAATTTCAGTAATCTGTGAATTGCTTTTCTCAATAATAGTGGCTTTGTGTTCGTGGGCGATTCCTTGACGACAAGTTGGACAATCATCATATGATGAAAAGAATTGCGTCTCCTTGCGAAGCTTTTCCAATCGGAGATCAACTTGTCTTGCAATATCGCGGATTTTCTCCAACCTACCCCGTACCTTGTCTTGATCGCCAATGTCACTAGACTTTTTTTCGATTTCAGTTTGTAGCTTTTCGATAGAGGCATTCGTATGCTGGATGTTGGTAGTGAGTTCATTTACTTTTGCCTCCTTCTGCTTTACTAACTCTTCGTTATTTTGTTTAAGTGAGTCGATATGTTTCTTGTATAACTCTATCTTCTCCCCTACCGCCTTAGTATTGAAATCGGTTGCGATTATAGTATCTCTATTAGCCGTTAGCTTACCCTTGAGTAAGGTATTCATGGTGGAGAAGATTTGAATATCTAACAAATCCTCAATAACATCTCTACGGTGCTGGGCCGATAGCTGCATGAAAGGTACAAAGGCTGCACTACCAAGGATTACAATTTGCGAAAATGATTTATGACTTAACTTAAGTATGCTACGTTCAAACATTTCCTGGTAGTCGCGAGCCTCTGCATCTTGATTTATTGGTTTGCCGTCTTGTAGGATCTCAAAGATAGAAGGCTTCATACCTCTTCTTACTTTGTATTCCCTCTTACCAATAGAGAATTCCACCTCCACCTCCAACCCCTTGCTGTTGATGGAGTTGATGAGTTGTGGTTTGTTTATTTTACGGAACGGCTTGCCGTAGAGTGAGTAACACAGGGCATCCAGCAGTGTAGACTTACCTGCCCCATTCTCACCCACAATGAGTGTTGACTTATGTTTGGTAAAGTCAATCTCAGTAAATGTATTTCCGGTTGAAAGAAAGTTCTTCCATCTTATCGTCTTAAAGTATATCACGCAATCTCCATACTTAACGCTTCATTGTATAGGTTACGGAGTAGATTTTCCAACTTTGGTTTATCTACTTTGAGTTCTAATTGATCCACAAACTTGTTAAGTATAGTTAAGGTATCTTCTGCCTCATTAACAATATCGGCGTCATCTTCTAAGTTGAGGTTAAGGTGATCTTCTACTACCTGTAAGTCTAACAGGCCCCCTCTTTCCAATCTCTCAATAAACAAATCAAACCAGTATGGATTAGTTTTGTTCTTGATGATGACCTTAACTATACTATCCTTATATTGATTATAGTCATCTACGATAACGTCAGACATGCTCTTATTAAGATCATCATACCATATTTTATGGAACATAACATTGGGGTTAGGTACAAACTCTAACTCCCTGGTATTGGTATCCAGTATATGGAATCCTTTTGCATCTTCAAAGTCTGACCATGTCATCTGATAGGGGGTACCGGTATAGACAATGTTACCTCTTTTACTACGGGTATGGAAATGGCCAGATATAACCATATCGAACTTATCGAATATGCCCTTATCTAACCCAGTATCACATACAGCACCTTTGTGCATTTCAAACCCACTGATCTCAAAATGACCTATACAGATTTGTGCTGTTGACATTTCCATTGCCTTAAGCACCTCTACCTCATTCTCCTGACATATCCAAGGCACCATTAGTATACTCGTACCATTGAAGTCGTACTCCATTGGTATCTGCACCTGGTTTATATTAGGGTATTGTTTTAAAAGTAAGTCAAGTGAGTTGACTTCGTTTGTATTTTTGTAGTAAGTATCGTGATTGCCAACAAGCAGCCAACTTTTATACCATTGAGGGTTTGGTCCCGATGGGTGATTCAAAGGTTCAAAAAAATACTCACTGCAATGCTTCAACGTCTGAAAGTTAATATACTTACGCCTGTCAAACACATCACCAAGTTGAATAACGTTTGTTATTCCATTTTGTTTTAGATAAGGAAAGAATACCTCATCATAAAATTTCTTAAAGTGCTTATGAAAGTGTGGGCTATCACCTCTAGCACCGAAATGACTATCCCCGAGTATCGCTATCTTCATCTACCGGCTCTTCCTCTTCAATAAATTTCTCAAGACCTTTTTTACGAAGCTTTTTCTTCTTATCTAAGTTCTCTTCGAAGTTGAGAATAAAATCATTCATATTCTCGTTTTCCATATCAATGTATGCCGGGGTAAACTCCCCATCATCATGCTCCCCCTGCTCAATGAGTGTATTCATGAGTAAGGAGTTACCTAATACTTTGTGTTTGATGTAGAGTTGTTTCTTCTCTTTTTGGATGCGTCTAAGGAAGGCGTAGTAGATGATTTGCGTGAAATACGCAAAAGGATTATCAGATTTACTAGGGTCAAAATTATCAATATAGCTAATACAGTTTTCAATACCATCACTTATCATCTCTTCTCTATACGAGTAGTTAATAAAGTTAGGCTTATATGAAAGCCTTTGGGCAATCATTAACATACAATGCCCAATGTAATTAGGGATGCGTGGTTTTTCTGTATTATTTGCCCTTGACTCAATAACAGCATTTCTATATTCAACAACTGCGGCCAATAATTTCTTATTGTCTACATAATGATTGGGTTCACTCATAATATCCTTAGTTCAAAGGCTTCTTAGCCATATGTCTCTCTAACATAGCAAGATAGCTATCATAATTAGCTGGTTTTCTTGGCTCCACCGCCTCCATCAAATCGGCCACCAGACTTGGGTCGATGTGTTCTTGTATTGCTTTGAGTGCACTATCGTAGTACTCAGGCAATCCCTGGATTGGGTTACAAGTTGTCTCAACACAATGTCTTTGTACCCTAAGGTTCTCATCAGATGTAAAAGGAATGTAACGCTGTAAAGTAATGGATGGTGGTCCATTAGCCCTATGTATGTACAGAATTTGTAATGGATTGTTAACGGTGATACTTTCGTAATCCTCTTTAACTATACTCCCTACAATTTCCGTCCCTGATGATAACCTTAGTACTGTAACCAATTTAGCTCCTTAGTTCAACGTTATATATTTTATAGTCGAACTTTTCTTCGTTGTACATCTTAATACGTTCAACGAAGTGTAGTATAGTATGATTCTTCTTTGACTTCCAGCTCAAGTCGTCAGCAATGTCATATAATGTAAACATACTCTTGCTAAACAACTTCCTAAGACCGCGTCCAATGGATTGAAGAACTTTGATTCTAGACTTTGATGGACTTGCAAATATAACATTATGTAAATTCTTAATATTTATCCCTGTGGAGAATGTACCTAGGGAGGCTACAATGATACCGTCTTGTATATCTTCAACCTCTTTCCTAATATCTTCTCTTATCTCCCCATCAACGTCCCCATCTACGTAGTAGAGTTGTCTACCGTCCATTTTATCTTTAAGCATATCGTAGATGGCCTTGCCATGGGCCTTATGTCTGAACAATACCAGGCTGTTACCTTTTAGAGAAAGAGCGAGATTAGTAACAAATTTATTACGATGCTGGCTAGTAGTGATAAAATTAATCTCATCTGCATATTGCATCCCCTTTACTAATTTCCTGGTCTCTTCTGAGTGGTTGAGTACTATGGCTTTGATCTTAAACTTTGATAATGTATTGTTCTCAATTAACTTAGCTGTTGTAGTGACTTTCTTAACCGGGCCAAATAATCCTTCAAGGACCAGTTTATGGGTCTCAGTACCATCCAATGTACCGGTAAAGCCAAACCGATATTGACAATCGGTCATTTTACTCATAATGTCAGTTAGACTTTTGGCCTTAAACAGATGGGCCTCGTCCCCTACCACTATACCAAATCTCTTAAACCATTCTTTAGGTAACTTGTATATGGATTGCCAGGTGCAGATGTAAATAGGTTTATTGGAGTCTTTTTCTGCCCCGGCCAATATTCTGTGGCATAGTTTATTGGGATCGTCCTGCATATAATCACCAAAGTCGGTAGCCATTTGGTGTACCAGGGAGGTGGTAGGGACGATGATGAGTGCCGGTCTATTTGGATTTCTACTCAATAACTGCATTACGATAGAAAAGATCATCAAGGACTTGCCCGAGGCCGTTGGTGATACAAATAATGCACGTTTAGTTCTTACAGCATGGGTATAGGATTCTACCTGATAATCCCTCACCTCAATATCCGGTCTCTTAATGTATCTCTTTACATCTATGTTTGCATCTACGAGTGAGTAATCTTCATCCAGGAAAGAATTATGATTATCATACTCTATCTCATACTCCCTTTCACGTGCAAATATCTCCACATACAAACGAAGACCGGCATAGATCCTCTTAGTCATAATGTTGTATAGACGTATCTTCCCATCCCACATCTTATTACGGTACATGGGTGTGAATTTAGCCCCGGGTACACTAAACGTAAAGTATGCACTCAGTTCATATGCTACATCAGGATCACATTGTATCTTTATGTAAACATCATCTATACGTGTTATAACTAGTGTACTCATGCACCTACTTTAAACTTTTCCCAATCGATTGCAGCTTTTATTTGATAGCCCCGGGAAGGTAATGATTTAATAATTGACTCAACAAACTCTACCTTATCGGCCTGGAGGCTTATCATGGCCTTGGCCTTGGAGATATCCTTATCAGCTTCCATGTAGGTAGATATATCGGTCTTTAAAATACGGAGACTAAAGGGCTCCCATTGATTTGCCCGTAGTTCTTCCTCACTCAGTGTTCCGTTATAGTATTCGAATTTTTCCTTGTATAACCGTTTATAATCTCTTTCCCAGTTCCTTAGAGTGGTTCTTTCCTGGGAGTAGATCTTGTAGTACTTGGAATGTAGTTGGGGAATGCGTAGGGACTCTTCACCTAACTCAGTACGGTCAACGCATGAGTCTCTTTCCCACAATGCCTCTATCTCTTCTAACTTCATATCACCTCACTGTATGCACAACAAATGTATTATAATGTAATCGTATTCTTAAATCAAGTATTCCAGATCGAAAGATTGATAGGTAAAGGTGGCGACAGCATCAATGTAATCTATGTCTGTCATACGGGTGTCAAACACTAGTTCAGATAAGGCTGATGGATATAGGTTCTTGAACTTGCACAGTGCGATAGGCTTCTTAGAACTGGAGAGAATGGTAAGGGTGGCATCGGAGAACACCCCTTCTCCTGGATTGGCGTTTACTAACGAATTATAACCAGTAAAGCCTTCATTACGAGTAATCTTAGTTAGCCAGGTATACAGTTCGTAGTAATTACGAAGTTCTTCATCAACACGAAATGTAATGTTCATATCACCGTAGTCAATCTTATCACCAGGATACTTCAATGTGTTGAATGGGGTGTTAACTTCTGCCCTTCCAATATTTAAGGAAGGAATACTTGCACTCTGTACAAAGAAATTAACGCCAGGTGTCTTGTAAATTGAGAAATTGAACCCAAGTGGTGATAGGAAGTTCTTATTCGTAGGTAATCTATCTATAGCAGCCATAATATCTCCTTATGAGTATTTATCGGCAATAAAAAAAGGGCTCCGAAGAGCCCTTTTAAGTCTACAAAATGCAATCTATTATTATTTTTATTTTGATTACATTAAGTTAGCAACGATAACACGTCTGTAGTACACGTTGGAGTCAGCGGTCAATGCACCAGTACCGGCTGCTGTAGCACCATCACTGAATGGGTTTGCAACCATTCCGTAACGGGTCTTGAAGCCAATCTTTGGTTGGAATGTGTCTTGATCAACTGCACGAACCATTTGTAGAGGAACATATGGGCAATAGAATAGACCAGCATCGAATGCGCTAGAGCCTTTGTAACCTACGGTCAGATATTGACCAGAGGCACTGTTTTGACCACCAGCATATGGATCGATGTAAACACGAATACGACCGTTTAGAACACCAGCGAAAGTGTTACCTGTGTCATCAACGTTCAGGTTGTTGCTGTTCAGGGCTGGAGCGTAATCAAGAACACCAGCCATTTGAAGAGCAGAAGCTACGTCAGATGAACAGATGATGATGTTACCTTTACCACGACGAGTTGCTTTAGCAATTTGATTTGCTTCACGCTCGACTTGGAACATCAGGCCTTTGAACTTCTCAACTGACCAACGACCGTTAGAGTCGGTGTCAAGATCGAAAACACCAGAAGTTGTTACGTTCTCAGTAGCACCGCGGGTAGAGGTGATATTGATTGTACGGATAACTTCACGATTGATTTCGGCTAGGATTTCAGAAGAAAGAATATTTGACAATTCTGTCTCAGCATCCAGACCGTGAACAGCACGCAAGTCTTGCGCTAGTTCCATTGAGTATTCAGCTTTCAGAGCACGTGACTTAGCAGTAACAGTTACTTTCTCGATAGAGAAGGCCATTTCTGGGAATACCAGAGATGCGTTAGAACCAAGGTTCTCAGCAGAAGCTGTAGACATACCAGTACCGGTGTTGTACAGGCCGTTGGAGACCATGTCAGCACCAAGAGTAACAGAGGTGTTACCTGGAATGTTTCCTGCGTTCTTCAGACCAAAGGTGTTAGCACCAGATAGGACTGAGGAGAATGCAGTGTTGACTTCACCGTAGAATGTTTCGGTTCCAGAGTTGTTGCTGTAACGTGCACGCATTGCAAAGATCAAACCTGTAGGACCTGTCATTGGCTGTACACCGCAAACATCATAGGCCATTAGGTTAGGCATTGCACGACGAACCAAGCTGATTAAAACAGGATCGAATGTATCGATATTGCTTGAACCGCCTTGGGCTTGAATAGCGTTAGCAGGCTGATTGGCTTCTAATAGAGACTGACCGCCGTAGCCGCCGCTTTCGCGAAGAGCTCTTTCGGTATTCTCTAAGATTTGAGCAGTAACAGCACGCTTGTGAGGATCTTTAATTGCTACAAGATCTTCGTGCTCTAATACTGGAGCCCATTTTCTTTGAATTTCTTCAGTTAACATAGAGTTTTTTCCTTCCGTTTAAAAATTATCGGGTTAAGTTTATTTATAATACTTATTTCTTGACTGTGCGAGAAATTGCTCTTACGTAATTAGCAACGGAAGGAGCAACGACAGGTGCTGGAGCTTCGCCAGGTTCTGCGCTATCAATCTCACTCTCTACGATCAACTGGGCAGGCTTTTTACCGGTAAAATAGCTTTCCTTAACGATCTCTAGTTTGTGTTTGTATGAGTCAGCATCAGAGTACTCAACACCTTCGGCTAAGGTTTTGAACTTATCGGCTTGGGTGTCAGCTAGACCTTCAGAGACTTCAGCAAATACTAGTTGCTTGGTCTGTTCATCAATTTGTTTTTTAAGTTCGATTTGTTCTTCAATAGAACCGTTTAACTTAGCGGTCAGTTCTTCTACTTGTGCTGATAACTCTTCTACCACGTCTACCTTGTCTTCTGGTAGATCAATGTAGTGATCTTCACATAGTTTCTTCAGACCTTCAATGAATTCTTCGGTAATGTCTGAACGAAGTGATGAGGTAATAGCTACTTCATTCTCTGTCATCCACTCTTGAACAACATAATCCATGTAGTCGTTAAGTTTGGTTGAAAGCTCTTCAGCAATCTCTGTAACTTGTTCTTCTAGTTTGGTGCTATATTCTTCTTCAATACGAGTAACTTCTTCTTGTAGGCGTGCGTGAACGGCAGCTTCGAAGAAGGTGGTTGCTTTCTCTTTGAATTCTTCTGATAATTCTTCACCATCAAACATAACAGCCATGTCTTCTTTCATAGAGACAGATGCTTTGTTTTTAGCTGAAGTATCACCAGTAGCCTTGGTATTGTTTTCTGAATCAGTATCCATCTGCTCACCAGCAAGCTTGCCTGATGCCTTGTCACCTTGGTCTTTTGAATTACCAGGTGCTTTAGATCTTACACCTGTTGGCTCGGCTGATTTGGAAACTCCAGTTTCACCTCCACCTACAGGGTCAGAAGCTTTTTCTTGTAGATCAGTCTTCTTTTTTTGGTCCATTAAATTTCTCCTATTAGGAATGTAATTTTATTTATATTACAATGAGTTTAAGAATTTCTTAAATGCATTCATCTTAGCTTCATCAAGACGACGGGAAGGGGTATTGGTGATTTCTTTTTTGATTTCATCTAGCTTTTGAGCTTTTAATACACCTGAATCCCAGATCCACTCTACCCCCTCCATAATACCTCTTACAAAGGCATCTGGGGCTGAAGGATCAGCTACAATGTCAGCGGCAGTTGCAAGGAAGAAGTCATCTTGTACTTCCATTACACCTTCTTTATTCATTTGAAGGGAACCCATGCCGCGAGATGAAACGCCTAATTTGGCACCTTCATCCATTAAATTCTTAACAATATTTCCGTAAGGTGTATCCATGATCTTAGCCTTACCAACAAAGTTGGCGCCGTCTTTTTCTAAAGACTTGATCATATGGGAGACACGTTCAAGGTTTAGGGTAGGACCTGATGGATGGCCTAACTCACCAAACGCTCTATTTTCCTTAACGTACTCTTTGTTGTATCTTTCGACCTCTTTATTAAGAGTCTCTGTACGATACATTCTCTTGTTTCTATTTTCAATATCACCTTGTAAGAAGATGCCTTCAATGAAGTAATTCTTCTTACCATTACCCTTGTCTTCGACCAGGTACTTTACATCTTCAACTAACTCGGCCATTAATTTCATTTTAGTAATCCGTATTAGCGCTAGAGATTTTATGAAATTCAGCTATAATGGTTGCATTATTTGCGCCATTTACTACAAACACAATGTTAGCTGTTCTGTTATCGAAGTCTGGGGACATTCCTACACCGGCAAAGTCAAGGTATGCATGATCGTTTGGAAGCAATCTTACAATACAATTTTCAACGTTTGCTGTGTTTGCACGATAATATGCATCTGCTACAGTACCGTTACTGGTGTAGAAGATAGAGGTAAGGGTGGCTGCTCTAACATTCTCTCCTGCCCCTATTGAAAGAGCATTTACAGAGATGTTTGTATTGCCGTTAATTCTCAGAACGGCTCTTGTTCCTATTTTATTAGTAACAATATTATACGTAGCCATTATTCATCTCCTAAGGTAGATGCAAACTCAAGGAGCTCCTCTTTTCTACCTTCGTCTAACATTTTCATCATAGATGCACGATTGTCTTCATCTAAGTTAACGTATAGATTTAACAATGTAACGTCAACTTCAGAATCCATTTCTGCTTCTTCTTTCATGACTTTTGCTGGCTTGGCATATTCACCTTGCTCTAAAACTCTATCATGAATGTCTTGTAAACTGCGGTGAATGTCTTTAATTGTACCAACATGACCCCAATGGGCTTGCCCGTTCATGTAATTCTTTTTGTCTGTTACAGCATCGAAGTGTTTGCCTAAAGCACCATGAATGTTTTTTACCAGTTTAGCTGTCTCATTGTGATAATGCTGGAACTGGGCATGGGCTACATCACCTTCTTCTAGGTGCTCTTTTTCTTCTTGGACTTTATTTTGCATCTTAGCTCTAATACCACTAATTGTGCTATTAGGTTTTAATGAGGCGCCAGTATTTGTATCAAAATTCTTACGGTCTTGTTGTTTTTTACCTGTAGCAACATTACCACGATCTCTTAATTGGTTTAGCATGCTTTCACCAACTGTTTCTTCTTTTTTCATACTAACACCACGTGCCTTAAGTACATCACCGTGGGTAATACGATTTTTATTGCCATGCTTTGCAGCTAGTTCTTTTTCACGAGGTGTCTTAGGAATACTACCTTCTTCCTCTACCACTACTTCTTCCTTCATACCTTTTTTGTTATTAAGGAAGGCGGCGATTGCCATAACACGGCGCTTTTCTTTTGACTTGCCTTGGAACTGGGGTGCATCTGACTTTTCAAAGCCTTTAATATATTTGCCGGCATCATCCATTTTTGCTTCGTAAACCTTTTCGTCATCTCCGGCATCATACCCGTGACGTTCTTTTTTACGGTCGATCTTTTTCACATTAGTGCCTTGGAACACATCATCTCCGTTGCCATTAGGATCACTGTGTTTGGCAACAATGTGTTTATCGGCGAACTTTTGTTCGTCAGCTGCTTTAGGCTTGTAAACTTCAAGCATCTGTTTCAGAGTCTTGGCCATCTTGTTCCTCGGTTTCTGTTTCTAAATTTGTTTCAGATTCTTCTTCAGTAGTATCAAAGTATCCCTTTGCTACTTCCTGCTTTTTAATCTCTAATGCCGCTGTAATCTTATCAACCATTAAGTCGTTAAAGGTTGATTTAAATTGATCTGGTTGTTTTTCAAGCACGCTGCCAATCATATCGGCTACTGTATATTCAGACATAATTATTCTCCATTCTCTATTTATTGTCCGTTAGGACTTGGTTGTCCAGGATTAGGAATACCAGGGCCACCGGTCATTGGGTTACCTTGTTCGTCCATAGGAGGATTATATCTCTCATCATCCTTTTCCTCCTCCATATCCTCATCCATTTCTTCAATATCTTCTTCTGTTTGACGAAGGATATTTTTACGAATCCAGGCATGTGAGTAGTACTTACCAGCATAAGGCTCGGCTAAGTTAAGAGTATTCAATCTACCGGTAAGAATTTCTGACTCCTTCAATTCTGCAAAGTAATTATCTTTTGCATAATCAAAACGGATCTTCTGGGAGATTTGTTCCCAATCAGATGAAGTTGTAATGCCTTTAAGTATTAGTTGTCTTTCTAGACACTTTAAGAACATCTGGGAGAAACGAAGTCTAAGTCTATTTACAAACTTAGCAAATTTAACCTCATCCCTAGACACCTGTGTAGATCTACCTACGTCAAACGGGTTACCCTCTGATTGAAGACGTGACACAGGTACGTTTAATGAGTTGTATAGTTTCTTCTGAAAGTACTCTACATCAGACATCTCACCAAGGTTTTGACCGGCAGGAAGGGTTGTGACTTCTGTACCTCTTCCACCTTCGCGTCTTGGGAACCAGAAGTCCTCAAGCATGGTCATAAACTTTCTATCGTCTCTAATTTCTCCTGTTGATGAGTCATATACCAGTCTATTTTTAAACTTGGTCATGATATCACTCAGATACTGTTCGGCCTTCATCTTAGGAAGATTACCTACGTCGATGTAAAATATTCTTCTTTCTGGGGCACGAGAAACTCTATAGATGACAGTTGCGTCTTCAAGTGTTCTTAATTGATTTAAAGGCTTAATGGCCTTATGTAAATAAGAAAGAACTATAGTACTGTTAACATCCATGATACCTGATGTAACATGGACAATTGAATCTTTAGCAATTCTTAACCCAGTTGTTGACTGGGAGTCAAATGCAGCTGCTGCACTTGCCTTTGTATTGTTAAGACCTTTTTCATTATAGATGTAATACTCAGAATGGGTCTTGGTAATCGATGCATTTGTACCAGGGTCTTTTTTCTTTTTAATTTCCCTGATTTTTCTAATCTTGCGAGGATCAAGATATCTAATCTCTTGAATACCTTCATTGGGTCTAGAAGTATCAATTACTAAATGGTAGTACAATCTACCATCTACATACCAACGTCTAAAGAGATCGTAGGGTTGTTGCTCAAATTTAAGCATCCCTAAGATTTCATTAAACTCTGCAGTTATAGTCTTCTTAACACCTGATGATAGTTCAACATCATCTAAGTTAATTTGAACTACCTTCTCTTCAGGCTCCGACACAATAGCCTCATTAACAATATCATCAATAGCAGCATCAACCTCGGGGTGCTGGGCTATCTCTCTATACTTGTTAACTAAATCGGCTTCTGTCCTAGCAGAACCTTCCATATCCACGTACGTACCGTAAGCACCTCCTGCAGCAACAACAACAGCCCCATCATCTTTGGCCTCCGGTGCGAAGGTTTGGATGTTGGGGTTTGTTTGCTGGGCAATTTCTTGCTTTCGGCGTATTTCAAAACCAAATAAGGCCATCTTTTATCCTCAATAAAAATGGCGGTGAAAGTTCACCGCCTCATACTTTAAGCGCCGCCGGCATTGCCGGTCACACCGCCACTTACTTCCCACCAATCATATTGGAAGGTCACAGTGAATTCTTCGATGGTATCGGTTGAGTTCCAATCGAGTTCAATAGGTGCAATTTCAGATGGGTAAATACCGTTGAACGTATATGTTCTGATAGGTACACCGGTCTTTGAGAATTGGGTAACCTGGGCCTGTGCTTTATAAGCAGATGGGCTTGCAGAACCAAATTGTCTTAGGTTGGTCTGGAACGTTTGGATATAATTGGACCATTGCTCCATTGCATTGCGAACTAAAAAGTCTTCATCGTTAATGACAGTAACTGTCCAGTCACCAAATGTTCTGTCCCCTGCTAATTTGATCTTACGACCGAAGTATGGTACTTCGATAAGACCTAAAGTAGAGGCAGGAATTTGGGCTGCTTTAACCATGAAAGGTATTTTAATATCTGCAACACCATTGGCTGGATTTTGAATCACTACCTGGAAAAGGCTATTTCTAGCCCCTCCCAAGGTCAGTTGACTTCTAATCTCATTTACATTAAATGCCATGTCTGTTTCTCCTTGTCTTGTTATTTATTAGAACTGTCCAACGATTTCGGAGAACTCAACACCTGTTCTAACCGCGACGAAGTTCAATTGGATAAAGTTAATAGACTTGGCTGGCTTAATGTAGATATCACCTACGAACTCATTTCTATCTACGACACCAGCGGTGTTGTTTGTCTCATCGCAAACAACTCTGAAGTCGTAAATACCACGACGACCTTGTACATCACGTAGGAAAGGTTCAACTAAGTTCTTGAACTGGGCGCGAGTAAACTCATCATTGAATTCAAAGATGGCGAACTTGGCAGCAGTAGCAATTGCTTTTTCTAGAACGATGAACAGACGACGTACGTTAATACGATCGAATGCACTTGGACGGGCAAGCAATGTCTTATCACCAAATAGTAGGGTGCCTTGACCTGGGAATGTAACAACAGGATTTACACCATTCTTGTACAGTTGGTCACGATCGGCTTTACCTGGGTTATAGGCAAGACGGATGCTGTTCTTGATAATACCGCGGTTAAACCCAGCTGGTGAATACCATGGATCTCTTGCATCATCGGTACGTACACATAGACCGGCCATATCCCCGTTTAGAGGAATGTAGCGATATACGTCATTGTATTTGTCGTATTGATACTTGTAACCAGAATCAAGAACGGCGTATGAAGTAGAGGTCAATGCATTTCGGAATGTAAGTACATCATTTACCTCAGTGCTTCCGGCATTAAGAACAACGGCGGTCTTCTGTGGAGAAACGAAAGCAACACAATCTTTTCTTGACTCGCAGATATTAGAGATGATGTAGTTAGCCAATTGAGTATTAGCTGTACCCCCTCTTGCCTTACCTTGAAGGATAAGAGAAACATCAACATCTTCTGCAGATGCAAAATTGTCGTAACCGGATTGAATAATACCAATTGTTACGTTGCTCTCATCCGCACCATCAGAACCGAAATCAAAGTTCAGGGTCTGTGGTTGGTTGTTAGATAAAGAGGTAAGTGCAGAGGCTGTATTAGCATAACCAGATGTTCTTACGTTAACGTGATATACGTAGTTAGAATTCTGGTTAATAACAGTTCTGTAGTAATTTGATGCGCCGTCTTCTGATTTAGCATCGGTTGCTCTTGAAAGCCCTTTGTATGCTTCAAGCACAGTACCTGGAACGCCGGTGATTGCACCATCATTGTCGGCTACAACAACGTGTAGTTCATCAACAGCTGATGAGTTACCAAAATTGGCATTGTATGTAGATGTACCTGGTGCAACATCAACATTGGTTGCATACTCCCAGTAACGCTTCAGATAACCAGAATCTACAGAACTTACGTTAGCTGTAGCCACGTTACCAAAGTCAGCTAATGTGTACTTAGAGGCAGCAGTAATGGTAAAGAATGCGTGAGTGGTGTTGGTAGATACAGAAGATAGAGCACTAACTTTTAGAAGTTGTGTTCCAATTGTACTATTACCAACTTCAACTAAGTCACCAGATGTGATTAACTGAAGGAGGGTGTTGGCACGTGCAACGCAATCAGAAGATACTGTACCTGAACTTGAGTTTGCAATCTTAACTACAACGTTTGTTGTGTTGTTGGTTGCAACGATACAAGTCAGCTCACCGTTTGCAGAAAGGTTTGCATTTCCACCGGTGATGGATGTATTAGAGAAGTATGCTGCAGAAGTATCGCAAACAGAGATCTTTAATGAGTTACCTAATGCACCAGGGTATCTTGCTGTCCAGCGAGCATTGGTTTCATCAGCAAAATTGGTAGTAACAGTAGCACTATCGATTAGATCGTCACTTGCAACAATCATCTTGGTGTTGGAAGATACTGAACCAACGTTTGCAAAGGCTGATAAAACACCAGTAGTACCTGCAGCATCAGTAGTATTTGCAGTACGAACTACATACAGCTTATTACCGTAAGATAGGAAGTTGGCGGCGGTGAAAAATGTTTCGGCGTTGTGATTGGTAGGTTTACCAAAACGAGCTGCTAAAGCGGCTTCTGAATCAATCAGAATACGCTTGTTTACTGGTCCCCATCTAAACAACCCGGCGATAGCGCCTTCGGTTGTAGAAACGGCAGGGACAACAGTAGTCAGGTCAATTTCAGAAACATTTACGCCTGGACTTACTTGAAATGGCATATGAATCTCCCTTCAGAGGTTGTATTTATAACTAAGAAACTTAAATTTATTTATAAAATCAGAGAAGTCGTTAACTTGCCATCCATCTGTCAAAGGACATATGCTCCAAGTCCTCCATCCTGCTTGAGGGAATCTGTAAATTTCCATCTTCAATCATGCCAAAAGGCAGCATCTCTTCTTCAATACGCTTTAGATTTTCTGTGAAAAGATCGCGGCGAACATCACTATTACTTATCTCTTTGAAATAATTCTGAGTTGCAAGCCATGCAAACAGGACCAATCCCATAGTTAAGTCATCATGTCCTTCCTCGGCCTCATAGGAGGTACCGTTGTAGGAGAATCTCATCAGCTCATCTATCGTCTCATAGTCGTTAAGTATTACTTTATCACTCTCTACCAAGTTCTTCAGGTTCATACAGCCCACCCTCTTGGTAGACTTTGTGGTGCGGATGCCTAGCTTGGAGCCTGGGGCGAAACCTGCTGATAACTCAACAGTGTTATTATGATTGCTTATCGTTTTTAAAACACCTTCGTATTCTAAGTCATAAGCCAACATGTCGGCAATCTGGCCTCCGATGTCGTTAGTTTCAACTAATATAATGGCGTGATTATAATACTTTGCGGTCTCACAAATAATGGTTGGATACAGCATTACCGGGACAGTATTGTTAAGGTAACGTGCAACCTGGGTGTACGGTGATTTAGATATGTCCATGACCTGGAAGGCAGAATAATCATTTCCACCCCCTCTCGCAGTATCTACCGTGATTGCGTATATCTTATCCTTATCAGGCTCTTCATATACCTTTAAATGTTCGGTCTGTCTGATTGGATCGTTATATACCAGTCGACTTAATTTAGCCGCCGATATTAATGTATCAGTAGAACCTATAAATTCACATTCATATTCAACTCTGAATTGTTCTTCAGATGTATTACGAATGGTTTCTTCTTTCCATTTCTCGTCTCTACCCGGTACCTTACTCCAATGAACATCGACTCTCTTATAATCGTTTTGTCCTCTTTCGGAATTAGCCCATATTCTATAGAATTGGTTTAAGCCGTTAGGTGTAGATGTAATTAATACTTTGGTAGTTTTACCAGAAGAAATGGTAGGATAAACAGAGGCAAAGAACGACTCTTGTAAGTTGTTAGGAACGAAAGCAAATTCGTCCAAGTATACCAGGTTTTGAGATGTACCGCGAATGGCGGAAGAAGAGGTGGCAGAGGCTATAATGGTTGAACCATTTTCTAATTCAACCGATTTCTTATTCCATTCAACAATACCCTGTTGAAGCCACTTTGGAAGATGTTCATACGCCAGTTGTACTCTAGATAAAATTTCTATGGCCTGTGCCTCCTTATGGGCAAGTAAGGCTACAGAATAATTCTCATGAAATAGTACATACCAAAGTAATAAGGCTGCAATAGTAGTTGTTTTACCAACTTGTCGAGGCATCTTACAGATAACGAAACGATTATTGACGGCAGTATCTACCATCTCCTTTTGGAAATCATACATGCCAAAAGGAATAAGACCTAGGTCAACGTTGACGATCTTAATGTAAGTGGTGATGAAGTATATCGGATCACGAGCACACTTAAGATACTCTTGTACCTGATCCTGGGACCATGCTATGGCTACATTTGATTTCTTAAGGTTTCTATTACCTTGATAATTCTCAGACGTTGCCATTGGACTTAATTAGCCTTTGTAATTCGGCTGTACTTCCTACGAATAGATTATTATTAATGGTCTTTGGTTGACCTATTTCACCTGATATATCCATCTTCTTCTTTGTAAGTTCAAGAAGTTTTTCGTTAGCATTAGTAACGGAGTCAAGTAACTTGGCCACCACCTCATAGCTTCTTGGATGCTGGGACATGCCTGCAACTTCCAAAATACCACTCAACGCCTCTTGACCCTTTTCAATAGCCGAAATCATATTACCACGGGCATATTCATAGTCGGAATCAATCTGGGGGATTTCCTGCACCTCTGCCACGGGCAATTCTATTTGGGTGAGCCCCAGTGCTTTACTAATTTCATCATCCATTTTTCTCAATCGTATCCTTGGTTATGATATACGCCCAGTCATCGGTCTCTACAATTTGCTTTCTATCGATAGAAAGAGATGAATTGGTGGTAGGAGAACCATTAGCCAGTAACCCTGGCATGATGGTAATATTATCATATGTAGGAGTTGCGGTAAGATCGGAATAGAAATTGGTATTGGCCAATGTAATGATTTCGGAAGTACGAACGCGACCAAACATATAGCCCTTCATGACGAAGTTTAATGTCCATACTATAATTCTTCTCTCGTCAACTGCACCCTCATAAGAATCCTCAGAATTAACACTTTGAATAATAACTGGTATATCCATTTTGATATCCAGTTCTGGAATCAAATTAATGGTAGCAGTCCAGTCTGGGGTAAAGTAAGGAAGAATCTGTTCTAATACCCTTGTACCATCTTCGGCATACTTGGTATATACGTAGAGTGAGAAATTAATATCATAGGGTACAGGGTTATATGCAAATTGTACCTTTTCTGAATTACCTGCATCTACCTTAATACTGTGTTTTCTTATAGTATTTAATTTTCTATCGGAGGCATAAGTCATGCCGGTCATTTCAAAGGAAATAACTGGCGATTGCACTTCAAATGGACGGTTGAGTTTAGGATCACTGGTCAGTCTTGCCAGTCCCTTATTCTTTGGACCGTAGGTAATAGGCACCTTTAAGGTCTGAATGTCATTGTTTTCTAAATCGGTTCTATTAATGTAAATATCATTAAATAGAGTACCAAATAGTGACACATATTTTCTTAGTGTCTTATGATAGTACGTTTGGCCAAACATTAGTAAACTCCCTCACTGAAAGGATTGAGTTCACTAAAGTCTATGAAACCATCGGACTCACTTTGAATAATTTCACTATCACCAACTTCCAAGTACTGTTCGATCAACAGACGTCTACCCTCTTCATCTGTTAGATATTCATCATAGATGTATTCGGTCTTAATGGAGAAGTCGGTAATAGCGGTAGAATAATTAAGGTCGGTAAGATAGTTCTTAGTATACAGACTGTCAATATTAGTAATACCGGTATCGAATTTCTCACTACCGTATTCAAATAATTCACAGGTAAGATCATAAGTCTGTAAGGCACCCATCTGATAGAATACCGATTCATGTTCAACAAACTTTATTTCAAAGATCTTATTGTTCAGTGGGAAGAATATTAAATCGCCTTCCTGCGGTCTTTGAATGTTTTCTAAGTTACCTATCTCGTCGTTAAATACACGACGTGAAATAGTTAATGTCATTCTATCTCTTATCTCTAAACCAAATTTAGAAATAAAGTCCCCATCACCATCAAATCCATCTACATTCTTAACGTACATATCAACGAAGTAATATCTAGAGAACACCGACAAGGTATCTTCACCATACAGTGAATCAAAGGCCGTTCTTGTTCTTGGTAGATAGTACAAATCAATACCATAGATTCGGATGCTTTCAAGCACCAAATCTTCTATCAGGAGTTGTTCCTGACTGGATTGAAAGTTATTAAAGAAAACTGATGTTGACATATTAGCCCACCATGTCGGCCACTGGTAAACTGTAGCTAGAAATCATCTCTGCCTCTAATTTGTCGATTTCCTGTCTGGCATCATCTAGGATCTTTTCACCATTAAATTGAACACCACCGGGTAAGGTCATACCAGTGAATTTGGTAAGATTGGTACCCCATTGATATTTAATTTTAGCCGAGGCATAAGACTGTAACCAACGATCGCCCCAGGCATCGGTATAGACATCTGGATTAATGACCTCATATGCCTCAATCAACATAAATTCACCGGTCTGGATAGAATTCCAGTCCATATCGATATAGCATTTGTTGGTGTGACGGTTGTATCTGATTGGCTGTTTACCAACGAGCATTTCGGTGATGGTTGCCAATTGCTGCATGACCATAAAATATGGTACCATGCTGACCGATGTTAGTGTATACAGATCGTTTAATGCGATCTGGTAGCGAATATTGAACAGATCATCAGAACGAATAGACGGATCGGCAATAGAAAACACTCTAACGGCACCTATAATGTTTTCCGGTAGAGTAATATATTTGTTTACTTTATCAGTTTCGGTAACGGCATGCTTATAGTAAATCTTTTCCGACCCATCAAAGTGATAGTCGTAGTAATATTTTAAAGCTTCATCTACGCGATCATCTACTTGATCATCGTCGACATTCACCTCAATTACCGGCTTGCCTAACTTACGCAGGCAATACTCTCTAAATTCGCTTCGTGTTGTAGGAACGGCCATATTTTCTCCTATATGGCCATATTTATGAGAACGTTACTGGGCAGGATCGGCAGGAGGGGTTGCACCACCTTCGGCTTGCTGTAACTGGGGTTGGGCTTGGCCAACTAAGTTATCAAAAATAGGACGTGCGGTCTTATGTGGAATCTCGTCCAATGCGGCCAAAATTACGTTCAGTACGCTTACGCTTACATTCAAATCAACTGTTTTTTCTGTAGTCATGGTTTCTCCAAAGTTAAAAATGCTTTACAGCACGATATTTATATTGTATATATTTACGGTTTAAAGGTCAACTGTACAGATTATACATCCTCTAAGGCGGTTATACGGGCGGTGAGTTGGGTGATGAGGGCTTGTTGTTCTTGGATAAATTAAGTTATTCGCATTGCAGACCATAATAACTCTGATACTGTTGCACCTGAACTTTGCACAACTTGTACAGCCATACCTGTATTTTGGATTGCAATAGCAGACCCCCCAGCAATTACTATTACATTTACGGAGGTATTGTTTAAATGGACTATTGCAGTTTCTGAATAAGCCGCAGTAGAAACTAAAGCAGAAACTGTAACCATATAAGATGTAAAGTCAGCAGTCATGGTAAACAATGTGTATGCGACACCACTGCTTACTGAATTTAATACACCATTAAACGAACTAAATGATCCACCAACTATTCTTTTGGTATTGGATACAGCACCCGCAGATGTTGTAGTCCCTACCAGCAATTGACCGGTAGTGTCAATGGTCATACGGTTAGTATTATTAGTACCAAACGTCAGTGCTGTATTTCCCTCGGTAGTCATAGAGGCAGCATAAGCAAGCCCGGACCCAGAGATTCTACCACCAGTAGAAGAATCTATCCCTATATAGAATGTGCCACCTCCATTGATAAATCGAGCATATCCAGCACTGGTATTAGAACTTGGTCTAAATGACGCCAGCGATTCTTGGTTTCCTTCAACTTCTAGCTTCCAAGTAGGTGAGGTAACACCAATACCCACCCTGCCATCGGGAGCAATACGCATACGTTCATATAACGTGCCAGTGTTACCACCTGTTTGATTATTAGTATACCAACGAAGACCTGTATCCCAGGTGCCACTTACCTTATATCCGTCCATTCCTGCTAACAGACCGGGTGAGCCTGCAAAGGCAAAAAACATGCCTGCTTTATTACCGGTACCCGCATCATCTTGATTATGCAGGATAAATGCGGCATTTTGATAATCTGTAATATTAGTAGCTGCCGTATTAGTGTTGTTTACTGACTTAGTAACATGAAAGCGTGACCACGCAGTAGAATTTCCAACAACTAAGTTACCGCTTGCATCAAGGGTCATTGCTTGGGTGAAGGCAACGTTTGCTCCTGCTGTACCTGAGGGAGCTATCCACCAACGATGATTATCGGTCTGAGTGTATAAAGTTGCGGCATCGCCTGTGTTTGTGTAGTAATAACCTGTACCAACAGTTGTGGTATTACTGCCGCCATAGATATTCCATCCAACCAAGGTTTCACAAGCGCCACCAACTCGCTGCCCAAAAATACTAAATTTTGCAGAACCGCCAATTTGCAAAGTTCGATAATTAGATGTTGAGGTACTAGGCGTAACACCCAATCCCAAGTTACCACTAGCATCAAGGCGCATGCGTTCTGTTGCAGATGTACTAGCTCCGGTGCCCCAATAAATATATGTTCCTTGATATGCTTCAGTTCCTACTGCACCTGCGTTGGCAAATGTAACACCATATTGAGTGGCGCCAACAAAATAACGAACAGCGTTTACAACTTTTAAATCACCATTAACATCTAATCTATAAGCTGGTGAATCAGTACCCATTCCTACATTACCGTTAGCTACAAAGTATGCAGCAGTTCCTAGGGTGACTGTATTAGAAGTAGTTGCTAAGGTACCACCAATACTGGTATTACCCAAAGACCAATTATCGGTAGACTCTACCCATACAAATTGAGCGTTTGTGCTGGCACCTCGGTTAATATTTAAACCGGCATTTTCAGTAGGTGCCACATTGGCTGCTAAATCGGCATTCAAAGATATGATTGCATCACCAATGTTTAAATCGGTGGTGTTGACATATGTGGTGGTGCCTGATATAGTAAGATTGCCACCAACAGTCATATCACCGGTAACGTTGGCCGACCCACTGATGGTGGTGATCGTGATTACGTTGGCCGTTAGTGAACTAACCACCAAGTTGGCGGTGTTAGAAATTAGGGCGGCAGTAACGGCGCCGTTTGCAATCGAAGATGATAGTACTTTGTCTAAGGCCATGTTTTTATTTATCGTTGTTGGTGGACTATCAATGTCCTTTTATCTAGATTTCAGTTCGGCAACTTCTGCCTGTAATTGGGTGATGAGGGCTTGTTGTTCTTGGATGGCAGCTGTCAATGTAGCTACCAAGAATGAAGTGTCAACACCTTGAGGTTTGATTGCCCCGTCTTCATTTACTTCATCCTTTACTCCTGTCACAGCATCAGGACAAACTTCAGCCAATTCGTGAGCAATAAACCCTTGGCCGTCAGAGCCGTCTGCTTTCCACTTATATGTCACAGGCTTAATGGCTAGTATTTTTGTAAGTGCACCTGTCATTGGTTGCACATCACGTTTTAATCGGTAATCAGAGGTTGTATTATATGCAGTTCCAGAGCCTCCTGGGGTAATGTTCCCTATAAGTCCATTAGCATTATAAAATGTTATAGCGTATAGACCTGCAGTTTGTCCGTCATTCCGAATCTCCATGCGAGTCTTAGGATAAGATGACTGAAGAACAAGCAATGCTTGGTTAGCGTCTGTAGTGGTAGTAGTACCTATTAATACGTTACCAAGAGAGTTAATACGCAAGCGCTCATACAATGTACCAGCTAGCGATGTTTGAATTGCAAAATAGCCTGAGGCAGTATTTAAGGTGCCTGTATTATCTACCCCGGCATACAATGAGGCTTTAACCGTATCAACGTCATATCCTGGGTAGAATGATTTGAAATCAATCATTCTTGTACCAGAACCATATGCAGCTGAATCAATAACTTTAGCAACTGTTAATTTTGTACTGGGATAGACAGTACCAATTCCTACGTTACCGTTAACAAAGGTGGCAAAAACACCATTATAATCCGCTACATCTAGAGTTCTTCTATCATTATTAGCTTCATTTAAATGAATTCTAACTCCATGTACAGTTGCACCAGTTGATGCAGTTCTTAACTCTGCTGCGTATGTTCCTAAAAATGCACCTGTTGCAGTTGTACTAAAGTTACGTATCTGAAGCATAGGCCCGCCGCCGGCTTCAGATATAATAGATAATTTTGCATCAGGGGTATTAGTTCCTATACCAATGCTATTTTTAATCTCCCAATTACCGGTTGGCAGCACGCCACCGGCATAACTGGTATGGTCACTAAAAGCGCTTAAACTAATAGAATTATTGCTAGACCAATTTCCAACATTAAAAGCAACTCCTCCATTACCGTGAGATAAGATAGCATACTGACCTAAATTATAATCTGGTCTAAAATAATTACGGTTTGATTGACCCGACCCACTACCGGTAAAATCTGATTCATAGAGTTCTGCATTAAAACTTAAGAACGGTATATTACCAAAACTTGTATGCTGTATACGACCATAACTACCCCATTTAAGTTTTGCAATAGTTTGAGAACCGCCTACAGTATACCCCCACCCGATAACCCCGGTATGTGGAATGTATCCAGAAACTAAACTATCAATATATGCATAACTGCTTATATGCGCCGTACCCGTAACTTCAAGTTTGTAGGAGGGGCTTGTGTTTCCTACACCCAAGTTACCTGCAGAAGTAATAGTCATTAAATCATATGAATCTGTAGGGTCTGTAATTTTTAATCCAGACGATGTTGACCCCATCTTAATGTAGCTAAATGGTGCGCCTTCACCATATCTGCCAATTTGTAATTTTGCAGAAGTATCTGCAGTAATGGTAATACCTGTCCCAGATACGGTAAGACGTCCATAGTTGGCAGAAGGCGAAGTAGTCCCAATACCCAAGTTACCGCTGGAATCAAGGCGCATGGCGTTAGTAGGATTACCATCGCTGCCTATTGAAGAGAATGATAACCCACCAGAACGGGCTGTAGCAGATTCTCGAATCATGGAAATGCCACCTATACCGTTATAGGTACCATCTTGAAAGCGCATTCCAATGTCAACACGCTGATTAAGTGTAGCCGCACCGGTGTTGATTGCACGAATTAGGGATTCATCAAAAACGGCAGTAGTTGTGCTTGACCTTAAAATATCTAATTTAGATCCTGGGGAACTTGTATTAACACCTACATTACCGTTAGCAACAACATATGCTGCAGTGCCTAATGAAACAGTGTTTGAGGTTGTGGTTAAAGAGGCAGCTGATATGACTGTATTAACTGTACTGTTACCGACATTAATCTGACTGGTGCTAAGATTAACGTTGGCTCCGACGTTAATACCTGTACTTACGTTAGCAGTACCTGTAACGTTTGTATTACCTATAGACAGTAAAGCCGTACTGGTAATAGTGGTAGAAGTAATGGCGGTATTAACCGTACTGTTACCGATGGCGAAAGATGTAGAATTAATATAGGCGTTGACGGTATTACTGCCGACGTTCAGGCCCACAGTACTCAGGTTAACATTGGCACCAACGTCTAATGTGGACGCAGTATGCACCGAATTAACTGTGCTGTTGCCTAAGAATAACCTGGATGTGTTTAGACTGACGTTTGAGCCTATACTGTACGTATTAGACGAAATGACAGAGTTTACAGAGGAGTTGCCTACAGTAATGACGGCGTTGGCAGTAAGATTGGCCGATACCGTTAAAGGTATGTCAATTGCCTGGGGGTTTGATACGTTTCTTGCTCTTGTCATTTTGGTTATTTATCGTTGTTGGTGTCAACTAGAGTGTTAATTAAGGTTTAGGATATCTTGCTTTAATAGTATCAATGGCTGCCTTCCATTCATCATAGCCGCCGTGATACAGCAAATCAAATTGATCGGCAAACGATGGGTATTCTGACCTACGTAAGTCACTGTAGGTAGGAGTGTATACAGGGATTGGTTTATCTAGTGAATCCAAATGATATTGAACAACTTCATCCAATTGGTCTTCAGATGCAACGGCTGCAATAAATGTAATTTCTTTGCCGTCTTTTTCTACGGTAATTTCAAAGTGATTCTGTTGCCCGTCAATTTTTACTTTTTTGTATTCCATATTAATTCCTTATGCGTTAGTACGGGTGCGAATGGCCGTAAAGGTATAGGTCATAGTTGAAGGTGCGTTAGAAGTCCATCTATAGAATCCAGAAGTAAAACTAAGACTACCATAATAGGCAGCAATACCAGCTACTAACGTATATGTACCCCCACCAGCTATCCACAAAGAAACTGAACCTTGATTCCAATTATTTACAATAATCATTCCAGAAAAATTTGCAAAGTCAACAGTACCACCACTTGCAACGTTTAAAGAATAAACGTTTGATATTTGTGCTGTACCATGAGAAGTTAGAGGAAATTGTAATTGGCCGCTAGTATCCAAGCGCATGCGCTCATATAATGTACCGCTAACGGCAGTTTTAAATACCATATGGGCAGCCGCTGTTCCAACTCCATCATCTTGTAAGTTATTACCTATAGCCGCGTTTACTGCACCTCTAAAGTCCAAAAAGTTTATTAATGATTCAGCAGCCCCGGAAGTACCGGAATATTGTAAATTAATGCGAGGACCTTGGTTGCTTCCAGATGCTGCCGTACCGTATACATGTATTTTTTCAGAAGGATTAGACGTACCTATACCTAAGTAACCAGCGGTTGATAGGATCATATTAAACGTAGGAGTAAATGCTCCCGCGGCGCCTGCGGCATTACCGTACCAAGCATGGTATCCATTAAACTGCTCATACCTACCTGCACCATATGACGCACCTACTCTTGTCCACTCATTTGCAGCAGAATAATAACAATTGTTAGTTAATTGCGACCCATAATCTGAACCAGCTAAGCCTAATGAATTAGAACTGAATAAATTTATGGCTCTATATCCAGTACTCCAGGCATTAGGAGAAAAACCACCTATACTCAAGTTGCCGCTGGAGTCGATACGCATATTTTCGGTAAAACCGCCAGTCCCGTTTATTGCAGCCCATTTACCAAATGTAAACGCATTACCAGTCTTAACCCCAACTGCAGGCTCTGCCCCCGAATGACCACTCCAGAAGCCAACAAATTTTGAGTTATCAGAATTGCTGGCAAAAATATTAGTTCCTGTGCTTGTACTTGCAGATTGAATTAAAAACGCATATGACGCATCGCTAAATTTACCAGTTGAAGGTGTTGTAGTTCCCAAGCCCAAGTTACCGCTGGAGTCAATACGGGCTCGTTCTGTGTCGTTTGTTGAAAGAACTAAAGGTATAGCGCCGCTGGTATAAACATTGAATGAACTTGCGGTATTGAAAATCAAACCAATATCAGTTCCGCTAGAACGCATCCGAATTTGAGAACCAGTAGTATTATTCAATGTAAGCGAAGAATATCCCGCTGCTGAATATGGACTTGTAGTACCTAAACCCAAGTTACCGCTGGAGTCGAGCACCATGCGATAACTACCATTATTAAACCCAAGATATCCACCGCCCAAACTAGCAGCATTATCTGTAGATAGAATTCTCCATGTGCTACCACCAGTACCACTTGCTTGCAATGACAACCCTGCTGCCACTGCCGCTACAGCATGAAGCCTATCCTCCGGTGAACTTGTACCAATACCCAAGTTACCGCTGGAATTAAATCTACCGTATTCTATGGTGTAGCCTTCAAAGGCTAAATATCCATCAGCACTAGCAGCAGGGTTATATGATGCAATTTTTACACCGCCAGTGACATTGCCATCCATCAACTGCAAAACACCATTTGTTCCAGAGTTTCTAATAGTGCCACCTGATACGTGAAGTTTTGTAGCAGGTGAATTCGTCGCGATACCTACATTACCATTGGATACGACGTATGCAGCTGTGCCTAATGAAACGGTATTTGAGGTAGTGGTTAGAGAAGCAGCTGATATAACTGTATTAACCGTACTATTACCGACGTTAATTTGACTGGTACTTAAATTGACATTAGCACCTACATTCAATCCAACAGAAACGTTTGCCGTCCCGGTGATGCTTAACCCACGAGACATTTCAAAGTTGTTACCTGTGGCATTATACGTCAGGTTAGCATTGGTGCCGAAAATAGTAAGCCCGGCCCCATCGGTGGCAGCATTATTAATAGCACCACTGGCCAACACTACATTCTTATCGTTAACCGTAACGTTGGCACTATTGATAGTAAATGTCGTACCGTCAACCTGTAAGTCACCTTTTACTATAACCAGACCGGTATTGTCGCCGGCGGCGGCTGGATCAATGTAAAGAGTCGAAGGACCGTAAATGGTATCGGAAACAATGTAGGTGTTGACCGTGCTATTACCAACCCGTATAGAGGTAGTATTCATAGACACGTTTGCACCGACGTTGATGGCTGTAGTTACATTGGCCGTCCCAGTAATGGAGGTGTTACCTAGACTCAATGTACCACCAACAGTCACCGTATCCCCGGTAAACACGGTATTGACGGTACTGTTACCAATGGTCAATGTGGAGCCGTTTAAGGCTATGTTACCGGCGGTTATCTGGGTGTTAACGGTAGCATTACCGACACTGATGGTGCTGGTAGAAATGTATACATTGGAACCAACATAGACGTTACCAGAAAAAGTATCACCTGAACGTCTGACGGCATTGGCAATTTCTACCGACCCATACGTTACTATTTCTACCGTATCCCCTATGCTTGGTGAATAAAGTAAGGTGACTAATGAACCATCGGTGGCGGTGAAGTCTAAAGATTCTGATAGACGTACCCCGTTGACATATACGTCAACGTAACCGGCCATGTATCCACCGTTTGGATAATAGGCAGTTTTAACACTGGTGATTGTTTCTGTGGTTACTGTTCGTACTGTCTTTCCGAACGGTTGGTTACCTATGTATGGCATGGTTTATATTTATTTAAGTTCCGAAAGGGGCTGCAATTTGTGCCTGGTAGGCAGCAATGACTTCTGGGGTCCATGTAAGATTGCAGATAGCAACGACATTATCCGGAACACCTGTTAGGTCTTGGCCTGGCATTAGACTTGAACGATGATAAGTTTTACTTAATTCGTTTCCATCTTCAATTATGCGTGTAGCTTCACGATAGAGAACACCGCCATTTTCGGTGACTGTAATTTGATCAATTGAGGTTGTTTTAATTATTGACATTTTTTTCCTTTATGCTCCTGCTTCATAAACTAGGGATATAGAGTAAACAAGGCCAGAAGAACCGACTGTTGGATTGTGTGCGTAACCAGATCCTGTTGTTGAACTTTGTATGACGTAAATGAAAAATTGATTTGGATCAATTACTATATGCCATTCGCCATATCCTGCCGTAAAAGTTAATCCACTACTCACAGCACCCACAGTACCAGCTGCTCTATTTGTTCCACAGGGATAAGGAAGCCCGCTAACAACAAGGTTTCCAGAATATCCTGCCGACACCGCAGTCCAATGGACTGTTGCTGTTACAAATATCATCTTTCCAATTTTTACATACCGACCACTATTACTACCGCCCATTGTATAAGTGCCGCCAATGGATCCCGTTAAATTTGGAGTCCAATTACCCTCTTCATAATCATCCAAGCAGTTTGCGTCAGTTGATGCTGATTGAGAGCTAGGAAATATAATATTAGCTGCTTTTACTTGGGCGTAGTTTTGGCCAAAGTAAACTGGGTCTGATGATGGAACCCCAGTACCGGCTCCAGCAGTTACACCATTAATGGCTGATGTATAAAAAGCTGCAGAATTATACTGTCCTACCGGGGTAAAGCTAAACGAAATAACAATAGTAGTACCAGTTGCGTTATACACAGAAATAACACGACTACCTCCACCTAATACGCCATTTCCCCTATCATAAAGAATAGTAGTGGCTGGAGAACTATAATTACCATTTGCAAGCATGGTAATTCCAGTACCACCACCGTTACCAATTGCATTAACAAAATAACTATTTTGTGTTACAGCTCCAGAATATGTACTGTATACTGTTAGAATACCGGACATTATTGATCCATATCCGCCAGCACCAATATACATTATATCTGTGTATTGATTGGCATTTAGAGTAATACCGGAAGGTGATACAAAACTACGAATATTACCAGCAACTGTCAAGTTACCGCTGGAGTCGAGGCTCATTTTTTCTGACAGGGTACCATTTATTGTATTGCGAAAAATAATAGCGCCACCACTGTCACTAGATTTATTATCTATATACAAAGATCTGGAACTAGCATCGGTCGCTAAACCCATCTCATAACTTCCGTCATAATACCAAGAAATTTTACCGCTGCCCCATGGCATTCTTAAGTTACCGCTGGAGTCAATACGCATACGCTCTGTGTTGGAAGAGCCTGTAGCAAATTTAATTACACCAGAAGCATGAGCAGAAATTAACGCAAGTCCTTGAGCCGTAGTATTGTAAATACCTCCGATACCGGGAGCAGACGCTAATACGCCAGCGCCGCTGTAGCTTCCTCCGGTGTGGAAGAATTGTGTTCTAGTAGAACCATTGCTTGCGAAAAATTGAGCTGTTGCAGAACTACCGCTGTTATCGTTGGTTATTTGATAAACAACGTCAGCATTTGCAGATTTATATGCGTCAACTAATTGAGCTGGAGAACTCGTCCCAATACCTAAGTTACCGTTAGCAGAGAGGATTGCAAGAGTAGTGTTTGCCGCACTGAACTTAAAAGCGCCGTACCCTGAGTTACTAGGGGCAGCATTAAACTCTACACCACAGTCATCGCCACCAAGACTTTGATATGTTCTAATAGATAAACCGCGCTTTGTACCGCTATAATCAATACCGCCAATAGTTGCCGCTTCACTATTTTGTGTGGACGTATTAATTGAAAGTCTCGTGGTCGGAGCTGTAGTGCCAACACCCAAGTTACCGCTAGAGTCAATACGTGCGCGCTCTGTCCCAGTAGTTTGAAACAACACAGCAGGACTTCCGTTAACCACGCCGCCGTTACCATCTGCACCTATTTCAAGATATAACGAGTTGTTTTCAGACCTATCTGCTCGTACAATTGACGAAGTTCCTGTAGATCTGAAGTGACCTCGATAACTTGGGGAACCTATCCCAATACCCAAGTTACCATTAGCGGCAATATAAACAGCTGTACCAAATGTAGCAGTATTGGATGTTGTGGTTAATGCTGAGGATGATATAACCGTATTAACAGTGCTATTACCGACATTAATCTGGCTGGTGCTTAAATTAACGTTTGCACCTACGTTAATAGCGCTGCTTACGTTAGCAGTACCTGTAATAACATGATCGTTAGAAGTTAAGATACCGCTAATTGTTGTATTACCTAGTGACCAATTATCTGTTGACTCGATCCATTTGAACTGGGCGTTAGTACTAGCACCGCGGTTAATACTAATGCCTGCATCTTCGGTTGGTGCAATATTAGCAGCTAGATCGGCATTCAATGATATGATTGCATCACCAATATTTAAATCGGTGGTATTAATATAGGTCATTGTGCCGGTAACAGTCAAATTACCGCCAATGGTCATATCACCGGTTACGTTGGCCGTACCAGTAATTGTGGTATTACCCATACTGGATGGTAAAGTACCACCGGTACTATTGGCAACAGTAAATGTGTTACCTGATGCCGAAAGACTAACATCACCAAGATTAATAGTTGCACCACTCAGGTAAATATCTTTGTATCTTAAAGTACTGGTACCGATATCGTATGTGACGTTGGCCGTTGGTACCAAGGCCTGGGTAAACATGGTACCGTTAGATGTAGTATTACCGCCAAGGGTAAGATCACGCTGTAAGGAGATAGAGGCAACAGTATTAGGGGTTGGAATAGAAGAACCAATTACCGCCTGTCTATAATTTACTAATACATTATTAGCACCTACCGAAGGTGCCTCAGAAAATGTTAGTGTATTACCATTAACTGAATACGCACCATTAAATGGGTTTTGCTGAATATTGTTAACCAGTACTTCAATATCAACCAGATTTGAAATACTACGGGTTAAAGTAAACGTAGTACCGGAACCATTTGCACTGAATACATCAGAGGTGGTAGCGGTGAAGTACGGTGCTAATGAATTACCTATTGTTGCCATTTAGACTCCTACGGCTACAGACGTCAGGGCGTGGGCAGAGTTAGCCGCGCTTGATACGACTTTTAATGCATCGTTTAGTACCAGGAAGTGTTTAACGTCTCCACCAATTGCGGCCAACGCACCACCTACTGCCACCGTTGCGCCTTTGACCAGGTAGTAGTTTGAAGCACTTCTGGTTACGTAAAGATCTATAGTGATTGCACTGTTAGAAATATTAGCAATCTGAACACCTACCAAGGCGGTGGTGTTGTTGGCTGTAAAGATTGTATTGGCTGTAATGCCAATAGCATCGTTAACGAAACTGGTTTGTGTTGAGGCCATGGGTTATCCGTATATCAAAGCATTTAAGAAAGCTGTTCCTGCAGGATCAACTTGAAGGTTGATTTGTGTCTGTTCTACATTACCAACAGAAATAACATTCGCTGTCATCGTTCCATTGGTATTTATACTGGTGGAGGTAATCACTGTATTGACTGTACTGTTACCTACCTTAATTTCATTTTTGCCTACGATGACAGAGCCAATGTTTACCTGAGTTGATACATTGACGTGTGCACCGAAGATTGCATTAGCTGTAGTCTCAATAGTACCCGTGGTGTAAATACTAGAACTGGTAATGTAGGTATTAACTGTACTGTTACCGATATTGATATAACCGGTACCAATGTTAACGTTTGCACCTACGTTTAATATAGCGTATGCATTAATAGTATTGGTAGTAATACCAGTCGATGTCAGGTAAGTATTAACTGTACTATTACCGATACTTAAGTAAGATGTACCTAAGTTAACATTAGCACCTACATTCAGAATGTTAGATAGGTTGGCAGTGTTGGTAATAATACCTGAAGATGTAATGTACGTATTAACTGTACTGTTACCAACATTAAAGTAGGTTGTAGTCAGGTTGACGTTAGCACCAACGTTAAGTTGGGTGGCCACGTTTGCATACGTTATAGAAACGTTAGGTGTGGTGAACCCAGCACTAGTAATAACAGTATTAACGGTACTATTACCGACACTGATCTGGGTGGTGCTCAGGTTAACGTTGGCACCTACATTAACTTCAGAACTTAAATTGGCAGTAGTTGATGAAACTAAGGTAGCCGTAATAATTGAGTTACCGCTTGCATTACCAACATTAATCTGGGAGGCAGTAAGATTTGTATTACTACCGACATTTAACTGAGTACCAACGTTGGCGTATGCTGAGAATACAACGTTACCATAAGCCGATAGTGTTCCATTAGTGGTGATAGATTCACTGGTAATAACAGTATTGACCGTTGTATTACCTATCTTAAGTGCAGTAGTATTAGCTGTTAAGTTTGCACCAACAAACAATACACCGGTTGCCAAGTTGGCCGAGGTAGTAGTGATGACGCTTGAATTAACTACAGTATTGACTGTAGAATTACCTACAGTTACACTTGATGTAGTCAGGCTAACGTTTGCACCTACATTGACTGCAAACGTTAGATTGGCGGTATTGCTGGTAACAGAACTACTATCAATTACAGTGTTGACTGTACTATTACCAACGTTTATAGCACTGGTAGAAAGATTTACGTTTGCACCAATATTAATAACGCTTGCTGCATTTATTGTATTAGAATTAACCGCTACTGAATTAATAAAAGTATTGACTGTAGAATTACCTACAGTAACGCTTGATGTAGTCAATGCAACATTAGCACCTACGTTAACGGCGCTTGCTGCATTAACAGTATTGGAGTTAACTACTACAGAATTAATAAATGTATTAACTGTAGAATTTCCAACACTGATACTAGAGGTTGTTAAGTTAACATTAGCGCCTACATTGACGGCACTTGCCAGATTAGCAGTATTGCTAGTAACAGAAATATTATTAATAACTGTATTAACAGTACTGTTACCAACGTTTATAGAACTGGTGGTAAGATTTACATTAGCACCGACGTTAACAATACCGGCAACGTTGGCGGTATTGGCAATAATGTAATCAACAGTTGCATTATTGGTGCTTAAAGAGGTAGCATTTACAACTGTATTAACCGTGCTATTACCGATTAATAATGATCCGGTAGTAACGCTTACATTAGACCCTACACTCACCCCACTAATTACACTAACAGTATTAGTGCTTACTGATATATTAGTAATGGTCGTATTAACGGTTGAATTGCCTACGTTAATATAAGTTGTGCCTAAGTTGACATTTGCACCAACATTAATACCAACAGAGACGTTAGCCGTACCAGTAACATTTGTATTACCGCTTGTAATTGTACCGCTGGTAAATACTGCAGTAGAGTTAACCGAAGTATTTACTGTTGAGTTACCTACATTAATTACACTGGTACTGATATTGACGTTAGCACCGGCATTAAATCCAGCCGAGGCATTAGCCGAACCAACTACTGTTAAGTTACCAGTGGTGGTATTGTTAGATTGGAAATCTGCAATTCTAAACGTTGCGTTTGCAGTATCAATATAAGGACTTACATCTGGCTCTGGTTGATAGTTGTCAAATACCTTCCATACCCCGTCTGATGCATCTCTAAAGAAGCCAGCATGATGATACGTACCATCGTTATAGTTACCAGCAAATCCAAGATCGGGGTTAGATACGGTGCTGCCTGAGTTTAAGTAAATTAAGTTATCTTGAACGGCCAGGCTAGTTGCATTAATGGTTACACTAGTACCTGTTACAGTTAGGTTACCGGTGATCGCTACATTGCCGTTAAATGTTGCACTTGCAGCAGTCAAAAGACCAGAAATATTAGCTGTACCAATAATGTTAGTATTATTAGCAACCAAAGATCCATTAACAGTAGTATTACCTACACTTATAGTACCCGAAGAAATGCTTGTTGCTGTAATAGCCGTATTAACAGTACTATTACCAACGTTAAAACTAGACGTACTAATCTGTACGTTTGATCCTATGCCAATGGAGGTAGAGTTAATAGAAGTATTAACTGTACTATTACCTACATTTATTTTAGTGGTACTTAAGTTAACATTTGCGCCAACATTAACTGCACTAGAAACGTTGGCAGTATTAGTAGTAATTGTATCGGAGTTAATGAAGGTATTAACAGTCGAATTGCCAACGTTAATACTTGAGGTGGTTAAGTTAACATTAGAACCGATATTGACTGCAGTTGCTACATTAGCTGATGCACTTATGGTTGTATTACCAGCTACTGTTAATATACCATCGGTGTGAATCTCCCCGCTAGTTATAGACGAGTTAACAGTGCTGTTGCCAATGTTTATACTAGTAGTAGTTAGATTGACGTTTGCACCAACGTTGACAGCACTTGCAGCATTAACTGTGTTAGAGTTAACTGCTACTGAATTAATAAACGTGTTTACAGTTGCATTACCAACATTAATGCTGGATGTAGATAGATTTACGTTTGCACCTACATTTACAATACTTGCTGCATTAATGGTATTAGAATTAACCGTAACGGAATTAATAAACGTGTTAACTGTTGCATTACCTACGTTTATATCAGATGTAGATAGATTGACGTTAGCACCAACGTTAATTAAACTCGCAGCATTTACAGTGTTTGAATTTACTGATACAGAATTAATAAACGTGTTAACTGTTGCATTACCTACGTTAATACCTGAAGTAGTTAAATTAACGTTTGCACCTACATTAACATCCGATTGGACATTGGCGGTGTTGGTTGTAAGGGTAGTAGAATTAAGAGTAGAGTTAACTGTAGCATTACCTACATTAATACTAGATGTAGTTAAATTAACGTTTGCACCAACGTTTACAGCTGACTGAACGTTTGCCGTATTAGTAGTAAGGGTAATGGAGTTAAGAACAGAGTTAACTGTTGAATTACCAATGCTTATCTTACTGGTATCGATACTTACATTTGAACCTACAGTAACGATCTGTCTGGCTGCAACGTTACTAGTTGCTAGTAAGGTTGAAGTAATGTCTGTATTATTAGTAGTGTTACCAATGTAGATCTGAGTGGTATTCACGTTGATATCATCACCAACGTTTATACCTATTGTGACATTGGCTACCCCGGTTATAAACGTGTTACCGCCTGTTATAGTACCACTTGTGAATATAGAATTGGAGGTAAGAGCGGTATTGACAGTACTGTTACCAATGAACAGTTTACCGGTATCTAACGTAACATTTGACCCAACATTAACACCAACAGTAACGTTTGATGTACCGGTAACATTGGTATTACCGCTTGTAATTGTACCGCTGGTAAATACTGCAGTCGAATTAAGGCTAGAGTTTACAGATGTATTACCAATGTAAAGAGTCGTAGTGGTCAGGTGGGCATTTTGGCCTACGTTCACTTCTACTGATACATTAGATGTACTAGAGAAGGTATTACCTGAGGTAATTGTACCGCTTGTAAATAACGCAGTTGAATTAACACTAGAATTAACTGTACTGTTACCTACGTTTATAGAAGTAGAGCTCAGGTTAACATTAGCACCAACATTTATAGTGGTTGCAACGTTAGCTGAGCCGAAAATATTAGTGTTACCTTCTACAGTCAGACCGCCATCGGTATGAATAGATGTAGAATTAATAAACGAGTTTACAGTACTATTACCAATGTTGATACTTGTTGTATTAATGTTAAGATTAGATCCTACATTAATTCCAACCGAGATGTTAGAGGTACCAGTTACTGTTGTATTACCACTATTGATAACACCTGATGTAACTATCTCGTATGATTCAATAGAGGTATTAACTGAACTGTTACCAATTAGTAATCTAGATGTGCTTAACTGAACGTTTGCACCTACGTTCACATGATCAGTTACGTCATTATTACCAACAACTTTAGAAATGCCTGTAACTGTTAATGTATGACCTGGGGTTGTGTTACTAATACCCACATTGCCATTTGAGGCAACGGTCAGTGCATTATAAGAGCCATTAGATATGTTAAAGGCTCTTCCTTGACTCTTAATAGTATTCTGGCCACCGGCAATTTCAATTGCCATGAATGCACTGTTACTGGTGGTGTCACCCCATTGTTCTAGTAAACCTGTAGGTGATATATCAGTTACTCTTACATAGGTATTAGAATTTAACTTTAGTCTGACTGTATCTTGATTGCCAACATCCATTGTAAAGGCATCGGCAGTCTCGTCCCACAATACACTTACATTAGCCGAACTACCCCTGTTAACCTCAAACCCGGCACTCTCTGTTGGGCCAATGATATTAGGAAGATCGGCGTTAAGGGTGATAATATTATCACCAATGTTTAAACTTGTTGCATTAATGAATGTGGTGGTGCCTTGAACGGTCAAGTTACCAGTAATGGTAGCCGTACCACCGATTACCACATTACCAGAAATATTGGCATTACCGGTTACGTTTGCAAACCCGTTTATGGTTGTATTACCGCCAACAATTGTACCACTGGTAAAAATAGAGGCAGAATTAATACTAGAGTTAACCGTGCTGTTACCAACCTTAATGGTGGTGGTGCTCAGGTTAACATTACCACCTACATTTAAGGCTGTCGATACGTTAGCTGTACCTGTAATGTCTGTATTACCGCCGTCAATGGTACCGGCAGTATGAATGTTGGTAGAAGTAATAGTAGAATTAACCGTACTATTACCGACATTGACTTTATTGGTTGTTAAATTGACATTTGCGCCAACATTGATATCAGATGATACATTTGCTGTACCGGTGATAAACGTATTACCGCCATCGATAGTACCGGCTGTATGAATGTTGGTAGACGTGATAGTAGAGTTAACGGTACTATTACCTACGTTAATCTTACTTGTATCTAAATTTACGTTTGCACCAACATTGACTGCGACTACTACGTTTGCTGTACCATCGATAAAGGTATTACCGGCATCCAGGACGCCATCAGTATGAAGGGTGGTGGAAGTGAGAGAGGTATTAACAGTAGAGTTACCTACGTTAATACTTGTTGTGGTTAGATTAACATTTGCACCAACGTTAATATCTGACGATGCATTAGCCGTGCCGGTAATAGTAGTATTACCTACAGCTAATGTATTTGCAGTTATATTGCCGTTTGCATCCAGTATACTGACTGGTGCTGATCCAACGGAAAGGCCAAGCCTTGCGTTAAACTTTGTTGCCATCTAGGTTCCCATTTCCCCTAGGCCTTGCGGCCGAATTGTTATTATACTTTAGTCAATAAGCATATTGCTTTGAAAACAGTAGAGTTAGTTGTAGCCGGTGTTACTGTTAGGTTTAGATTACCCCCGGAGTAAGTTATCCCAAATGTTCCACAATCACCTCCAATGTTGACGTTACCGTATTCTGTATAGTCGGCAGTAGAACCATTATGTATAGCTAATATTTTAGTCTTCTGGTATTTAGTTCCTGTCGCATCTATGGCCTGAATGACGAACTCGGCCGAGCGGAAGGTTGCACCTGCAAATGCGCCAATCACCTGATCGGCTGTGGTTGCAGTTGTAGTTAAGGTCTTAGTAGTAACAACAGTATCGGTTTGAACTTGTAGAGGTGTAGTAGAATGAACTACCCCAGTTCCTTTTGCCGATAATGTAAAGTCAACATTGGTATCCGAACTTCCTGATCCTACTACTAAGGAAGGTGCAGTACCAGTTGCGCCACCTGTAGCCTCTAGATAGTTAACAGCCGAACTAGTATGGGCTAATTTAAACTGTCTATGGGCACCGTTGTTAGTGTAGAAGTGAAACGCCTCACTTCCCTTTGTGTATAGATTTAACGGAATGTGTGTATCATAACCTTGTGAGGAGATGATAGGTCCAGAAGTAGTTACTGCACCTGTTAGACTTAGATAGTTAACAGCTGTAGATGTATGAGTTATTCTAACCTGTTCTACATCGTTGTTAGAATAGAACTGAATTGATCCAGTACCTTTAGTGGCTACTTGTAATCCAATATTGGTATCAGCACCTGCAGTTGATAGCTTAGGGGACGTGGTGGTGTTTGCACCCGTCATAACCAGGTAGTTAACTATACTGGTCTGGCTGTTATCAGTTATTCTAGTAATAAGGCCGTTGTCGGTCTTGAGGTTAATTACCCCAGTACCTTTGGCAACTACGTTTAGATCAACGTTGGTATCACTACCCTGGGCTGAAATAATAGGACCAGAAGTAGATATAGCACCGGTAACTTGTAAGTAGTTAACGGCGGTAGAGGTATGGGTAATATCAAACTGTTTAGTAGCACCGGCACCAGAGAAGAACGATACCCCAAAGTTACCCTTACCACTGACCTTGAGTGGGTTGCTTTCAGAGCCGGCGGCGTAAATGTATGGGCTTACCCCGGTTGCTCCACCACCAATCTCTACACTATTAATAGCAGAAGTTACTTTGGCTACCTTTAGACTCTCGGCCCCTGCCGCCCCGCCAAGATAGGAAATATTAGTTACAACTAGAGAACCAAGCGTGGTATTATTGGCTTGGAAGTCTGCAATACGAAATGTATTATTAGCCGTATCGATGAAAGGGCTATCGTCCGGTTCAGGTAAATAGTTATCAAATACCTTGAATACACCATCGGTTGCATCTCTAAAGAAACCTGCATGGTGATACGTACCATCATTATAGTTACCAGCAAATCCAATATCGGGATTACTTACCGAGCTATTGGCATTAAGATAGATCATGCTATCTTCAAGTGACAAATTGGTTACGTTAAGTGTGATTGTATTGCCGCCGACTACAAGATCGCCGTCAATCTGAACGCTACCGTATGTACGAACGTTATTGGCAGTTAAATTGGCACTGATATTTGCCGTACCAATAATGTTGGTGTTGCCCATGGACATAACACCACTGAAACTACCGTTACCACCACTTAATGTCAGTACACTTATACTGGTAGAATTAATGTATGTGTTAACGGTACTATTACCAACATTGACGTAGGTGGTAGTTAAATTAACATTTGATCCTACATTCAATGCACTGTTAGCATTTACAGTATTGGTACTGACAGTAGTTGAATTTATTACAGTATTGACTGTTGTATTACCTGTTGTAATACTTGTAGGTGTAATGACTGTATTGGTTGTACTTGTTCCAACAAATACATTACCAGATGTTACCCCGGAATTAATAATACTGGTATTTACTGTACTATTACCAACATTAAAACTAGTAGTAGTTAAATTAACGTTAGCACCAATATTTACATCACTGATTGCATTAACAGTATTGGTGCTAACTGTTATATTAGTAATGGTGGTATTAACTGTGCTGTTACCAACATCGATATAGGTAGTACCTAGGTTGACGTTCGCACCGACGTTGATTGCTGTAGTTACGTTTGCCGTACCAGTAACTGTAGTATTACCGCTGGCAATTGTACCGCTGGTAAAGATAGAAGACGAAGTAATAGCAGAATTTACTGTGCTATTACCTACAAAATGTGCTGTGGTATTAATGTAAGAATTAGCACCAATGGTAATAACAGTAGTATTAGATACTGTGTTACCAATTATGATAGAATCACTACTGATAACAGTATTAACAGTTGAGTTGCCAATGAAGACTGACGTCATATTGGCATAAATGTTAGCACCTACGTATAATCCTGTTGTGTTAGCAACCGTATTACCAATAGTTAGTGATGATTGATTCAATACGGCATTAACAGTGGTATTACCAACCTTAATAGCTGTTGTATTAGCATTAACGTTTGCACCAACGTTTAATGCAACAGATACGTTTGCTGTACCGGTTATACTGACGTTTCCAGAAGATATAACACCGGCAGTGCTGAATGATGTGGAGTTAACAGCCAGATTAACAGTTGAATTACCTACAGTGATATTAGATGTAGTAAGTACAACGTTTGCGCCAACATTTAACTGACTAGATGTAAAGTAAGAATTTACAGTACTGTTACCTACCCTAAATGCAGTCGTATTTGCAATTACGTTGGCACCAACGGCCATAGCTGTTGTATTGGCAACAGTATTACCAATTACGATAGATGTGCTATTGATAACCGCATTAACGGTTGTGTTACCGATCTTTAACGCCGTAGTATTAGAAACTACGTTTGTACTGATAGCAATTGTAGTCGTATTAACTACGGTATTGCCAATGGTAATGGATGTACTATTTAATACAGAATTGGTAGTGCTATTACCTACGTTAATTTGACTGGTGCTTAAGTTAACATTAGCACCTACGTTAACTGCACTGGCTGCATTAACGGTATTTGAATTAACTGCAATATTGTTTATAAACGTATTGACAGTTGAGTTGCCAACGTTGATCGAACTGGTGCTTAAATTTACATTGGCACCTACGTTTATCGATGTTGATACGTTAGCAGTACCAGTAATAGTGGTGTTATTGGCAACTACCAGAGTATTACCAACGTGTAAGGTAGAGGTATTAGTGGTCCATCTAGAATCAGTCTCATTCCATAGGAACTGAACGTTGGCAAAAGTACCCCTGTTGATCTCCATGCCGGAGTTCTCAGAAGGTGCACCAGTTACATCGGCATTCAGAACGAATATGTTATCGCCGATGTTTAAGGTCTGGGAGTTAATGTATGTTACATTACCAGAAACCGTAAGATCTCCACCTATTACTACGTTACCAGAAACGTCTAGGTTGGAGTTGATGGAAAGAGATGTAAGATTAGTACCAAACTCAACTAAAGCCGACCCGTTGGAGGTGTATAGCTTCTTATCGGTTAGGTTGACCGCTAGTTCACCGGGGTAGATATAAGTGCTGTTTGCACTACTGGTGACATTGGGCGTGCGCCCGCTCACAGTCGTGCGCTTGATTTGTAATACTTTTGTGTTTGCCATTAAAGCACCCTATATAGGATTTTACTAGGTCTTATGTAAGACCATCTATTTAGGTAGTAAGTAAAATCGACTTAGTAGGTACCCAGATCCATATTGTTGAATGATATGGTATTTGACGAGAATGCGTCGGTGACGATGACGCTATCGGGTAATCCAATGGTTAGATTGTTATTTGCAAAGGAAACTTGCACCTCACTCGTGGTTCCACTTACTGTATGATCTTCCCACTGTCCGGATGCCTCATTATACACAAATATTGCGTTATTTGGAGATTCGGTAACATTAACGTCCAGTAGTTTACTTAAACGGCTGAAGTCATATACTGCCGATTTAAGTGTAAATGGCGCATCTGAGGTAAGAACGGTATCACGCTTATTAATCGTGATAACTTGTGCTAAGGACGTTGCCATTTATTATCTCGTAACGTTTGGATTGACTGTAACTGATCCTTCAAAAACTCGAGAAATAGTGCCCGACGAATCGGTGAGTTCTACATCATAAAGATAACGACCGGCAGATACGTTGCCTGTTGCGTTTGCTGATAGAGATAATGTAATGGTACCGTTAGCCCCACCCAGCTGTACTGTAAACGCAGTTGCAGTAGAGGAGGTGTAGTGCTTGCGCATTTGAGCGGCACCGGTATAACTTGATAAATCAATATAGTTACCGTCAGGGTCTGTCAACGTAACGGTACTATTCCAGGTGGCGCCTTGATCGATAACTAAATTTGCTTTTGTTGCCATCTAATTTCCAAGGTTATATAGTCTTATTTATATTACCCAAAATTAATTGATATCGCCTTTGTAGCGAGAGGTCCAGATAGTGAGGCTGTATTTTGTGCCTGAAGTTAGTTTCAACGACTCATGGCCATGGGTAACCTGGCCTGGCCATACAATGACCTCTCCTGCCTGCATTCCCATATTAGAAAACCTCTGTCTATTAAACACCAGTTCACCGCCTTCGTAATCTTCATTCAACTTAATTGAACCAGTAATTAAAGATGCATCATGGTGACACGGTAGACTATCTTGGGTATCAGTTGAGTATTTAATGATAAACATATCTCTGATTCCGTATACACTTAGAGGAAACCAATGTGCTTCAGCCTGTGGTACTACCCATTTCATAAACTTATCAGATATCTCCATGAAGAGGGAAGGATCGATATCCTTAATTCTTGCCTCTTGTCCAGGGAACTTATCACCAGGCATAGTTTTCCATACACCAGTTTCTTCTGCTCTCTTAATCAGATAATCGCAATCGGCTTTAGTAAGAAACGAGAATCCTAGTATCTCATCACCTAGTTTTTCTAATGGTACTGTAGTATCAAATTCTAGCTGTTTAACAAATAATGAACGATAGGTGTTCTTAAGAAAGGTCTTTTGTGCCTCTCCGCCATTACCATGAAGTATACAAGGACATACATTGGTCTTATTGTTGTAAAGCTGTTTGTACTTCTGGTTGACCATTACTTCAATATCTTCTTCAGCCCCAGCCACGCATTGAAAGATATAGTTTTCGTAGTCTAATTTAATATTGATTTTTTTCTTAAAATGATACTGTTCGATAAATTTATTCTGAAGATAGAATTGGTCGTCAACCCCAGGATCACCTACCAGCAGTTCTTTGATAGCCCATGCATAACCAATGTATAACCCGCTGTTAAGATATCGATACGGAGTAGTTGATTCTGGGAAATTATGTGAAATATTCTTGTCTGGCCAGCATGTTTTTTCTGCTGCAAACAGTACATCACAATTAAAAGATCTGAATCTATTTACAATAGTATTTAAATCGTCATTAATGAATACATCATACCCGTCTAAGAACAATACTAGACTCTCGTCTTCAACTTCTTCAAGATACTTTTTAACTAGCTTTAACTTCTGACCACCGCCCATACCAGTCATATCACCATCAACCCATTCAACTCCTCGTCCTAAATTAGAGACGTTGATGTTAAACTTACCGGCTGACTCCTTAAGCATGTAGGATTTATTCTCATCAGTGGCAACAGTAAGTGCATGGAGGCTTGAATTGAGCACCTTACCCGATTCAATGTCAGATCCTAAGACCTGTCTTGATACTTGCATAAAAGGTTTATTATCTTCATAGGCAATTGCTTTAAAGAACCCAATACCCAAATAATGAGACTGGGCTTGAACCATAGTATACTTAACCTCTGGGGTAGTGGCTAATGTACTTTTTGTATGATCCACCCCTAACATCATTGGAATAAATTCGTCTACCGGGATTAAGAGTTCTTTAAATCTAGATTCAAGTAACTTCAAGGCACCACCGGGGCTTATAACATATGATGAACAAAGATAGGGATAATGTGGAATGGATAGATCGGAGAGAATGACTTTCTTATGCTCCATCATTTCTCTATGGTCCAAGTATACCATATCAAAACTTCTTAACAAGCCATTAGCATGCTCTAAACTAAAATTACTGTCGGGTATATACACAACGTCATCTTCAAGTATGAGAATAGGTTCGTTTAACTCGACACATTTTTCCCACAGTTTCATATGAGAGATAGCACACGCTATCTCGGTCATGGTCATGCGTCTGTTTAAGAGAGGGTCAACCCACTCCTTACAAATATCATAACCCATATCCCGCACCTGGCCGTATGTAAGTTTATATCCGTTTATTGCTGGAAATCTTTCCCATTCGAACCCGTGTTCGTCTAGTTGGGCGGCCAGCTTATCTAATCTATCTTTACGCGATTCTAAATTTATAACAAATGTTTTCATGTTTAAGTTAAACTCATATTATTTTTCATATCAATCCAATCTTCAAATAACCTATCCACATATTTAATACTCTCAGGCAACCCTCCAGCATCTCTATCTTTCATACCGCGATGATAGAGAGTAATGCTTGGAAAAATAGGAGGAGCAAATAATGGTAGTTCATCTAATTCTAATACTAGAAAGGAGATGGCAGGGTATTTTGGCTCTAATTGCTCAATGTAGTTTAAGAAGGTATTACAGTTATTGCAGTCTTTATTAGATATAATAATAGCAAATAATGACTTATCATCATTTAAAACTATATTACTAATTTCATTGTAATTCAAATTTCTCATAATTTATCCAAAAATAATAGTTAACCAATCCCGAAAACATTACTCCAGGCCGGAACGCAGTATCTAACGGTAGCAGCGAGAACAAACCCACTAGTGCAGCCCCAGCCCCAATATATGCGCGCGCCCCAGCCCGTTGTATCTGTTACGTTTGAGTACTCATATGGTGCAGAGTCTCTAAACCCAAAAGAGTTACCAGATGAATTACTTCTTATTCTCCAACTACCCACATTACCGACATAGTTATTAGGATCTACCATTGCCTGTACATGACCGGCAGCAGTTCCAGATGCTAGTAACCATCCACCGGTTTGAAATGTTGGGTATTGATATGCCTGTGGAGTATTCACGTTTGTCATATCTGTCCATCCAGATGGGCATGCATCTGCTGAAACATATGCCGGGCTACTGCCACCGCTAACACAAGGCCCAATCCCGTTAATCGTACCTAAACCTGCTGTCGTTCTAAATATCTGCTCACCCACATTCTTAATACGAATAAACTCACCATTACCAACGGTAAATGAGCAAGCACCTTTTCCTACTGGACTTGTAACACCTGGTATAACTATTTGACCTCCTTCGTGATTAGCACCACTAAATCCAGAGCCACCAACAAAGCCACCAGTGCTTGATGATGTCCATCTAGATCTATGCAAAGGCATATTTTTTACGTGTATATCAACTACACCACGTGCATCACTGTAAAAATACATCTCCCACTCTATCAGATTATCATTAGTTGAATTAATTGTTTCATCGGCATATCCTGTAGTTCCAGAACCTCTAAAATAAATTATAAAAATTTTACGGAGTAGGTATTCCCCTGTAGCGAGATTCTCTACCGGAGCACCTGCGTAAGGTTGTGTTGAGGTAAGTACATTATAGGTAACATACTTGACTCGGTCGCTTGAATTATCCCCTGACCCAATACAGATCTTTGGAAGGTTGGGGGTATTAAAGCCTATGCCGGAATACGTAACTGAACCTGATCCGAACGTAACATAACTGTTTGTACCCACAAATACAGAACTGTAGTGATTAGGACCCCAGGCAACTTCCCAAGGTAGAGTTATAGCCACATAACCATCATCTGTTCCCCCAGATGTCATGGGGGCTGTAATAAAACTATATCCGTAACTATCATGATATAAATTAGCAGGATCTACTATACCACTTACAGGTAGTGGCATTTTACGGGCGGTAAGTCTTACCCCTGGAAACTTTGTACCAGTAGCAGGCGCATTCACGACCTGACCGCCAAATATTTGAGGGTAGGCGGAATCTTCCCCTGTAGGTCCTCTTCTAAATTCAACCCCGTCTTCACTCGTAAGCTTGGAACTATTGAACACCGATGTTCTCTCTGCAGCACTTCTTAACGGTATAAAAATAGAATTTATTGCGGCTGATTTACCTTTGAGCTGAACAAATCTATCGTCCCTAACATCAGTACTCGTGCCAAGATCCAGCACCGAACTAACCTCATTTACGGCCAAGGCCGCACTGAGGCCTCGGTTACCGTCACCGACACTAGCAGCATCGTAATAATTTTGAAATGCCGGGTAGGCGCTACTGGCATTACTATCTGTAGTACTTGCAATAGCCATTATTGATTAACACCTTCTGTATTTGACGAGCTACCTATCATGAAGGGGCTGAAGGACATATTAACTGTATTAATATTAGTATCTAGGGTTGTTAGAAGTGAGCTGGTCTCAACTTTTACGTCGATGGCAAATTCCGAATTTTTTACTCCGCCCTTAAAAACCGTGACCGCTGGTAGATGCTGCACGGCAAAAACAGGAGGGGTGCTTCCTACATCGACTTTATAAAGTGTGGCATTATTAATGGTAGCGTCATCCAGGCTAGTAATTAATTGTACTTGTGCTTCATCTGTAGAACAATAAGTAAAAACTATATCATTTTTATCTGTGTTCTTACTGTTGTTAATTGTAGTATTAAGTTGAGAAACGCTTAATGACTTCATCCTATACCCTCTAATTTCTTAGTTAGTACTTCCACCTGTCCACTCAATTCCTGAACGGCTTTTGTGAGATGGGCTATAATTACGTTATACTTAATTGCAATATCATCCCCATCATTGGAGACAGCCCTTGGCATCCATTCTAACACCTCTTGTGCAATAAATCCAGTATCTGTAGTGCCGTCTTTCTTCCACTTAAACTCTACCGGGTTAAGCTTCTTAATAAGTTCAAGACTATTCTCAACCCCGGCAATGTCATACTTTAAGTGTTTGTTAGAGGTATAGAAGAAGGAATAAGAGTATATGCTGGTACAATTAATTCTACCGGCTACTGCACTGGCAGACTCCCCAACCCCTAAAGAGTTTACCTGGGCATTAGAAGCAGTAGTAAATCCTCCAGGCTCTCCCTTAGTACCCGTATCACCTTTAATCGAAGAACCATCTACACCTTTATCACCCTTTTGACCCTTGACTCCAGTTACTGAGAATGTAGATGCATCAGAGTTAGTAAATGTTAGGGAGTTTGCTCCGTCATTAAACGAGGCTGAGGCAACTGCCTCACCTTTTTGGCCCTTTTGACCTACTTCACCTTTTTGACCTACTTCACCTTTTTGACCTACTTCACCCTTATTACCCTTATCGCCTATCTCGCCCTTTTGGCCCTTAAGCCCGGTAACAAGAAAGGTAGATGAGTCAGAGTTCGTAAAGGTAGTGGTATTATTGGCATCAGTAAAAGCCCCGCTGCTTACTCTTTCACCCTTATCGCCTTTATTACCCTTATCACCTATCTCACCCTTCTGGCCTTTTAATCCGGTTACGGTAAAGGTAGAGGAGTCGGAATTAGTGAATGTGGTGGTGTTGGTACCATCTGTAAAGGCAGCACTGCTAACTCTTTCACCCTTTTGACCTTTGAGCCCGGTGACTAGAAAGGTAGTTGAATCCGAATTAGTAAATACTGTAGTGTTGTTGGCGTCTGTAAAGGTTGCACTACTTACTCTCTCGCCCTTCTCACCTTTTTGACCTTTTAATCCAGTAACAAGAAATGTTGAAGAGTCGGAATTGGTGAATACAGTAGTGTTATTAGCGTCAGTAAATGCCGCACTATTAATTCTCTCACCTTTTTGGCCCTTAAGCCCGGTAACAAGAAAGGTAGATGAGTCAGAGTTCGTAAAGGTAGTGGTGTTATTGGCATCAGTAAAGGTCCCGCTGCTTACTCTTTCACCCTTTTGACCCTTTTCACCGGTACGTGAGAATGATATAAAGATAACATCGTCGTTATCAAACAAGGTGGTACCTGATACATGTGTGACGGCAATTTGTCTATAACCGGTCTGTGTAGTAACAGAGGTAATAGAATAAACTATGAACCTACCTACGTTCTTTGAGCTTCTTAATAGTAAGTATCCCTTAGGTGCCGCGCTATTACTATCATCTAATGCATCTATAAATGCAGATACATCTGTTGTACTGAACTCAGTCTCGCTAATTGCAATTTGAGTAACTGATGCAGGGGATGCGTTATTAAGTCTAAACTTACCGCCACTTGGGTCGGTGTTTGTTGCTGTTGTGGTACTGAACTGATAGGTTACATCGGCATATGTACGTAACGGGAAGAATAGAGTACCATCATTGGTAAATCTCCATTGATCTAGTGTCTCGTCCCATCTGATATTTACGTCAGCTGATGTGCCTCTATTTACTGTTAACTGGGCATCCAGAGATGGTGCACCAATAACATCCTTTAATAGAACAATTTCACTGGTACCTAAATCGACTGTTGTAGAAAAAGAAACAGAGTTGACTACTTGTAGTGTGCCCTGGATAACCACGTTATTGCTAAATGTAGCAACCCCGGTTACTCCTAGTGTACTTCCAACATTTGCCGTCTCTGTAACGTCTAGGCCGTACTTGACTCTAAAATTTTGCGTATTCGCTGCCATTAGCTTCCCTTTCCGCTAATAAGTGATTCTTATTATTGTTATGTTAGTGCAACTCTCAACATCTTAAATGCTACTGACCCAACAGTCGAGAGTGCGTATAGTCTGACAGCAGTAGAGGTGGCGTTAATTGTATATGTAGCGAACTGGGTATCAACGTAAATAGTACCGTATTCAGTCATGTGCGCATTACCTGATCCATATACAACACTCAACTCAGACATAGTCTTTTTCTCTGTGTCAGCTGTATTAATTGCTGTAATGGTATATTTAGCAGAGGTGAAATCCGCAATTGCAAAGCTATCAACCAGGTTGGCGGTTGAAGAATTAGGAAATGTTAATACTGATCCTAATGCCGTAGAGGTGACTCTTGAAGAGGAGTTACTATAAACCGATACTGAGTTATTTACGGTCAATGAACCGTTAGAAATAACCATTGAGTTACTTACTCTTACCGTGTCACCTGCATTAATAGTATAGTAACTAGATGTGTTTACAGTGAATAAAGAGGTATTGACAGTAACGTTGGCTGCATTAATATAGCTATTAGATGTAATATTTAATGTATTGCTGTTAACGTTAGATGTCAGACCAACAACAGTTACGTTTGAGGTAGATGAGCCAATGGTAAGAGTGCTTCCACTCTCTACATTACCACCTCTGATTACAGGAGTTGCAACTGCATTACCAACAAATACGTTACCAGTAATAATACCGTATGCTGCGGATACATTTAAGTTAGATGTAAGGTTAACTTGCCCACCAGATACTGAAACGTTTGCACCATTAACAGAAACGTTAGATGCATTAATGTAAGTATTAGACGGAATGTTAAGTTGTACCATTACCACATTACCAACGTTACCAACGGCGGTCAAGTTGTGTGTGGTGTTAGATCCGATAGTGGTATTACCGTATACGCTTATGGTTGCAACGTTAAGGGTGAAGGCGGCTGCATTGACTGTAGTATTAGATGTTACTGTTAGTGTATTGCCGTTTAAAGTATTATTATGGGAAGAGTTTGAACCTAGTGTCGTATTGCCGTATATGCCAATAGTTGCTACGTTTACTGTCAGTGCAGCTGCATTTACTGTTGAATTAGAAGTAATGTTTAAATTATTAGCAGAGACGTTGGCTGTGTATCCAGTAATAATTAAGTTAGAGGATGTAGTACTATTTGCAACCCCTAATGTTAAGGTGCTGATGTTGGCTGTATTACCAGCACTACCACCCCTGACGAGGGTTGCAGCATAAGTGTTAGCTGTCAGTATACCGATAACACTACCGTTACCTGTAACGTTAGCACCGCTTGTAGAACCCTCCACAGATACGATTAAATTTGTAAGGGCGTCGGTTAATATGTTGGTCTTACCAATCAAGCCGGCAAATGTATCGGTTGCAATTACAACATTGGAAACTGGTTTAGCCATTCTTTTCTCTGATTAAATTTTTTATAAGAGCGTCCATCTCAAGCAATTTCTGCTTGAGATCGTTTATTTCTTGCTCGTTTTGCGCTTGAGCGGTCATGCTTTCGCGCTGTTGTTTGTATAATTTAAACGCTTTAACATTGGTATTTATCAATGCGTTTGTTCCTTCGTCTCTGACAAAATTAGGATCATCAGTTTTAATCATGTTACACCGAGACTGCTATAGCCCTTACATCATCTAACTTAGGTACCAGGTAGGTGGTATCCGAAGTCAGTACTATTTTCAATGCCATGTACTTGTAAGAGTCCATAGCTTCTTGATTTTTAGTATAGTATCTTGCGATGTTAGAGTTCTGATTGTACTTGAAGGCTTCCTTACGATTGGTAACCTTTTCAATAGTCAGACCAGTTATTGCAGTACCAGGGCTGGTGCTGTTAAATGTAACTGGGTTCTCAAGAGTAATAGAAGTATCACTAGCAACATTAGCAACCGGGCTAATAAAGTAATCACTGGTTGAACTGGTTCTAACTATCTTAACAATATCGTCAGTAGTTAGGGCTGATGAGAAAGCGGTATTAGAGCCTGTAATGGTTGTATTACCGGTATTGGCCGTTCCGTAACCTGCTAATACAGATACGGTTGGGGAATACTTAAATGTGTATTCATATTCTCTAATATCATTCTCGTTTAAAGATGCACTGAATAGACTTGAAGATGTAACTTGATCAAGTAATGACCAGTCTTTATCTTCAAATGCATCTTGATCGGCAGCATTAAGAACCTTGGCATAAACGTAGATATTGGTACCTGAAGGCTTGTAGGCGGAGATGAATACTTTAATGTCTTCAGCATCCAGGCCATCGGCTAGTACTAGTCTCTTAGAAACGTATTTGCAGCTTGCATTTCCGTATCTTGTATTTTCATCAGTAACGCTATTGTTAATTAAATATTTACTGAATACTAATGATGCAGGTGAAACATCTACGATAGGTGATGTAGTAGTATATGATGTCTCAAGAGTCAGAGTAGTATTAAGAGATTTAGTTAGAACTGCACCGTCAATCTCATTTGACTTACTCTTAACCACTGCTGTATCATTTAACCCTACGTCTGTCTTACCATTTAGTAGATAAGACAGAGTCGCAGTAGCAGAACTATTCGATGACTTAGAAACAGTTAACGAAGGAGTAATAGATGTGCCTTGGGTAACTATATTGGTGATGAACGGATTAAAGGATGCTACATCAATATTATCAACTGATGATACTTTAGCCGATGCATTAGAATTATCTCCTACCAATAATGCATTGTATGTGCTGTTAGAGGTAAACACTTTAAACAGACTGTTGGATGCATTAGAGTCTTTTAGGTACAATTTACCTTTGGTAGAGTTATAATAACCTACTCTTCCGCTAACAACTCTTTGAATGCTTGCAGCAAGACTTGAACTAACAGTATATGCTGGTGGTCTATTTACTACAATAGCAGTTGAATTAGCAGATTGAACTCTTAGCACATCATACTGTTCATCAACACTGTAATGTGCAGCTCCTGATGCTGCGGTATTAAGTGGGGCATCTATAGTTAGAGAGTCATTACTTGTAACACTAATGACCTGTCTTACCTCATTACCAATTCTAATAAAGTCCCCATTGGCATACTTTGTGGTAAACCCGGTACTAGTAGCGGTGGCGTTAGTAATAGTAATGGTAGAAGAAGTTACAGTGCCAGTTCCTACATTATTAGCAGTACCATAAACAATTAATACCGTATCGTTGGCAGCTAATACCGATGATAGGCTACTACCAGTTGTAATGGTAGAGCTTGATGTATTAGTAGTAATGGTGCTATTTAGATATGAATTTGCAAGTTGGGCTACCTCTTCACCGCCCGTAAACGACCCGGAATTATTGGCAATAGTCAAATACTCCGTATCATCATTGGTCATTTGAAGGGTTCCAGTAGTTGAGGTAAACTCAGCTCTATATACCTTAAATTTAATATCTTCGTCTTGTACAGCAGTAAATGATCTATTACTGGTAGAGTAAAACAGAGTACCTTCACCCCAAGACTTATTAGGTGTCTTGGTAGTATCTAATACGTCCGGTATACCTGGAATAGCAGTCCAAACTCTATAGTCAGGTGACGCTGCATCTGGGGTTAGTACGATAGCATACTCTCTACCAGTCTTTACCTGTACAGGAGACGGGAAGTTAAACATAGTACCCACGCTTGCATTATTACTCACACTGACGTTAGCAGATGATTTATATACTGTACCAAATGGTACAATGAAAGGTCTTACTGCGCCCTCATCACTAACTTCTCTAATGTCTAAGGTAACTCCTTTTGTTGTATCTTTCTGTTTAAAGAATATTTCAATAGCAGACAAGTGCATGAACTCAGATGAATCCTGTGGGTGAACATAAAATGTCTGGGCTAAAGGATCGGTACCAGGAGGCATATAGCCCCAACCCTCTACAGTAGATACCGCCCACTTATTAGTGGTCTGATTTATTACCTGGGTGTCTTGATAGGTGGACACACCGAATGTATCTTTCTGGGCTAAATCAAAAGATTTTGTACTGGTTGTAATTGCACCAGATGTACCGCTAATAGAGAATGATGAAAACTTACCGGTACTCTTAGATGTTGCTCCTGATTCAGATGCAAGGGTGCTTACATCCATGACCAGGAATTCTTTTTCACCTGTAGTAAAGGTATCACCTGGTAAATAAACTACTAGGGCTAGTACTCCGCTGGCGTTAGCTTCAAGCGGAGGGCTTGTACCTTTGTTGTAAATAGGTAAGAAGCTATTCAGAGTAGCGTTATTGGGGTCAGTTATGGTAGCAGGAGAACAGAATGATGTAATATCTACTCCATCAAAAAACACGTAGTGCTGGGCACCAGGTCTTAATCCGGATACATGTAATGCAATTCTCTGCTCTCTAATGTAAGGATTAACTTGTACGCTCTTTAAGAAGTTACCTACATTCTGGGTGGATGAAACGGTGGGTGCAGGTTTAATCTTTTGAAATGTATCAGTTTTAGTGGTAGTTAGAGTTTCAGAGAAGTTTCTATTGGTTTGTCTTGTACCCCATCCGCCGTAGTCAGTAGTATTTACTGTAGTTGCACCCTCTTGAATACCACCTGAGCTAACTTTAATATTGTTAGGGGTTAAGTTTAATTTACCTAACGCATCATTAACAGAATTAGTTAGTGCATTAATAGGATCTGCGATATTAATATCAATGACCGATGTACTTACGACATCTGTATCAAAGAAGTTATCTACTCTAGGAATAACAATCATCTTACCGGCAAAATTCCAATAGCCAGTTACTAATGTTCTCTCTTTATTTGCATGTGGCTGACTGACCAATGTGGTGGTAGTATAAGGTAACGTTACTAAATCTCCAAGCTTGGTGGTATTAGTTCCGGCATTAGAATACTTAAGATCTACAGATATAAGTTCTTGTTGAGGGGTTAGTTTTGATTCATTAGTATTAATTAGTGCCTTATACTCACCATCATTAATGTTTGAAATTTGATAGTCACTAAATGCATCTACAAAGAAACCATTTTTAAAGCGCTCAAAAGAGGTATTAGCCTCACTTGGCAAGGTTAAATTCTTTGTATCAGCCTCAATAGTATTAAGTAAGGTATAGTATTCTAATCTCTGAATTCTTTCCTCAAGCGCGTTAATATCATTCATCGTATATCTACGAGTTTGAGAAAGAGTGATTGTGTTCTTAAGATCAGGTCGTTTTGCTACTGAAGCAGCCTTAGAGGTAAGACTTGGGAAAGGTGCGATAGCTACAGTACCGATACTCATTGTATCTACTTCAGGTGGTGGAGGTAGAGGAGTATTTGATGGGATACCTTCTATAGTTCTTACCCTACCAGTAGTAGTAATAACTACTCTATCTACACGAGACATGTATGACTCTATAGTAGTCTCAAAACTTCTAGAAGGGCATGGGAAGAACTTTTCACCAGCTATAAATGTCTCTGTTGCTGGCGGATCAATAGAGGCAGCGGCCAATGTTGATGCTGATGTAGAGGCTGTATTAGCAACTATAGGTCTAAAATCTACAGCATCTCTTAATGAGATAGCCTCACCGGACGTTGGCGAAATATAAATTGGAATTGTCTCTGTTCTAATCTTATTAGAAGGCAAGGTAGTTGTAGTGTCATCAATAGGATATGATTCAGTAGACATGTACTTACCTGAACCGTGTGTAAAGGATTTAACCTTTACTACCAGACAACTGGTGGCAGTTAAGCTTAAAGTAGATCCTGGTTTTTTAGCAAGATAAGATAGCCCGTAGTAATTATCTTTTTGGCCACTCTGAATAATGAATTCATCAACGTAATTAGTAGTTGATTCTGAATAAGAGTTACTTGCACCAACGTAAACTGCATCTAGTGCATATACATCAGGTACACCCAAACACCAAGGCCCGGTAGTTGTACCTGCTAGTTTATCAGTTGAAAGCTTAACATAGACTGGGTTATTAACAGTTTTAACTCTTACCGCTGGCTCATAATTCTTAAGATTATGATACATTGTAAATGTAGTTGCTACGTTGGTAGCTGCCCCTACACTAACTGTAAGACCGGTATTAGAGTCTGCAAAGATTGTACGCGCAGGTGCCCCTGTGCGGTTCATGTTTACGGGGGTATATGCTGGGAATGCAACGTATGCAGCGTTGGCAACAGCGTTGGCAGTTACTCCACTTAGCCCGCTAAATGTATTGGCGAGACCTAGTAGCTGATCGTTGTAAATGTATGCAATACGCTGGGGTGCACTATCACCAATAGAGATATAATCCCCTACTCTTAATGCAGTAGTAAATAGCGTACCCGTACCTACGACGTTGGTCTGAGGAGTATTAGCTGATACAGTACCGGCGACATTTGCTGAATATCTAAACGATGCCTGAGGAACTATAATAAATTGCTGCTTATCAGTATCACTTAAGTTACCAATACCATATGGAAGGATATTGGCGCCAGAGAATGATACAGATACATTACCAGAAGTTGTAAGGGTTGCAGTAGTAGAGGTTCTAAAGATAAATTCCTCTGAGGTTAACTCTTTTACTGCAAAGGTACCTGTATTAAATACAAGCGAGTCGTTTTGTAGATCTTGTAGCTCAGCCAATCCGTTGGTTAATACTACGTCAGCAATAGCAGTCGTATTAACAGTGACGCTTCTTACATCTTTAAAGTTTTTACCAGATGCCATAACTACGTTAAACAGGTATAACTTATATGTACAATCTGGTGTACCTGGTGTACCACTATTGTACTCAACTGATCTAACATATGATGTGCCGATGACTGAGCCTGGAGTGGTAGGAGTGCCTCCGTAATTGTCACTAATATCGGTACCTGCGGTATCACGAAGGTTGACTTGTGTCCCGTTTTTAATTTCAAAAAGACCGGATAGCTCTTTAACTACTACATAACTACCATACTGTGTATTAATAGTTTGGTTTACAGCGTTAGATGAGTCGGTACCCTTACGAACAGGAGTACGTGTGTTATTAAGTAAACTTATACGCTCCCCCTTAACATACGCAGTACCTGGGCTAATGATAAGGTTAAAGTGAGTTGTGTTGCCGCCTACGGCACTGGTATCTAATCTAAACGTATCTAGAACATAGTTACCGCTTTCTTCAAAAGTTCTACGGGCTAGCTCTTTGTTAATAGAATTAAATTGAGTTGCGTCTCTATTTCTAACAATATTACCGTCTTGGAATTCTAGTAGCGGAAGAAAATCATTATTTGCTGCTCCTACCTCAGTATTGACTACTAATAAGGTAGGGGTAAGTTGTAATCGATTGGCACCAGGAGCGGCAAAATTAGGTGCGCCAGTTGCTAAATCTAGTAAGGATGAATCCACGTTACTATTAACAATTGCTTCTGTTGTAACAAATCCAACTGATTTATTATTTGCTACTGGTGAATATTTCTCTAATATAGCTGTCTGTGGCGATACACGTACAAAATTACCTTTTTGGTAAATGATACCTCTATCCGTCTTAACCGCTGCACCTCTTCCTACAGGCGCGGCATATGTTGAATCTGCAACTCGGATTTGGGCAATATAATTTACCGCAGAAAGTGTTGCACCTACACCAGCAGCAGTAGTAATACTAATAGAAGGTACTGTTGTATATCCAGTACCTTTTGCTACCATAGATACATCAACAATCTTACCATCTCCGTTAGTAGTAATAGTTGCAAGTGCACCGCTTCCAGTAGTGCCAGAAATAACTACCACATCACTGTTTGTATACAGGCTACCACCGGCAATAATGTTAATCTCTTCTACTGTACGATTAACATTAAATACTTTAATAACGTCATTGTTAGAGAATACTTTTTGTCCTGCACTTCCTGTATTAATGTACTTAATATAGAGAGTGTTAAGATCGGGATTTTGAGACTGCAGTCCCTCAACACTATCGATAGTTAATGCCTGAAGATTATACCCCTCTTGAATGAGAAGTTGATCTCTATAAGACCCTAAAGATACAGGCTGACCGTCTTCTTGAAGGTCGTTAATCTTAATGTAATTGTACCCATAGTCAGGAAAGATATTACAACCATCGATAATAGTACCTTTTACGTATACATTATCACCAAATCTTTCAAATTGAGTCTGAAGGATGGTCTGTAGTTGGGTTAACTCACGTGCCTGAAGCGCAACACCCGGTCTAAAGAGAATACGATGATAATTCTTTTCTTCATCGTAATCATCAAAGTAAGGTGTTACATTTAAATTTGTCTCGATTGCCATATGGTCCTCTTAGAATTGGAGCACTATTCTGAATGCTTCAGATTGTGAGTTTGATCTTGAAATTGGTTCACTGTTTTCTATGTATATCACGTCGCCAGAGTTCTTTACTATGTCTGGTGTATATTTAACTGAACCTAAAGTATATGTTGCGCTGCCACTAATTTGTAAAAGTTCTTCATTAGGATCGGCATTAATGGGTCCTTTTTCTGAAGTTAAAAATAAGTAGGTTGAGTTAGCTGAATGGAAGTATGCATTAGATAAAGAAACTTCAGTTTGATAAACTACTGAGTCATTTGCGAACGCAAGGGTATTAGCAGTATAAGAAATTCTGGTTCTATTGTCAAACGTGTTCCAGCTATTGTAATTCTTCTCATTAACGTTAATAGCGGTAATGTTTGCAAATGCTCCAGAAGTACTACCGATGACCGGTCTACCAACTACGAACTTCGGCGTTGCATTAGTTAATGTAGCATACGGTGAAACATTACCTTCTTTAATACCCGTAGCAATAACAGATGCTTTGGCAAGCGTAGCATAGGATGCGTTAAATGAATTGTTAGATGTAAGTTGTAAGTAGGTGCTGTTAGTGACTGTATCTACAGTTCTAATGGATTGAAGCTGGGCGGCAGTATCAAAAACTAAAACAGTATCACCAGCTAGTAATGCATTGTTAAAATCTGTACCCAGGCCTACCAACGTACCGGTACTGGTATTAGTAGTTACTGTACCTATAAGTTTTGCAAAACTGACTTGACTGATAGTTTCACCAGCACTAAAGGTACCAACCTCACTACCCAGTGTTAGTGTTACATTATCAAAATACGGATCCTTGAGGATCATAATCTGTCTGTAATCATTAGAGGTCGAAATATATCCCCCCTCATTATTAGACAATTGAACGCTTATAGTTAGTGCATCTGATCCTAGCTCTTGAGGTGCATTCTTACCATGTCCGCCAACAGGAGGTATAACAGGTGATACAGAAGTACCTACTGCCACCCCACCGGTATTACCTCTAACCGTTGCCTCTGCATAGGTGTAGTTAGAGCCTCTGTTAACCATAACAACTTTTGATACAAAATTATTAACAGTACTGTTTGATGCAATAACTGCATAGCCGGCGGCGGCTTGTCCATCACCTACAAACACAATATTAGGAGTTACTAGATATTGTGAATCTGTACTAGGTGGGGTAGAGAATGCGTTATTAACTGTAACTACCCTGGTTGCGGCTTCGTATGAAACAATCGACTTTAATTGTCCACTACCGGTACCAGCAGAGATGTAAATTGAACTACCTGTATAGAAATCAGAGTTAGATGCTGCATTAGAATTAAGTCTATAACTAAATTCATTACCTCCGGTAGGAATAGCATCTCTTAAATCATCCACCGTAAAGCTACCAGTCAGGACGGACACGTACCCTGCTCCTGCATTAGAGACCTTTACAACGTCAATGGCTCCTGATACTGAATTCCCTGCAACGTTAGCGCTTGTAATAACAGGCATGTAGTCGCTGGTTGCAAACTTTTCAAACGTTGCCTCAGGCATTTTATAAATGAGTTTCCATTTATATCCGTCACCGGTTGTAATAAAGTTACATGCAGATTCAACTGTGCTGCTAGGTTGAACAGTAGATACTGCCCCTCCATTATTGTCTAATACTTTATAAACATAGTAAAAAGACCCAGCATCTACAGCGGCATAAAACGCCTTACTGTAAAGATCTGGATCATTATTATCATACATTGCATATGCAGTATTGGTGGTCCAGTTATGTCTTGGAACTACCAAATTAACGTCTGTTGGTAATATTTTCTTACCAAATATAATCTCTTGATACGGTCTTACTTGTAGCTCTTGATTCGTCTCATTAGGATCAGGCACGTTATCGTCACCGCCTGCATAAGGGGTGTGCTTACTAACAGCAACATAATAGATGTTATTTGCAGGCTCGTTTAAAGACTCAATAACCTGCTCGGCTACATGCTTGCTGAATGATTTGGAAACTATTTTTGACATGTCTTTATTTATTATGTAATTGTGACTGTACTTTGGGCTACATTAAGTTCAACATTAGCAGTAGATGAGGTGACTACTTTACCAAATAGTTTGGTCCCGGCAACGTGTAGAACTTGCTTTAAGAGGTCTGAATATACACTTAAAGGTTTAGAACTTTGAACTTCATATGAGAATTCTTGATAATACTCACCGTCATGTATATAGTCAGCGTCGTCTAGTAGACCTCTTGCAGCACTGTAATAACCCGAACCTGTACCAGTACCCCCAATATTAATTTTACCTCTACCAATTCTCTCACCATCAAAAGATGAGAATATAGCTGTTTGATCTTGGAGATAATAAACCCCAGAATCTGTAATTGATAACGTGGAAACTGATCCTGAAGATGCTACAACGTTTGCGGTGACGTTAGCATTTCTGCCTACTACAGCAGTACTTGAATCTATTAAATCGACAGTAACCAAGGCAGTCTCACCTGATGTCTTACCTACTATAGTTCCTCCAGGAGTAAAATCAGTAAATAAACTTGTACGCTTTACCTTGAGTACAGAGGTATTGGAGCCAGATTTAATCTTTCCTTTTGCAACTGCAGCCGAGGTATCTGCCGCCGTGCTCAAGATGTTAGTAACGCTTCTTGTAGTTGCACCGTTTAGTTGAAATACTTTATATGCATTGTCTACTGCGGTAACGGTTGCATTGGCAGTACCAGTAGATGTTACTTTTGCGCCACTAACAACAAACGACCCACTAACGCTCTTAATGATTAATGTAGTTGAATTAGACGCAAGTATCTCACCATTTACTACACCTTGGGTTGCAGTTGCACCTACAGTAAATCCTGTATTAGTAGATACTGTTAACTTAGATGTGGTTATGGTATTTGTAAAGACACCTGTGTTACTGGTAAGAACGGTTGTGTAGGTATTGGTTAAGGCGTCTTTTGTAGTTGAGTAAACAAACCCAGTACCTGTAACCGTTATGCCGTTATTGGTAGTTATATATTCACCCACATCGTAGGTGTTAGATGTATTACCAGAATAGGTATTAGAGGTAATTGAAATAGAAGGTGAATTGATAGTTTGTTCAATAGTCTCACCTGTGGTAAATCCTATGTTCTTAGATAGAGTATTAATTTCTAAGATAATATCTCTCTTACCGTAAGCAGCAACTCCTGCCTCTTCTAAGAATACAAACGGTGCAATGTTATAGTTTTCACCAGGGTTAATACCAGTTAAGCTGGATATAGTACCAATGGTCTTAGATTCAAATCTAAGCAAATCTAAAATAGGTGTATCAGCATCACCTAGAGGTGCTTTAATAAATCCATAAGGTGATGCAGGTAATATATCGGCACCTGAACCCGCACTTGTACCACCCCCGGAATCTAAAATAGATGCTGATGGGGTGGATACAATAAGATTACCTACGTTGGCAGACAGATTAACTATTACAATAGCCCCAGAAGCATCTGTAATTAAAGATGCATTACCAGCAGTGAATGATCCAGCACCTGTATTACCTCCACTGAATACTATTTTGTCGGTATTACTGTAACCAGAGCCGCCTGATATAATACCAACAGAGGTGAGGTTACCATAACCGGAGTTAGCACCAGATATGAGCATGGTGCTAAAAGGAACACTATTGCTACCAGGTCCATCATTGTTGGAGCTGAGTAGGTCAGGAGATAATAATACTACCTCTGAATCAGAGATACTACCAATGGAGAAGTCAGCACCAGTGCCTGATGATACCAACACTAAATTGGCTACTGAATTAGAGGTGAGTCCGGTTATGAGTGTCTTAGAGGAGGTGGTTGCGTAAAAGGTATTAGTAGTATTAGTTATACCAACTGCAGTAGAGTTAGATCCAATTAAAAGTCCAAGGGATTTATAATTAGTATTTGATGAGTATTTACCGCCAAGATCTGCAGCTAAGAATATGGTTGTGTTAACTGTAGGAACGTCAGAACTTAAAACAGTGTTACTAGAAGACCAACGAGCACTACCGCTTACAGATTCAAGAGAATAAAAATACCCATTGGTAGCAGCTGTAGGGGTACCGTTTGCAATATAGGTGGTGTAGTCAGAGTCGGAGTATGTATTAAATACACCGGTATTAGTAAAATTGCCTGCAGTATTACCAACCACAATAACATTGACATTGGCGTAGTTGTGATTGGACTCTCTTGGAATTGCCAACACCCTACCACTTGCTAGTGATGAGGTTTGTAAGAGATATGTTCCTACATGCAGACCATTTGATGCAATAGTTGATGTATTTACTGTTAGAAGAACTACGTTAGATGTGCTTGTAACGATGCCAAAAGAGGTATTGGTGCTACCGGTACGCTGACGTAACTGGGTACTAACCGTAAAGGCAACTGCAGTATTAGTTGCAATAAAAGCACTATTAGTATTATACACTATAGTGTTAGCAAATGTGCTACCAGAGATAGGGTTAATAATTAATGTAGCAGTATTTGAATCTGTATTCTGGGTGCGGCTTGCAATAATGGAGACCGCCCCACTATGATTGGTAAGTGTATCGCCAGGGCTAAAGTTACCTATTACATTGTTAATTGCAAGGCTATAATTATTCTGCTCGATTGTTTCGAATTTTTCAAATGTTGTTATTTCACTATTTGAGTTAGTAAGACTGGTATAGGTAAGTACCTTTTCTGATACTGTTGAGTTAGCAGTAATAGAATACCCCCACCCACCATCGACTAATGTAAATCGAACCAATCCAGTCTGCGATTCAACAGCACTTACAATAGCCTTACCTTCAACCCCGGTAGAGGAGGTAATAGTTACTTCTTCACCTCTAGAAAATCCTTCGCCTGCCTCGGTAACATTAATAGAGTTAAATGAACCAAATACCTTGGGTGCGTTCTCAACAATACCATCGGTTGTAATAATATCACCGACCTCAAACCCCCCACTTATGCTACTTAGAAATAACAAATCAATATTTTTACCATTAATGTTTCTAGTTATAACATACTCTACGAATGCGGTGGCGTTTGATCTTGATCCTGTAATTTGTTTACCAGCCATACCAGCTGTTTTCGTAGTAGGGGTTACTTCCAGATATTTTGGAATAGTCCATTCACCATCAGAGCATCTAAAGATGTCATCCCCAGGTGTATAAATTTCAATCTTAATGCCGTATACTAGACTGAATAATAGGTCTAGTGATTGAGATGATCCTTTTGAGCTAAAGATATCATGGGCGGCTTTAATCAGGTTTCTTCTATTAGAAAGTGAATTAAAATTCACACCCTTAAGATACTTCTCCTTGAAGTATACGATGTAGTCTTCAACCGTTCTATCTATGTCCCTGTATTCAGGTAGCGATCTTGAATGATATAAGGTTGCCCCTGCCACATTTATACCGTCAATTTCATAAGTCTTGGTACTAAGCCATTTATAGTATTCTTTTAAGAATAGAACAAAAAGAGGCCCCTCTTCCTGATAAAAACCAGGAAATTGGGAGTCAATTAGCGGGGTGATTAACTTTTCGACTTCTTTCATTCTTTAATCGCTTCAACGCTTGCAACAATGTCGGCATCTTCGATTATGATGAGCTGGTTCTTAGTAGAACTAATATCTTTAATTTTAGGTGTGGCAAAGAGATGAACATGGGCCCCAGAGGCCGGGGTATAGCTATCAACGTTTAATCTTGATAAAATAACTTTACCTAAAATATAATCTACCGTCCCTACTTCAGATATAATAGACTGAACCCCGGTAGATGAAGAAGTGTAAAGATTAATAATACCTTCCCCGTCATCCATAATAAAAACTAATTTGCCATCTTTAACCATTGGCGTGCTTCGAATGGCAGGGATAGTTGCTCTTAATGATTCTTCTAATGAGATGACTAGCTCTGAGGTAAGTTCAAAACCAAACTCAATGGCAGCACTGTAATCCTGACCTGGAGTCGGAATAAACTTTTTGAAGGGCTTGACCTCTAAGTCTACACCCAGAATACTTGGATGGCAGTTATTGATACTCTCTACCAACTTACTACTACGTAAAGTCTTCTTGAACCCATCTAGGTACGTTGCATTGTAGTTACTGATAGTTGTTTCTACTAATGTCTTAATATCTGATATACTTTGATTAGTCACATTGACATTATAGCGGACAGTGGTGTCAACTTCCACGTATAAGAAATCTGGGTCTTCAATAACAGGATCAATTGAGACTGGTGATCTTTGTTTTAAGAATTTGTAGTATCTATTTTTATCTAAATCAGACACACCATCAGCACCAATAAGATCAACAGCCACGTATACTTTACCATATACTGGGGGATCTTTATCTTCTCCTCCGTAAGCTGCAGCACCTGCAATCTCGGGAAAATTAGTTGTTAGTAATGTTTCATAATCAGAGGCTGTGACTGCACGCTCTTGATTCTGATAATAGCGGGGTGCATTTAATTTAATGCTCTCAATTGACTCATTTACTGCACCTCCGACTGCTGATGCAACTGTTGTAATAGTAGATACGTTTGATTGACCTTGTATTGAACCATCAATACTGAATGTACGTGCACCATTTGGTAACTCGCCATTACCTGCCAAGTAGTTAACAACAATAGTAGATCCACTCTTCGGTGTTCTACCTTTAACATCGTCACCGAATATAATTTCGTATTGATTGTTCTCTGCACCCTGTACAAAGAACGCTGGGGTGGTAGCATCTACCCCTAAAAACGAGGTATACTTAGAATAGCTAATAACATTAGCACCATTATTTTCAATGGAGTTAATAGTTAGAAATCTAGTATCAACTGTATAGTTAGATAGAACAAAGCGCTGGGAGGTATTTGCAGCATCATAAACATATGAGTCTGTTAGGAAGTTTCCTTCATATACATCCAGGGTAATAGGAATGATGTTACTGCTATTGGCAATAAAAGTCTTATTCTCTACTGTTGCAAATGAGTAGTTATTACTTCCAACTTTGGCTGTAAATGTAGTACCTTTTGGAACTACTATAACTGAAATGCTAGGTGATGAGGGGGTAAGGTTAAAGGAGATCTGGGCCTGGGCTGATCTATAGCTTCTAGGCACATAGTTCAATTCCTTAGCATGTGAGACAACACTGTCTCTAATAATAGCCGAATCAAGGAACATCTCACTTGCAACCATATTTAAATAGTATGAATTGAGATAGGTGTTATAAGACAAGACGTCTAACATCTGGCTTATGTTTGAGCCATCAAAGTCGTAATCCTTAAACGGAGAATCTGATCTCTGTAGGTAGCTTCTTAAATTTTGTTTTATAGTGTCGAAATCGACATCTACTAGACTTATACTAGTATTTGACATTACCTTACCCTGTTAAGAATTAAATTGAGTGTGATAGGCTCTGTAGTATTTATTGTGGAGAAAATAACAGATACATCATATGCATTTTCGTCCGGCATTCCTGATACTATCACCTCTATAAGTTTTGCGCGTGGTTCAAAGTTACTAATAGAGGTTTCAATGTACTCACGTAATAGAGATTCTGTCACTGACGATACATTTTCAAATAGTAACGCCCTTATGTTACTGCCAAAGGTAGGGTTAAAAAATCTCTCACCTCTATTGGTTTGTAAGATATTCTTAATAGATCTCTTAACCGACTCTTCGTTAATGTAACTAAGGAGATCTAATTTATCAGGATGCTTATCAAAGTTAGTATAGAGGTCAGCATACGTTTCTCTGACCCCTGTAGTTCTAACTCCTAAATTGCCTGTTTGTCTTATAACTGCCATATGTTAATCCCCGATGAATACTGTGCCTGAACCGGTCTCAATGATATTGGTACCTGGGGCGTTGGTGTCAAAATGGCTACCAGTACCATCATCCCCGGTATCGGCTGTATCACCAATTCTTGCTGCACCCATTGTACCGTAGTTCATGTTGATAGTTCTACCATTCATAACAATATCACCGGTTACATTCATCGTATAATTGCCGTCTACCTGAATGTTAACATTACCTTTAATGTAGACTTCTCTGTTGTTGGCTACAATTTGGAAATCATCATCGTTTACTTTGGTAATCATTCTACCGTCTTGATTGATTTCTACATAAGTACCGCTCTTATGAAAGATATGCAGTCGTTCGTGTCCGTTAGTATCATCTACCTCTATGACATGACCACCTTCGGTTCTCATAACCTTGTTAAAAGGATATTTAGCGGCATAAGAGGTATCGGGCTCGGGCCCTATAGTAGTCTTTTCTACTTTGTTTAATTCTCTGGCTTCAAATGGCACATCATGATTGTTTACCTGGTTGCCAGGAATACCGGCAAGAGACCCCATGATGACTGGCATATTACCATCATTACCATCCATAAAGAAGCCAACAACAGTTGTACCCACCCTAATACCAGTAGGAGATACTCCTACCTTATCTAAGTTAGAATTGTTTACGGTATTCATTACCATAGCCCAAGGCAACTCATCGGTGCTGGTTCTGCTTTGACTTTCTGAATGTAAGTTGTAAACCCTTACCTTTAAACGGCCCAGCAACAGGGGATCATCTCTATCTTCAACCTTACCAACAAACCATCTGAACCCCTCTTCACCCAAGCTCAACGTAGTCATACACCTACTCCAACTCTATTGCAGTCAAACACAACTCGGTGCTTGAACTTATTTTCTTCATAAACAATAATATGTCTTAGTTTAGTAATTAAGTAATTACCTGAATATCTATTGTCATTATTCTTCTTACCTGTTGTACCTGAGGTATCTGGTAATTTTAACTCAACCATATCACCCACCGATAGATAATTATCACCATGTACCATACATCTGGTTACGGCTTGATTAAATAATTTTACAAATGCTCGTCTATAGCCAAGAAGGTCGGCTACAAAGTCCTCACCCCTGCTACTATCTTTAGGTGCAAACATGTAGGTTGGGGCACCAGAGAGTGCCTGATCCACCAAGGTAGTAGAATTAGGAATAGATGAATTTCTATCGCTATAGATAAATTTACTGGCTTGTTCGGTTATATCAAATTTAGTTTCATCAAATGACTTAGTTAATAGGTCAAATGACTTTACGTTATTTTTAAAGTACCCAGAAGTTAGTTTATCAATGGTATCGAACTTACTTAATTGTTCCAGCTGAATAATATTTCTAAAAACATACGTCTGTCTAATACTATCTGTACCGGCTTCTGGTGCATGGGTAAATATCTTACTACCAATACTCTCCTTGCCATCTTCTATAAGTTTTTCGATAGAGGTAAAGTTATACCCGTATTGATTCTCATAAAATACAAATACACCACCTGAAGGTCTCTTGGCAATAGCTTTTTGTCTTAAGAAATCGATGGCCTGAAAGGGGGACATTCTAGGAATAGTAATTGGAACTATACCTCTGGTTTCCTCAATTACCCTGCCCTTACCCGTCTCAACATCTTGATCTAGAATATTGTTGACTATCTTATCAACAGTTTCCTTATAGCTTCTCTCAGTTAAATTAATACTACTGGTAAAGTGCTCAGGCGATACCGCCTTTAAGATATAAGTTGATGCCTTGTTGCTAGGATCAACCCCTGTACTAGATACGGAGAAGGTTTTAAGTTTGTAAATAGTCATACTATCACGCCCAGGTGTTATGTATGATATTTCTAAAAACTCTTCACCTAAGATAGGAAAGTCTTTAACTAAGTTGACCCCATCCTTTAATAGTATTTCGGCGTACACCGAGGGCTGTTCTATATCTTCAAATATAGATAAAGAAATTACTTGACCTCGAATATCCCTGGTTGCTGATTTATTATAATTGGTCATCTTCATACCAATTATTTTTATATCACCAGGATCGTAAACCTTATTTTTCATACCAATTCGCTAAGTTCTCTTTCAATCTGGTCTACGTACGCCTTATCAATTAACTTAATTGATCTCTTACTCTCATTTACCTCAGTCTCGTAAGTATACGCCGTTACTGGTTCCCAATAGAATAACTCATCTGATGAGATAGGGGTGCTTATGGTATTGGTGTTAGTAACAGAAGTGGTGGTAAATGTATAATTTTTAACCAAGCTTCCTACATTACCGGCTGTATTAGAAAACTGACCCTGAATATTGTTAATCAAAACTATGTTGTTAGAGGAGAATTTCACCTCACCTGTGCCCGACGTCACCCCGCTGGTGTTCTGACTGATGAGATCCCCAACAGAAAAGCTACTTGAATTAGCAACAGTTAGTTGAATGATTTTGTTTGTATCAACTACTCTATCTGAAGGAGTACGTACGTAGCTTACCACACTATTGTTAAACCCCGTAACCGGGCTAAAGTACTTCTTGACTGAAGATGTAAGGGCGGCATAGCCTGAAGGTGTCTTAACTGAATCATCACTTCTCCAATTATCTCTCCAGAATAAAATCTTTTCCATAGCTAGATTTTTTTGGCCATATTTCTCTAGTATAAAATTATCAAATTCAGTAGTAGTTAACGGCCAGTCATAGTATGGATCAAACATTGCATTGCTCATATACACCAGCCAGCTATATCTTGAATCTTCGTAGTACTGATATGCAATAGTATCTGGTCTCTCACCTTCAGTAATAACATAGGGATAGAATACAGCTCCGGTCTTCTTGACCAGATCAGAAAAGGTTATCCTGGTAAATATGTTGCGTACTGGTACGCCATTATAGTTAATGATGTCAAATTGACTGAGAAGGGTATACATTAGGAATCCGAAGGTGTTTGTTAGAATGTGTCTTCAGGGGTTTGTGTTTGCTGTCTCATAGTACCTGACGACATTGCTTGACCAACCTTACCGGTAAAGTCTCCACTCAGGATATCGTTTCGTGATAGGGGTTCGATTTCTCCAAAATCAAGACTTATCTCAATTTCAGCAGCGTGCTGACCACCCAGAAAGAATACCGGGGTACCGGAAGGTGAGTAATTAACATTCATAGACTTTAAGTAACAGTTCTTAAAGTAATATAGTGAGTTCTTATTTGCAAATTCTATGGTGCAGACATCAGGGAAGTTAAATGTAAGCCCTCTCTTTTCTGGGAGCATTCTTAATTTAAATTCTCTAATAATCTCTTTAATAATTTTTGATTCAGTTTCACTGTTTGGTGAAAACTTGTATTTGAAAGAATGGCTTCTTAATTCAACCCCTGAGAATTGAAGTGCACTATACGGATTAAGGATAGTACCTGTTGCGCGATCAATGGCAGCGCCTGTAGATTCGCTTATTGCACCTACTACGTTTCTAAGAACGGCGGCTGTATTACCTGGGTCCTTAGCTAGTTTACCAGCTTCCTCACCCATCCTTCTAACACTACCCTCAGACATATTTGAGGTAGCAATGCCTTGGAGCATACCTGTTTCTTGTAATGCACCTAAAACACCAAGTTGTTTCTCGGCATACTGAACCCCGTAACGCTCGGCTAAATCAGAAGGAAGAGGTAATATAATAGATCTAGTTGGGATAATTTCCCGTTGAAATAATGGACCAGGCTGGTAGTATGCAGCAAAAGTAAATTTAATGAACTTATTTTCAGGCATATCTCTAGGATATTGCAGCATAGGGAGGTTAGAGGCGCCGTTTACTCTAGATTGCTCAGGTGTAAAATCCGGTAATGTACTCTTATTAGACATATTGTCTATGAATTTAGACGCAGGCGTAATACCGGAAACCTGTGCAATACTGGTTCTAAGGGAGCCAGCAGCAGCCATTCCACCTATGTTCAACGCTTTAGCAATATTAGTGATTGCACCCTGTGCACCAGCACCAACACGATCAATAGTCTGCGAAACACCAGAGAACAGGCTTGTTGACTGTTGACTTAGGGTTGTTGGGTTGGTTAGAGATTCTGGATTAGATGAGCCGTAGGGCATAAATATTCTCGTGGTTGTTATTACTCTATTTATAGGGCATTCAGAATATGAGTTACAAAGGGTTCTTTAAACCCAAAAACCCTGCCAAGTACAAAGGTAACCCTGCAAATATTATTTATAGGAGTTCTTGGGAGCTAAAGCTAATGTTATATCTGGATACACATCCAGAGGTATTGGAATGGTCGAGTGAGGAGTTCTTCATACCATATCGTTCACCCATTGATAATAAGATGCATCGCTATTTTCCTGACTTTAAGGTAAAGAAGCTGCTTCCAAATGCTCAGACCGAAACCGTAGTTATAGAAGTAAAACCCAGAAGCCAGGCTATTCCGCCTACCTTAAAGTCAAAGAACACAAAGCCTACCAAGAGATATCTCAGGGAGGTTATGACTTATGGTATAAACGAGGCAAAGTGGAAAGCGGCTACAGAATATTGCAAAGATCGTAAATGGAAGTTTATGGTCATGACAGAGAAAGAATTAGGAATCAAATGAACCCAGTATTTGGTAACATATTGCAAAAAGCGATGGCAAGTAAGAACGTAGAGGCTAGTTCAATAGAGGCTAGAGATTGGCTACGGGATAAGGCACTTGCCATGAGAAATGTAGATACAGCAAAGGCAATTCAGAAAAGCCAGGTAGAATCTAGACGCAACACTGTTAAGGTAGGGCAAATGTTCTTATTTGCATATGATGCCAAGCACAAAGATACTCTTCCCTACTACGATCGTTACCCTCTCATCTTTCCTTTTAGAAAGGTGGATGATGGGTTCCTTGGTATCAATATGCACTACCTACCCCCTATCTTCAGGGCACGTCTGATGGATGCGTTATATGATACCCTTAACAACAGTAAGATGGATGATACTACCAAGTTAAAAATATCTTACGGCATCCTAAGTAGCTCCTCTAAATTCAAGTACTTTCAGCCTTGTGTTAAGCGCTATCTAAATAGTCAGATCGACTCTAGATTGATTCACATAGATCCCAAAGAATGGGATTTTGCACTATTTTTACCACTACAAAGATTCAAAGGTGCAAGTACATCAACGGTTTATAGAGACTCAAGAAGAATAATTAGCAAAGGCAGATAATGGCTAACATTAGCGAATTTATTGCAAAAGGTCAGAATTTAGTAGGTACAGTAAATGCAGTTAGGGACTTTCTACCAGAATCGGTAAAAAACAATCTTGACACCTTCCTTAACGGAACCAGACCCCAGGGCAGTGATAGGAAGGGTCTTAATAAGATAAGATCGACTATTGACGGGGTTAATGGCTTACAACGCAATAGCCAGTTCTACGTTACCATACCTGCACCTATGTGCATGACAGGTGATCAAACTCCTACCCTCCTTCCCTTCCTTACCGAGTCAGCTGCACTACCTGGTGTTATGTTGGCTACCACCTCTATTAAGAGATACGGTGTAGGGGTAGAAGAAAAGAAACCATACCAGCCAACCTTTGTAGATGTTAATATGACGTTCTTTGGAGATGGTAGTGGGTACGTACATCAGTTCTTTGGCAATTGGATTAATAATATAGTTGTGTATGATAGACATGCAACATCTGCTAACGCATTTGAAGTAAGATATAAACATGACTACGCAGTAGACATTACTATCACAACTTTAGACGAGACCGGTCAAAAGGTTATTGAGGTTGTTTTAATGGGTGCTTATCCTATCTTCCTGGGTGATATGTCTCTATCCTGGGCCGACACAGATTCATTTGCTAAGATCCCGGTTGGGTTTACATATTACAATTGGAAGAAGAATGTAGTTGACCTTAACCAACCGATTTCTAAACCAGGTGGCGTTGGGGCACTACAAAGAATTATGGGTATTGCTTCTGCAGTACAAGTACTAAGCACCATTCGTAAGCCCCAGGGCATTGCAGATACAATTAATGTAATTAACAACAGCAAATTGGCTGTTGGAGGACTACTAAGAGGAATTTTATAACAAGGAGTTATTATGGCGTTACCTAAGATTGGTTATCCAACTTTTGAATTGATTTTACCCTCAACAAAAGAAACCGTAAAGTATAGACCGTTTTTGGTCAAAGAAGAAAAGATTTTGCTTACATCCCAGGCTAGTGGGGAGGCGAATGATATTATAAACGCAGTTAAACAAGTTATCAATAACTGTATACTGACTGATAAAATTAACGTTGATACGTTGACAACATTTGATCTTGAATATTTGTTTATTAAAATTAGATCGAAGTCAGTCAACAATGTGATCAATCTAGTCTATAGAGATGTAGAAGATGATCAGAAGTATTCTGTAGAGATTAATTTAGATGAGGTAGAGATAAAGGAAGATCCTACTCACGTAAGTAAATTTGATATTGGCAATGGTTATGGACTGGTAATGAAATATCCAAGAGCTGACCTAACCAATTCACTCAAATTTGTTGAGGGTGAGATGGATGCATTCTTCGAGGTGTTAAAGAATAGTATTGAGAGTGTGTATGATGCGGAATCAGTTTATAGACTAGCCGATAGTACGCCGGAGGAGGTAGATGAATTTATTCAGTCATTGGATACAAAGGCGTTTAAAAAGATTCAAGATTTCTTCTCTACAATGCCTAAGCTATACTATGAAGTAAAGTATACAAATAGTTTAGGTAATGAAAAGTTAATTCCTCTTACATCATTAACTGATTTTTTTACGTTGGGCTGAGTCATAATACACTAGCCAACTACTATATGTTGAATTTTAGTTTGGCTCAGCACCACAAATGGTCGTTGGATGAGATAGAGGGTATGATGCCTTATGAAAGAGACATATACGTTGAGTTGTTAAAAGATTACCTAGAACAAGAACAAGAGAGACTTAGAGCACGTCAATGAACGAAAACGAACAGGCAGCACAGACGGCGGCGGTGATGAAAGAGACACCAGGCCTGGTGTTGTTCCTTTCTAAGAAAGATAGTGACCGGCTAGATGCGGCTACTGCCATTGCAGAAAAAGAGGCTGCCTCCTTCTCCAAAAATATTGGCGATATAGTAGGTAAACTCAACGTACTTAAAACTATTGTAGAACAAGTTCAGTCTATTGTAGCTAGTAACGTAGAGAATGCAGCCAAGGTCACAAAGATTCAATCATTGGTAAGTGCCGGGGGCAATGAATATAAACTAGAAGAGGCAAGGGCAGAAGAGAAGCCTGGGCTCAATGACACTATTCAAGAGACTACCAGGGCAGTATCTAAAGCTGGATTAAGTGTTTTAGGATTAGCAATGGCCATCCCACTCCTCCTTGCCAACCCTGAGATACTTAATCTCGTTAAAGGCTTCTTCGAAGGATTTCTTACTGGTATTGGATTAAGTAATGATGCTATCGCTATAGTTAAACCAGCAATAGCTGTCTTGTTAGGAATTTTGGCTGTATCGTTTACTATGGCCGCACTGGCCCCGGTGGTTGCTGCATTTGAAAGTTTAAGAAAACTTGCCATGGTATTAGGACTTGCAGGCACCGCGGCAGGTGATGCCCACGATGAAGTCAAGAAGAAAGATCAGGCAGTAAACCAAAAAGACAAAGACGTCAAAAAGGAACAAGGTAGGATTGATAAGGAAAAGGAAGATATTAAAAAGAGTACCGATACTGCTAAGGATGAGGTCAAGAAGGGTAAAGACGAAATTAAGAAGGCTAAGAAAGCCGGTTCTAAGAGTAAGACTAAGATAGGTAAATTTTTAGATAAGACCAGGTATCTGATTGATAAGGTTAAACCGAAATTAATATCCATGGCAGGTAATATACTTAAAGCTGTTCCTATTGTAGGAACAATATTAGGTATTGGACTTGTACTGTACGAACTTTATAGCATTGGTTCTGATGTCTATGATGTATTCTTTGGTAATGATGAGGAAGAGAAACCGGAATCAGAAACTAAACCAGCGGCTAATACCACATCTCCTGCGCCTGCTGCAGCTGCTGCAGCAACCGCCACCACTAAGGCAACACCATCAGGCACTGCACCTGTTGCCTCCTCTCCGGCAGCTGCGACCTCCTCACCTGCAAGTCAACCTTCACCTCCTGCAGCCACTACCTCCTCATCTGTTGCCGAACCAGTTGCACCTGCCTCATCTGGTGTAACTCCAATGGCTAGTGCATCATCCTCTGAAGTAATATCTCAGTCGGTTAAGGTAGATCAAATGGAAAGAGACGCTACCCAGTCTTATGGTACAATGCTACTCAATATAAACAACAATCAGTTTGTAGTTGCTGCTAAAGAAATGGCACGCTCGGCCTCTGATTCCTTTTACTCCGTATCCGTAGGCACATAAGATGGCAAAAAGAACAACTAAAACAACCAAGAGTAAATTAAAGCAGGTAACAAGAGAGTTAACTGAAGTAAAAGACTTACAAGTATCTGAGGGTGAAAAGTATGATACTATACAGGAGACTGTGGCTGTTGTAAGTAAAAAAGTCTCTATGGTTGTGGGTGTGTTGGCAAGGAACGCTGCCAAAGTAAAGACAGTTGAAAACAGAGTACGTGATTTAGAAGATGAAGTCTACAAAGAAAAAGAACCCCAAGTAGAAGATAAGCCCGGAATTGCTATAGTTGGTGCAATGGAGTCAATTGCCAGTTCGTTTGCTACTGTAAACAAGTCCTTAGAAAAATTAAATGCAGTAGATATGACTGCTGCATACAAATCTGAACAATTACAAGAGACCAAGCCAACAGCGGCGACAACTGGAGGTAAGGGTAGAGGAGGGGAACCTGTACAGGGTGAAAGCATCTTTAGTATGCTCAAGACCCTATTCACCAACCCTGCCGTGGTTGCTGCATTAGCTGGTATTGTATATACCATTCTACCTAAAGACATCCAGGATAAGTTAAAAGCCTTCCTTGGTGGCTTCGCCGATGGACTAAAGGGTACTGCTGGTGAAGATGAAAATAGCGGTATCAAGGGACTGGGAACTGCACTTAAGATTGCAGCCGCGGTCATTGCAACCGTATTCAGTGCCAAGTTAATTGGTAGCATTGCTAGTGCGATTACTACTACCATCCAGATCTTTAAGTCGTTAAGAAAAATAAGTGGTAAGAAGATGCTTGCCCTAGGGGCAGGGGCCGCGGCTGGTTATGCAGTAATGAAATCGATGGAGGGTGAAGAGACTCCTGAAGAGGCACCATCTGAACCTGAAGCTAAGCCAACTCCCTCTGCTACTGAAACACCAGCAGCCCAGGCACCAGTAGCTGCCCCTGCAACTCCTCCACCATCAGTAGCCACTCCTGCCCCATCAGCACCTCCTTCTGCAACCCCTGCCTCCCCACCTCCCGCCCCTACTGGAACTGGACTTAAACCTGGTGGTGGGGAAGGTATAAGACCTGGTGGTGGTCTTGGATTAAAGCCTTCTGGTAATGAAGGTCTGGTTTTATCAGAATTACAAAACGCCGGTTTTAGTAAGAAGGCACAAGCAAATGTTATGGCACAAGTTGCCAAGGAAAGCGGATTCAGACCTAGAAGTGAGGAGCTAGAAAAGTACTCAGCAAAGACCTTATATAATCTTTACGGACCAGAACAAAAGAATAATAAAGTAAGATTTAAGTCTATGCAAGAGGCTCAGGACTTAGTTGCCAAGGGTCCAGAAGCTGTAGGGGATGTAATCTACGGCGGTAGAATGGGTAATGATAAACCAGGAGATGGTTACAAGTACCGCGGTAGAGGATTCTTACAAATTACAGGTAAGGATAATTATGCACGTCTTGGTAAAGCCATCGGGGTTGATTTAGTAAGTAATCCTGATCTTGCCAATGACCCAGCCATTGCTGCAAGACTGGTTCCTGTATTCTTTACCTCTGGAAGACCTAAACCACCGGATCTAGAAAACATCGATGTAGTAAACAAAATGGTTGGGTCAGCTAGTGAGAAGTCTAGAGAAGAACGTAAGACGCTTGCTGCAGCTTATGAAAGCAACCTCGGCTCTTCCTACTCATTGACCAGTGCTAGCCCCGTACCTCCTGCACCCACAACTGGTGCCACAATAGCATCAGCATCCCAGGGTGTGAAGGCGGCATCTACACCATCTTTCCAAGTTGCATCAGTAAGTAATAATAATTCAGCCAAAGAAAATGGCGGGGGTGTTAAGCCGCCGCCACCGATGCCTAGCCCTATTGCCGGGCGTGGTTCTCTAGGAATCGCCACCCGACATAGCACCTCTTACGCTTGATTACTCTTCAGCAGCAAGCTTCTTAAAGAACTCCATACTGTCATCATCATCTTCTTGAGCCTTAGGGGCAAATGCCTCTTTCATAGGCTTGGCAGGTGCTTGTGCTTTAGGTTCATCCCAAGGTGGGGTATTATCTTCAGCACGTGATGCGGGATTGACATTACCAGCAAGACCTAAGACACGATACAGTTTGTTCTTCAGTTCATCGTATGATTTGAAGTTGGCTGGATCGATGAATTCACCAAGCTTATGCTCTTGCTTCCAAATTGATTCCAGCTTGTCGTCATCTTCAAACAACGGACCGGCAGTATCAAATTCAGACTTATCGTAGTTACGATACCCTTCAACGTTACGAATCTTAACCTTGAAGTTGGCACCTTCCCATAGATCGAAAGGATTGATTGGCTGCTCATCCTCGAACTCTGGATTCATTGCCAGGTTAAGTTTATCCCAGATTTTCTTTCCGTACTTAAACAGAACTACCTTACCTTCGTTTTCAGGATGTGCGGTATCCTTAATAACGTAGATGTTGCTGTAATAGGTCAGACGACGTTTTTGCTTACGTACCTGCTCCTTACCAGCCTCAGTACCATTGTTCCACAACTGGGAGTTGTATTCTGATACTGGATCTTTTTGACCTAGAGTGGTCAAAGACTTTTCAATATACCATCCACCTGGGCCTTGGAAGCCATGATCCCAGACACGAACGAACGGAATGTCCTCGCCACCTGGTGCAGGTAGAAAGCGAATAACAGCATAACCGTTACCTGCCTTATCTACTTCTGGATACCAAAAGCGATTATCGTCTGATGAGCCTTGGGGGGTGTTAAGTTTTGAAACTTCTTGTGTCAGCTTGTCAAAGTTAGATTGACGTGACTTTTTGAGTTGAGAGAAATCCATATTCTATGCTCCTTGTATGCGATGTATTAATTGTATGCGTTATATGTCACATTATCATGATATACAACTATTTATATTCTACTGGCTTTCACTAAATTTATCCAGCACTATTTTCTTCATCTTTTCTTTGTCGTATTCGAAGAACGGTCTGTACTTCTTACACCTCATGTAGACCTGTGGCCATACTATCGGATCCTGTATTCTTCTATTCCACTTCCTCATAAAAGATACCAGATCGTCTAAGATGATTAACGTTTCTAGATTAATCTCCTGCTGTAAATACTTACGTAATACTAGCGGGTGTTGTCCTTCTTGGACTTGAAAATTAAGGTCAAAGTCGGATTCGAGCCTATCGAGATCTTGACTGAAGATATACGATAGGGACTCTCTGACCTTGACCAGTCTAAGGTAGTGTTTGTCTGATTGTTCATTATTGATAAAGTCGCCGACCCAGGAGGTACTGTCATTGTATATGAAATTGGCGACAAGGTAGTCGACCACGTCTTTTCGCTTAGAGAGTTTGTGAAAGAAATATTTGTCATTCCTTTTTTCAAACGTGGCTCTTGAAGCTTTTGTTCTGCCGCCGTACTTAAAGAAGTCATACGACTTAGAAGTGAAGTGATTTTTGATCGCGACATATGTTTTATACGCTTGAAAGGCTTCCATTTACGAAGAATAAACTCTGTTGTCTAATATAACGTTCACGCATTGTTGAGACATTGCGTACGGCCATTGTAGTGAAGCTATCATATTGAAATCCACGTTTCTCCATTTCACGTAACCAGTAGGTTGCATGTTGACAATTGACGTGATGATGACCTGGTTGCCCGGGGAAGGCATGAGTCATAATCACGTATCTACATTGCTTCATAACATCGATAAAGTTATCCATGTATTTTTCTTCTACGTGCTCTACGAACTCAACCGTCCAGGCCAGGTCATAGGTCTTGTCTAGCTGGTAAGGCCCAGCAACAAAGTCATGTATCTTAATCAGGTCGTTAATCTCGGATGGGCGCTCAATAGAATAGTCTCCATCAAGTCCAATAATATCGAGACCCTTTCTCCTAGCAAGATCAACCATACCACCAGGACCACAGCCAATATCGACCATAGACTTAACGCCAAGATTTTCAATAAAGTAACTAAGTGCGCCATCGTCAATATGTGTTTCATTTTCATGCCCGCCCAGGTGTTGTGGTAATGTAGTCATAACGGAAGTTTCCTTGTCTTTGGTAAATAATTTTGTTCTTCAGCATCAAGCTGAACCTTTGCTTTCATTTTGGCACTACCCTTGATCAATGATGCAGCAGTTTCAATTTCCACCCCATGCCTTTCACAAAAGTATATAACAGCATCTATGTAGCTGAGTCTTTTGTCCTCAGCTATCTTATCAATTTCCATCATAAAGTCTGATGGTGTTTTTGTGAACGCTAATTCTAACTCATCCATTATTTAAATACCACTAACGCAAGTAACAATGCTTGTATAAAGAATCCAAGACCACCGGTAATAATACCTAGGTTGTCTTTAGTAAAGACTGATCTGAAGAACATAAGTAAGAGTCCAGACCAGATAAACAATACCACATCTACTGAAGGAAGTCTATCAGATACCCCTAGTAGTACGGTTAGGATGTTAGGAATAAAGGCACAGTGCAATAGCAACGTAGCCAACCATCCCATTGTCTGTGTACTGATGCTTTTAAGATGTTCAACTATCTTAAGATAGAAGGCTGCGAGTTTTAACATTTTTATTCCTTATAGAAGATGTGACGACCAATGGTAGTAATTTTCTCTTTACGCCATTTTGGATTAACGTAATCGGCATGATAGTATAATGCCTCCTTCAATCCATCTAACCTGAATCCCTCTAATAGAACCTTCTTGGCTACTGCCTCAGATTCTTCGTACATGGGTTTGTATACAGGTTTGATCTTGTAATTGTTCTCACAATACCATGAGAATTGGCAGATCACTTTCTCATAAAAAATATTCTTCTGGTATACTACCTTACAAACATCATTAGGAAACTTATCGTGTTTAGCTCTGTTGAGGGTTACCTGGGCTACTGCCACCTTGCCTTCGAAGGGCTCGTTAGCTGCCTCCCAATAAATGTTCTGAGTAAGACATTGTAATTGTCTTTCACGCTCTTTTAACGTCACCTGGGTTGGGGTTGAGTAGGTGGTGTTATATTGATAGACACTTCTTCCTACAGCCCATGACATGCAGGTGTAGATAAAGTAGCCTAAGAGTAGAATGAATAAAGCTTTGATGAATGCTAAAATAATGAACATTGCATTCTCAATGTATTCTTCGTACATAATTGTCCTTTCTTTTATACCCTATTATAGTGGATCCTGAAGACAAGATCCACTTACCGATTAACCTTTTTTGGTTACGATTGATTGAGGTAATTGACTGACAAAACCATTAAGGGTATTTGCCCGAGTAATAATATCACTCTCAGTAGGATATGGGGGTAGTGGGGGATGTTCTGGAGGTGATATACCGGCGTGTCGAGAATTTTCGACCTTTACTTGCCAGTCCTCACTTGCTTGATTGCGCTTAGTATGGAAATCATCCATTACCATATCTTTTGCCATTTTTAAAAGCTCAAGACGAATCTCGAATGGTGTTAGACTCATAAATTTTCTCCTGTGTGTGATGTGTGATGGTTTTATTGGGATCCATCAACCCTCGAATATTTATATTAGAAGCTAATTCCGACTCCAAGGCCGAATGCGTTCTCTTGAATATCCTGATAGCTCTTGCTTGCATTCAAGTTAACTGCAACGTTTTTGGCAACTGGAACACTGTATGTACCGAATACAACCGTTTGCTTGGTCTCAACTGCTGCTGTAGTACCAAGACGGGTCTTAACACCGGCCAATGCAAAACCTGGACCAGCTTTCATGCCTGCTGTTGCACCAACCAAACCGTATTTGTAATCGGCATTCCGTGCACCGTTTGCGCCGTTATCAAAGCCAACACCAACAAAGGGTGTGAAAGGTCCGATGTTCTTACCACCAGTTACTTCTAGGCTACTAAGCATTCCACCGGCTTGGGAAATAGCAGTACGTCCCTGTACACCCATTTGAATGCCAACAAGTTCCTTACCAGCGCGAATGTATTGTGCGGTGCTACGTGCACCAGATACTTGATCGTTAACCGAATCAATATCAACGCTAAAATAATCTGCAGCAGATGCTGCGCATGACAAAGCAACCAAAGTTGCACTAATGATCTTCTTCAAAATAAAACTCCTTTAAGTTAAGTGGTAGGTTATTCTGTTACGAGGAAACCTACCGAAACCCTAAGCAGCGTTTAGGCTGCTAATGCGAACTGTTCGTCGTTTGCGTTTACGTGGTTTTAGTTTTAACATCTTCTCTGATGTGCTGTCCACTCTGTTACTCTTTGCCCTGTCGAATCTAGGTCAGGCCCATCATAAAGATTTTATCTCTGTAATGATATCATACACTTTGGAGTAAGTTTCTGAAATCTTTTCCAAGTTCTCTTCTGTAAGTGTTATTCCCTCACGGACTTCGCATTTAACTAAATCTTTAGCTAAGTTTTCTTGCAATTCCTTGAGTTTATTTTCCACTTAAAACCTTTATGGTGGACCTGGGGGGATTCGCACCCCCGTCCAGGACATTTTTCTCTTTGCTTCATACAGCAATAACTCTTATGATATATGTTTCCACTTCACTTGGCCAGCCGCTGGATGACCTTCGGGATACTTTTCATTATCTTTGTTAATTAAATGCTCGGTATGAGTTACCTTGCGACCACTTAACCCAATATGAAAGTCAATTCTGTGACGGATACCAGTACCACCTGTTACAGCATGTACAATATGTGTATCATATTTATTATCTACAGAAGATTTATTAACAGAATGTGCAAACCCTCTATGTTCAGCTCCTGCAATGTGACGTTGATATAGTGGATGTTTCATCACTGCATCCATCGTCGGGCGCGGAAAATGCTCCATTGTTTCTTTACCGCTCATTACTTTAGGCTTGCCTGACGCCTCCTTCTTTGGCTCAGGCAGTTTAGTTTGCTTCATTGCTTCTGTTAAAAAATCTCTGAACTGTTGCATGGTATCTCCAAAAGATACCATATTTATGGGGACACAGTCCCCATCTATTATGCTGCTTCGGCGTATTCGATTGCGGTCTCAAGAGCCTTGATCTTGAGGTTCTTATTAGGACCGAACCATGCCGATTGTAGTCGGGTATCAGCCGAACGTCCAATCTTATGATCGGTCAAGAAAGTAACCGCATTGAATGCCTGCCACCAACTACCTTCGGCAAAGTTAGCACCAGGCTGGGTCTCGAGGACGGCCAGGGCTGACTTAGCACCACGCGACAGAGTCTCCGAATCATTCTCTTTATTCTTAGAGAGAGTAGGAAATACCTCACGGAAGTAATTCTTGATGGTGTCATCGGTATAGCGCTTGCTTCCAAGGAATTCAGCCATCTCCTTATACTTGGCAAGTTTATTCGTAGCAATACCTAACTCTTCCTTTACCTTTGAGGCATCGAAGAGGCTACGGTGATTTTTCTTGACCATACGATCAGAATTCTCAGACAGGCTAAGGGTAAGCGTATTATTACATACCACACGAATAGGAGTAAAGCGAATATCAATACACTGGCCAAAGCGGTGAGGATTAGTAAATAGGAGGTAAGAGTCAACTTGATCACCTTTAAACAATTCGAATGATTCCTTCACCTTAGCAAGAGCCCAAACTACTTGACCGTTCTTAAGGGAACCAGCAGTATGCATCTCCATATCACCATTCTGGCAATACTCGTGAAAGAACTCAAATGCTTCTGAATTCTGAATAGGATTCCATTCATCAGATACAACATCGAGAATACGATCGTCAGAAGAACGAACCAGGGCTGACCAACCCACAGGTTTATTTTCGTTACCAATCTTTGCAAATGCAGGAACCTTGCTGACCGTCCAGTCAAGATCGGCTGCCTTCAACATCTGCTCAGGCGAAAGATCTGCAGGTACAGACTTACCAAGTCCATGCCATGGAACTTCACCAGCATATGCCATAGTTTCTACTAAATGAGACATTTGTTACTCCAATTTAAGTTAAGATATATCTATTATAGATTAGTCACGAAAATAAATCAACTGAATTCTTCATCTAGAATCTCATCGATAAGGTAGAGATTTTCTTCACCGTATGCCTCGGCAAAGTTAGCAGTAACCTGGTCCCGATCCATATTAGATTCATAGATCAGGTTGCTGGCGTACTTGAGCATCTCCTCTTGTTCGAAGTGATGCTCATACTCCATCATTTTCTTGGAGCGGAATCTCATGCAAAGGCCTTAAGATTCTCAGTCATCTCTTTCCATTCCTGGATAGACATAACGGAGAGGCCAGAGGCAGAGCGTTCGGCCATAGATTCATGGTAGGCAAGTTGATCTTCTTCAGATACCTCGAACTCAACAGTAGGCTCGACCTTAACAGCCTTCACCTTAGTTTCTTTCACCTCTACAGGCTCACCAGTCTCAATTACCTTATTAGCTTTGAAGAGATAGACAGATGCGTTAGCACGAGTCACGCCCAAAGCGTTCTGGATATTAGCCAGCAGAAGTTTCTTATCACCATTACCGGCCTTAACGATCTCAATTGCAGTTTCAAGTTTATTCATAATAAAGTCTTTCTAAAGTTTGTGGGTTTCAGAGTCCACACTATGATTATAACGACATTACGAAATTAAGGCAACTTACGAAAAGTAACTATTTTTTATTACTGAATTAGTTGGAATTTCTTGAGGTATTCTTCTGCCTCGTAGGGAAAGTGATCCAGGGATTCCTTGTCCCTCATATCCCATCCAAGCATGCAGGCGACGATGTAAAGGGTACGTGCCTCGGTGTGGTCGATTTCTTCCAGTATTTCCTGGGTAACCTGTTCCAGCGGGATTCCGTAGAACGTTTGGGTTTCAATCATCTCGTTGAGATGGTTGCGTTCGGATGCAGTAAGCTTCATGGTATCTCCTTTGAGATTTCAAAGTATACCACTATTTATTGGTACGGGTGGCCGGATTCGAACCGGCACGCTCTAGGCGGGAGATTTTAAGTCTCCTGTGTCTACCTTTCCACCACACCCGCAACAGATGTTAATTCATCACTGATTTAAATCTATCAGCTGCATACGAAGCTGCAAAAGCCTGAGGTTTGACTTTTGGAGTTACACTACACACACCCTTGATGTATCCAATAGCTTGCTGCACCACAATGCTGCTGTTGTACATTTCATTAGGGTTAATGTCCAGGTGAACTTCAACATCTCTACCATCCAACACCTCTTCCATTCTAAGGTACAGTTCTGCAACTTTGTATACCTCAGTCATAAGACGAGTTGATGGACGGCTTGCTTTTCTATCGAAGTCACGTTCAGTTTGAACTTCACCAAAGATCTTACATCCATGGCAACCGTCAATATGAACTACAACTACAAGAATGTAATCGGCAAACCATTCATTACGACCGTTAACTATTTTTTGATAACGTTCGGAGTCAGCACCAATGTATATCTTGGTTTCTGGGCTCTGGGCTTGAATGTATGCCTTTACTTCTTCTAAATCTAGATTCTTCATATTGACCTCAAAAAGGTGCTTCACCTGCTTCTTTAAACCAATCCGGCTTTGGCACACGAGGTGTCTTAACCTTTAATTGGACTATACTACCATTCTCCCATTGAGGGAATGGCCACTTGCCTAGTTTCCTAAGCTCGTCAATGGTAGGCTGGGAGGGAATTGAACCCCCACTCAAGGAATTATGAGTTCCCTGCTTTACCATTAAGCTACCAGCCTGTTTCATACTTAGATTATAACTCATACCGTAATTTAATGCAACTGGTGCTCCCACCGAGAATTGAACTTGGAATTCGTCCTTACCAAGGACGTGTTATACCATTTAACTATAGGAGCTAAATTTAAGCAGGTAAAAAATGGAGCGGGCGATCGGGTTCGAACCGACGACATTTACCTTGGCAAGGTAATGCTCTACCAACTGAGCTACACCCGCATTACTTACTGTATCCTTCTTTGATATGATCTACTAGATTTAGGTAACCCTTTTCCTTGGGGTCATGGTAGTAGTACTGATCGTAATGATCGGAGGTCGTACGACCAATCGGCATCATATTAGCAGCTACCATTATTCTATAGCGGCTTGGTGAAGGAATGGTTGAATGGGATGCCCATCCAGGAAACACCAACACTGTACCGTTTATGAATGGAACATTTTCACTATCTTTGAAGAACCGATCAGCATCTTTTTTATGACGCGGATCAATTTGATGAAGGTTACGATTAAGATTATGAAATGTGGTACCGCTGGCTGTACCGTCTATGTCAAAGAGATAGAGTACAGCGGCAAGAAAAGTATTCTTATGAATGTGCTGATGATGGAATCCGCCATCCCTTTGTCTGGTGGCCCACATTGAAATAATACCGTGATCTTTTTCGTAACCTAACTTATCCATAGCATCATTGAAGCATTCGGTAAATAAGTTGTATACTGGTTCCATCTCTTTGTGGTTAAAGAGATCACCATCGGTTGTTTGAACGCCGTTACGTTCCTTGTCCTTGAAATACAAGTCGTCTCTTGCAAGGTACTTGACAAGGTTTTCATGATGAAGTTCAATGTCCTTGAATCCATACCTCAATACCGGGGTTGGGAACAAGTCAAAGCGATCAATATATTCCATAACTATCCTACTGGTATCCCGTGAGAGAATCGAACTCCCGCCAAGAGATTTGGAGTTTCTTGTGCTACCATTACACCAACGAGATATTATTATTCTTTAAAAACCATCTTGGCACTTCCAATTGTGCCTGGCATATTAATGATACAATCTTCAGTGGTTAGTACATCTGAGTACTCATTCTTATCTGTACCCGTGTTATCCTCTGGTATATCACGGCCAAATATAGCATCCCACCTAGTATCGTATTCATGTTGAGTTATGCTTATGGGTCTAGGCTTTGATCCTTTACCACCATCTGACATATCCACCTCATATATTCTTACATTCGTTTAATATAGGTTTCATTCTTACGTTATCAAGCAACATTGCCTTTTCAGGTAACTGTAAAAATACAACCCCGCCATTAGTCGTTTCAAATCTTTTAACGTTCTTAACACCCTTGTTAGTAGGCTTCTGATACATTACAAAGACTGTTTGATCATACTTAAGATAGATCTTTTGATCGTTCTTTTGCAAGACCTGGATGTTAGAGAAGTCACATAACTTGCTACCTTCTAACTCCTGATATTTATATGCGTAACTCGGACCGGCAAACAATGTGAAGGCCAGTCCAGCTAGAGATACTGCAAGAGACGGATCCATTATTTCTTACCCACCTTTGCAGCAAACTCTTTATCAAACGTTGCAGCACTCACCTCGTCCTTATACTCGAACTGATCGATAGATTTAAGTTTAGGAGGTAGGTTGAGCCGTTTACGAACAATAGGATCTTCACCTGTATACCGTTCATGACGCTCAAGAATAGCCTGCTCGGCCAAGGCCTGGTTATATGCTACCTCCTTAGAACTAGGGGTAACAACTACAGGAGTATCATCAGGTGCAAGTGGCCCGGAGGTAATAAATTCCTCTTTAGGTTCTTCTTTCTTATCTAGACGTTCGAATAGTTTATCAAACAGAGACATAATCTTGACCTTAAACTCATCATCATTAGCCTGCACAACAACAGGAGGCTCATGGCGTACAGTAGGTTCATGCATTGCATTCGCAACAGTAGATATACCGTTAGAAATAGCAGTAACAAAAGCTACACCTACCGATGGTTTCATGACCAGGATAGTCACAACCATACCCGTCAAGAACATTTTAGTAGTACCTTTCACAACTCACCTCATAAAGAATTAATGTACAGTGATTATACTATATTACGATAATTAAGTCAAGTAAGTAATGGTACCTGGCTTTGGTAGGTCCTGACGGTAACGCTCCGCCGTATCCCACTTGTAAGGAGGGTGTTCTACTTTTAAACTAAGGACCCGTTCTGTAGCTACCAGGCATTAAGGATTCTTTGGTGAATGAGGGACATCGAATACAAATGTAAGTCGATCTACATCACCGTTGTTGAATGCTGAATGATATTTTTTATTGTCAAACCAGAAAAAGGTTCCTGGTGTGATCTGATGTTCTTCATCATCTACTGTATACAGATATGTCCCTTGAAGTGCAAGGTGGTATCTATCTCTAGTCAAATAGTACGTACCATCATCTATATGTCTACCAACACCATCACCAGGCTTGAGTCTAAAAAAAGCAGCCCTGGAGGTATTGTAGATACCTTGGTTACGAAGCCACTTCCTAATCTCTGTATATTTTTTATACAAAGGAGTGTTCATTTGTAATTCTGTATTCTTTGGATCGTCATTTGCGTTTCTGACTACAGCCATCACCATAGGTAAAAAGCCATAGGGGTTCTTATCACCGGCTGTATTCTTAAACGCAGTGACCGCCTGCCAATCTTTAGGATTGTCTAGGACCTGTTTAAGTATTTTACTGACGTCTACGTTTCTATCAATGAATCTAAAGTTACTCATATAACTCCTTGGTGGATGTAAGTAGATTCGAACTACTGACCTGCTCCGTATGAAGGAGATGCACTACCACTGTGCTATACATCCAGTTGGTTGCAGAGGCAGGATTCGAACCTGCGATTCCCGGCTTATGAGACCGGACGGATAGACCTCTTCCATACTCTGCGATATTGGTGCCCCATGACAGAATCGAACTGCCGTAACCTGATTACAAAACAGGTGTAATACCATTATACTAATAGGGCGAAATTTGGCTCCCCAGCGTGGGATCGAACCACGGACACCTTGATTAACAGTCAAGTGCAACTACCGCTGTGCTACTAGGGAATGTTCTTTACTTATATGGTGGAAGACTAGGGAGTCGAACCCTATGACCCTATTACTAGAATCTACAGATTAGCAATCTGCTGCATTACCGTCCTGCCCGTCTTCCATTTTGAAACACACGATAACCATATGCTTCAAAATGAGGACTCTAGGAGTCCTCAAGCCGCTCAAAGAGCGTAGCGGTCGACCATTACGGTCTTAAGCATGATACCTTCTGGAGTGAATTGATCCATGTCAGAAGACAGAACCGATTTCACAACTGCTGGGCTGAATCCGGAGACCAGCGCAACACCAGATGCGTCATGTTTAACTGGAACATTGTCCTTGGCGTTCAAGTTCCAGAACACGATTGCAGGTGCGGTGTATCCAGCACTTTCATACTTACGGTTGATCATCTCAATCGCAGAATTATCATGCTTGACACAAGCGTTAAACTGCATGTCTGACAAAATCAGCAACATTGCTGGCAATTCTTCTTGAGGTACTTTGCCTTGAACAGCAGTAGCAAGGATTTTATTCAATGCTGCGTGCAAGTCTGTAGACATATCCCAATTAGACTTAACCATTTGTTGCATCTTTTGTACAACGTTACCTTTAAGATGTAACAGTTCTGGCTTTGAAGAGAAGGTCAAGAACGTATCCTTGAACTTACCCTTGTTTTTCTCAGACAAGTACAAACCTAAAGAAACTGCAACGTCCATTGCGGTAGTTTTACCACCACCAATGTGAGTTGACATAGACCCAGACACGTCTACCAAAGGTAGGATGCTTGCATCTCCAACGTAGTTTGGTAATGCTTCCCATTGAGCCACAATGTGATCCAATTCAGTCTTACCATAAGAGTTAGAGTACGAGCTGATACCTTTCAGTACATCGTATGGGTACACGGCAGCGGCGTTAACTTTAACATCCGCATCTCCTGCCTTAAGCTTTTCCACATACTCAGCAAACTTTGCGCCGTGGCGTGTGAATGCTTTTTTGTAGCGAGAAGCTGCAAGAGAAGGAACATGAGAATGATTAATGTCATCCCACTTACCAGCACACATTTGCTGCTCAACAACATTGGTCAATTCAACCAATGACTTACGATAGAACTTTGGCGACATACCAAAGTGCTTACGAATTTCTGCAGCAAGAGGGCCTTGACGAGGAGTCCATTTAGCAGCCAACCCGTTACGGCTACGCAGAGCGTCACCTAACAAGTTGAAAGCTTGAACTTTCAAGTCCTGGTCGGAGAAAACAAAGATGTCATCCCAACGACCGATTTCAGGAGTCTTCATCAACAGTTTTGCAGCTGCGTCCTTATCGTGCTTTTCCAAGTACGAAAGAATTTGACGGAACAACTCACGTTCGCCAGAACCACCACGCACGTCACGAGCCCACAGGGCAATACGCAACGCCACGTCTTTGTCCTCGACATAAGCTGCTACAAAGTCTTTGGTAATATCCTTACCACGCGATGCACCAATTTTGAAGAACAAGTCTACACAGGCATTTGCAGTAGACTTACGAGCACGCATGCCGTTTTCTGTGCGCGCAGTTTGGTTTTTAACGGCTTCTACAAATGTTGACATTATAAACTCCTTTTTTATCAACAGGTTGAACTTTTGCTTTATTTCCAGTAAAGTTTTTTGATTGCTGAAATCAACCTAAAAACAACAGATTGGTCATCATTGGTGCTATCAGGCAATCCACCCAGATTCGGGGTTTTTGGTGAGGCCGAGGCCTCTGGTGATTAATTTTTTTATTGCAGAACCCAATCTAAAAACAACAGGATACTCTTTTCGTTTGCTCTACCAGATGAGCTAATCTCGCTAACGCGAAATGATGGGATCGAACCACCTACACAACGTGAGTTGTAATTTGCTGTAAGTATCCTAAAATCAACAGGTTAGTTTTTTTGCTTTTTCAAATTACAAGTTTGATGCATTTTATTTGCTGAACCTAACCTAATATCCGCAGAGTAGCTTTTTATTTTTTTATTACAGTGAAAAATATAACTCACCTCGTCGCCTTGCCTTACGATACCTACCTTCAAAGCAATAAAGCTCCAGCAAGTATCAGCTAGCGACTAATCATGTTTTTTTTGCTGCTGTAACTACTCTAAATTCTTAACATGTTCCAATTATAACATATTACTGAAATAATTGCAACTGATATGGTGGAAGCGGTGAGATTCGAACTCACGGACCCTTTCGGACCGACAGTTTTCAAGACTGTAGCAATAAACCGGACTCTGCCACACTTCCTTATTTGGCACCCCGCTAGGGACTCGAACCCCAACCAACGGTTTTGGAGACCGCTATGCTGCCATTACACCAGCGAGATATAATATGATAATACTAACCATAGAAAAACATACTTCGCCTTGGCTTTCACAAGCGACTACCCCACCCTTGCGGATCTTACCGTATCTACTACGTTGCCTTCTGTGTTTCGTGTACATCTACTTTACAGTCGGTTCCGGGGTTTTGAAGTATGTTTATCTATGGTACCCAAGGTGGGATTCGAGCCCACATAACCTTGCTTTTGAGACAAGTACGTATACCAATTCCGTCACTTGGGTATATACAACAGGATAGATTAACTACCGGATTCGAACCGGCAAAGTTTGCTTAGAAGGCAAAGTGTCAACCATTGACTAGTATTGTTTGCTGTAACTATCCTAAAACTTGGTACCAGGAGACGGGATCGAACCGCCCACACATAGATTTTCAGTCTACTGCTCTACCGACTGAGCTATCCTGGCATATTGGTGGATGATAGTGGATTCGAACTACTGACCTACGCCATGTCAAGGCGGTGCTCTACCACTGAGCTAATCATCCTAATTTGGGTGGATGTACGGGAATCGAACCCGTGATAGCGGAATCACAACCCGCGGTTTTACCACTAAACTAACAACCACATAAACCATATAGGAACGCATTATCCTTCACTCACTTACGGTCTAGACGTAACCAGCGGAAGTTAGTAACCTGCTCATGCGTTACTAATAATGCGTAAACCATATAAAAACACACTCAGGCGTAGTAGTTCGTTAGCCCACTAAGATACACAGCTACCACCCGTGTCATTAGTTGAATGTGTTTTTATATGGTAGGGGTACAGAGAATCGAACTCTGATTAATAGGTTAAAAGCCTACTACTTTAGCCGTTAAGTTATACCCCCGCTAATTTCTTTCTTATAAGCCTGTCTTTCTGATTTCCAGAAAAACTTCTTATACTCTCTTAGGTGTTTCCACCATTGTGGTGGACGAGTTAACGTCCCCTTCTTGACACTAGCCATAACAGGCTCTCCTTTTAAAAAACTGGCAGGGGTAAGTAGAATCGAACTACTACTAACGGCTTCAAAGACCGGTGTGCTACCACTACACAATACCCCAACAATGAATTTGTAAGTAGTTGCCCCATCGTTATAGCAACCATTCACCCGTGTAACAAGCTCGAGCGGGACTCGGTACGTCACTTGGGATACTCAACCACAGATTCTTAGTTTTGCACGGAATCACGCCGCCTGTGCTCTACTAAATCTTTGGATGGCCATCTACTCAATTTAGTGTCTTTTTCTTGCTGACACTTACAAAACTTGATTGTCGTTGTGGGTTTTTACCACACCTGAACCTTGTTCCACCGCTATTGCACTAGAATACTAGTGTTGCCTTTCGGCATAGACTTATGTGGCGATCCCATGCATTCTCATTACACTATGACAAAACTTGGTCTCCGTACTAGGATTCGAACCTAGACCACATGACCCCAAATCACGGATGCTACCTGGTAACACTTTACGGAGAAAAAACAACAGGATAGCTTTTGTCGCTAGACAACCATAAGTTTAGCTTTAAGTTTGCTGTAACTATCCTAAAACATGGAGCAGGTAGGGAGAATCGAACTCCACTCAGCACAGCTTGGAAGGCTGGCGTCCCACCTCGGGCTTACCTGCATAAAATTGGAGGGTCCTGAGAGAATCAAACTCCCACCTCAACGTTCGTAGCGTTGTGTAATATTCATTTTACTAAGGACCCAAATTCTGGTGGACCGTAAGAGAATCGAACTCTTACCTGAGACGTGCAAAGCCCCCGTGCTACCATTATCACTAACAGCCCAGATTGACTTACTACTTTTCCTATTATACGCCATAAGTCAAGGCGAGTTTTGGTGCCCTAGGAGAGACTCGAACTCTCAGAACCTGGTTTCTAAGACCAGTACGTATACCTATTCCGTCACCAGGGCAATACAACAGAGTAGTTTTGTCGACTAAGACAAATTAACATTTTGGTAGTCTTTAGTGTTGCTGAACCTACTCTAAAACTTGGTACCCTGTAGAGGTAACGATCCTCTGTCTCCCGGTTATCAGCCGGGTGCTCTACCTTTGAGCTAACGGGGTAAAACTTGGCGGTCTTAGGGAGTAACGATCTCCACTCTTCTAGCGTGACAAGCTAGCGTGCGTCCATAAACACTTTAAGACCAAATTTGGTGGAGCAACTTGGAGTCGAACCAAGAATGTTTACCACGAGGGGACGGATTTACAGTCCGCCGATGCACACGCCTTAGCATCAATTGCTCCGTATCTGGAGTAGGTGACAGGAGTTGAACCTGCATATAACAGATTTGCAATCTGCTCCCTAGCCTTTCGGGTCACACCTACATTATCATATTAGAACACACTTCGTATCTTAGAAGTGTTTGGCAGATATCTCCACCGTCTTTCTTCCCAAATAGTTAGACCGCGAATCTAACTCAACCTGAAATGTATTCTAATATGGTACACCTAAGGAGAATCGAACTCCTCTTTCCGCCTTGAAAGGGCAGCGTCCTAACCGATAGACGATAGGTGCAAATACCTGCTTAAATTTTAAAAGAGCAAAAAAGAACCCCAGGGTGTTTAGGCCTGGGGTCTTGTTGGGATAAGCTGTACGATTACAACTTACAAGACCCCGAGATAAAAGGATAACCGGCCTCATCGGATAGATGATTCCAATTAATTGATTCTGATCGTTGATTACAACTGAGCATTTATACCTTTTATCCTTAACATGTTTGTATTATACTATATGTAGCTAATAAAGTCAACTATCTTACGACTTTAAGTCTTTCTTAACTAGATATATGTATGTATACGCGTTTTGCAAAGTTACTTCCATTTCTTTGGAAACTATTGCAATTATTTCCTTCTCGTCTTTTCCCTTATTCTCTAAGTAGATCTGACGAGCAACCTCTCTCTTTGAGCCTTTACGAGCCTTTGATACCGCTGTACCCTTGACTGCATAAGGCATTCTCTTTAGGATACGTTCGAACTTTGTAATAGCTATTTCTTCAGCCTTACTAGGATCAAATACCTCCATCAACAACACCTGCTCAATCGAGGCCAAAGCCATGATCTTTGCCTGTGAAGGCTCTGTATAACTGAACCCTGACATACCTAGAGTCTTAAGGATAGAATTTGAAACCTTTAGGGGATCAGATTGACTATCGATGTACTCACTGGTTTGTACAATGGCACGGTTAACAGACATTCCCTTACTCAAATCGAGCTTGGTCATCAATTTATCAGTTGCTATCATAGCATCCTTTCTTAATGTTTTTCAATTATACAAGGACACGTAAATTAAGTCAACTGTTAGTAATGTAACTATTAAATATGCCTTTTACTTTTGTTTTGTAATGTCTGGTCCTGATGGGGAAACTCTGAGGTGACCCATCGGCAACGGCAATAAGGATGTATGCGTCTTCGACCACTATACCGTACATCTCCTCCACCATTATAGCATAAGCCGTAACCTGATAAAAGTATGTCTCAATCCATTCTTCTTTCTTTGGATTGGTAGATGTCTTGAAGTCTACGATTGCCGGACGCCCGTTAACGGATGCAATGGCATCACACCTGCCGGCAGTACGGAGAGCCTTGGAGAACAAAGCGATCTCATTGCCATACAGGAAATCAATGTTCCGGTCTAGCCAGGGCTGAAGTTGTTTAAAAAGCATGATAGACGTAGGCATCATACCTTTTGCAAAGTCAACATCGTTACGAAGATACTCCTCCCACATCTTGTGGGCCTTGGTACCTCTTGTGGCCGCCTCCGTCATAATACGGGTGGCTTCGGCGTGACCTACTTTTTGTTTCCAGGCATCAAGCCCGGGTTTAGGTAATGAGGAAAGAACGGTGGTTACGGAGGGAAAGAGATCACCATCTACATCGTAGTATCTCTTCCCGTCCCTGTATACAGTCTTTAGATCATGTTCAGGCAAATGCTGATACTTGAAGGGTTCCTGACGAATAGCCAAGTCGGTCTTTAGCAATTATATACTCCTTGACAAGACCGGATCTGACAATGTCGTCTTCTTGGAATTCAACATGTTCAAAATTACCCATCCTATCTAAAATTCTCATGAAGTGGGGAAGTCCACTTCTATCACTTGACTTGGTTAAGTCGCTTTGTCTAAAGTCACCGCAAAGCATGAGTTTGCAATTGTGACCCATCCTAGTTATAACACTATCCAATTCGTGGAAGGTCATGTTATTAATCTCATCAACAATTATAATCGTATTGTTGATGGTTAATCCACGAATGAAAGAGGTTGATATAAAGTCAACGACGTTTCTTGACTTAAGTATTTCATAAGAATCACCTCTACCAAAGAGTTCGGAGCATATGGCATAGTAAGGTGCCTCATATACCTTTGTCTTCTCTTTTGTATTACCAGGTAAAAATCCCATGTCCCTGGTAGGTACAACTGATCGTATGATCAATACTTTCTTATATCTACTACCCCTCTCTAATACCTCTTTCAAACCTAGGTACATGGAAATAAATGTCTTTCCTGTACCTGCAAGTCCATGCAGCAAAATGTTCTTGTTCTTATCGAAAGCTTTGAAAGTTAGGTTTTGGTTCTCCGTTAAAGGTTCAATTTCTTTTAATGACAGATTTGTTTTAGTTTGCTTTGGTTCAAAATCTAAAACTACTCCTGTTTCCTTGAGCGCTCTTATATTTCTTCTTGCTGCTTTGCTCATTAAGACCCTTTACTTGTAAGTGTTAATTCTACTCCTAGGACTGCCCTGTTTAACTTTTTGTAAAACATCCCTAAACCCATCTGAAGGTTTTAAGCGACCAAGTCTAACTGGATCACTAAAACCGGGGGCTTGAGGAACAGTTTGTAGGTGCGGGTTATCTAACTTATATTGATCCAGCTCAGAGATCTTCATCAGCTTCTCAAAAGTTTCTTCTGTATTAATATCTCTAAAAATGTAATATGGCATTACAGCTGGTCCTCATAAATTAAGATTTTTTTAAGATCGCGCGACCTAAGCGCGTTCTCAAATTGTTTAAGCTGCTTTCTATTCTCAACAGCCCGTGTTTTTTGTTTTGTATGATAACCGTCTTCGAAAACATTATTAGATGAACGCTTAACGTTCTTTTTTAAAGTTTTACTCATTTTCTTACTGCTTAATCTCCTCTGGCAATAATTCAGGAAATGCTTTTCTTACCACCTTTGCAGTAAGTTCTTTAAAGGGTAGGGTCTTATTCTTGACATGACACAAGAGTACTGCATCATTCTTATCAATAGATTCTAGAAGCTGAATGAATAGGTTTTCTCTTTTCAGCTTGGTTAAGTTAGGGTTACCACCCTCGATGAAGAGATATAGTCTTCTGAGTTCACTATACAATCGATTTTCTTGGTCAAGGAAATCAGTAGGCTTATAAGGGGGATCGGTATCAGGTAGTAGAAACTTAATACGCGGGTCAAGTGCATATTGCAGGATAGTTTGGATTGGAGCTGTCCCATTCTTTTGCAAAAGCGCAACTCTCTCTTCAACATTTTTACCTTTGGAGCATTCCTCCAAGACTTCATATAACGATTTTTTCATTTAAAACTCATTTATACTTTCAATTAATAATTTAAGTTTATGGGACACAAAGTAGTTAAAGAGCTTGGAGCGACCCTTGCCTGCTTCACTTTCATATAATTGGAGAATCTTGTTTTGAATGTCTTCTGGAATGAATGTAAGATCAATGAGTTGTTCGTTACGAATCCAGTTACGGAGCTGCTCTTCTTTGAGCTCTTGACGGGGGTTTCTAAGATGGGAGTATTTTTCAAGCCGCATAGGCTTTTGCCTGACCTTGTTAACAAGGCAGTCATCTGGTGAAAGTATGTTAGGAATACCATCCCCTATGTCACCCTTTAGGATAAGTTCTCTAGTGAACTTGACAGGGTCTGCATGCTTAATATCTTTTTTTCTGACAGGATCATACTGTTTAACGTTACCAAAAACTTGTAACTGTCCGAAGTCTTTATCCCCAGAGAGAATAAGGATCTTCTCACCAGTATTTAGCATATTACCGTTGGCAATAGTAATAGCGCCAATAACATCATCTGCCTCGGCACCCTCAATCTGTACAACTCTGTATGGGAAGAATTCTTTAAGCTCTGCCTTGATATGATTGAGTGCATTGAATACTGCGTTCCAATCGAGTTCAGACTCTTCACGAGCCTTCTTTCTATTGGCTTTGTAGTACTTAAACACCTCTTTGCGCCACACCTTCTTATCATCACAGCAGATGATAAGTTCGCCATATTCCTCACAGAATTTTGATCTCAAAGACCTGATGGTATTAAGTACCATATGTCTAAGAAGATTTTCTTCTATTTCAGTATTCGTATGATTACCTAATTGCGCCATTAGGTTAGCAATACAAACCTGGTTAAAGTCAAGTAGTATCATAACATGTTATAGTTTAATAGTGAATCTATTTAGGTACGATAGTCTGATTGACTGGGCCATGATGTGCATGATTGCCTGATGGGCATCTTCTACTACACCATAATTATTATTTTTAACATGTAGAACGATGTCGGCAAGTTCTTTAGCCTCACCGCCGTCGAATCCAACCAGGGCAATGGTTGATAGTTTCTTGAGCTTGGCAACTCTCAACACCTCAACAATGTTTGGTGAATTACCACTACTAGATACTACAACTAAAACGTCTCCCTCGTTTGCCTTCATGTTAAGTTGGTAGGAGAATACTTTCTCGTATCCCATGTCGTTTGCAATAGCAGTAACTAAAGACATATTAGACGAGAGAGACTGAACCTGTGGAAGCATACCAGTATCAAAACATACGCCCTTGGAATGGTCGCAGGTAAAGTGCTCACTTATAGCAGCCGATCCTCCATTACCACATACAAAGACGTTCTTGCCATTTGCATAAGCTGCCACCAACTCATCTACTGCTAGATCTAGATTCTTCTTATCGAGTTCAACCAGACCGTCAATAAGTTGTGTTACATACTCTTTAAAGTGTTCGCTTGCTTTCATTATATACTACTGTAGTACCAGTATCCTCAAATTTAAATTTAAACTCTTCCAAGTTACTCAACGACTGTCTTACTGCCTCTTGTTTATCCAAAGGCACATAGAACAGTAAGTACCCACCACCACCGGCCCCTAGTATTTTACCACCAAGGGCTCCAGCCTGCATTGCTTTCTTATAATGCATATCGATGAAGTCGTTAGATACATTATACGCTAGTTGACGCTTTAATTGCCACCCCTCATCTAACATTTCACCGATATCATCTAAGTTACCTAACTCAAGTGCAATCTCTGCATCTATAGTCATACCTACCATTCTCTTAAGCAATGAGTCATTGGTCTTACTCTTACTCTGTACACTTAAGATATCAGAAGTATTTCTTGTTAGCCCGGTATAGAACATCATGAGATTGTTATTGAGACGTTCTATGATTACATTTGACACTGCAGGTTTAACTATCAGTACTCCGTCTTTGTGAAATCCAAATACATTAGCACCACCAAATGCAGCAGCAAACTGATCTTGTTTACCTATCGGTTCCTTACATGATTCTATCTCTATTAAGCAGGCAAGGTTTGCGATATCATACTTACCCATGGGCATGTTTAACAGATTAGATAATGCGTTAATTAAACCAACAGTAAATGTTGATGAAGATCCTAGACCTGTACCCTTGGTTGGTATCTCACAAAAAGAACTAATTTCAACGTGTGATGATATACCAAATCCACGCAGACATTCTCTTACTCTTGAATGCTTAACACTACTTACTGAATCGGCAAGCTCAACCTCATTGTATACCACCTTCACACCCTTAAAGGCAGTACGACACAGGGCAATGTACATGTACTTGTCAATAGTAAATGACAGTACTCTACCGGGCTCTCTTTCGTAGTAGGATGGTATGTCACTCCCACCACCAAAGAGACTAACCCGTAGGGGTGTTCTAGTTAAGATCATCGACGGTTGGTATCATAGGAAAAGATAGGACCTGAGGGTGCTAGTTTACGGCTTTCAACCGTGCTGTATTGTTTCTTAAGACCGACAAGCAGGTCTTCCCATTGCTGGGTTACCTTACCCCAGTTGTATCTATTATCGGCATACATCTTCACCAATTGCAGGTATGTCTGTAGCTGTTCAGTATTAACGGTCTCAATAGCATTCTCCATGACCTGGTAGAATGTGTTGACATGCTTTTGTGGATCACTGTTACCTTGGTACATAAAGTTCATACCACCAGACGTATCAATTAGACCGCCGTAGTTAGGATGTACACATAAGGCACCAGCTGACATAGCCTCGATAACACTACGACTATTACATTCCAACCAGATGGATGGGTATGCATGAATGTGTGCTTTGAGTAATGACTCTCTTACTACCTCATTTGATGCGTATGCATGATAGTTAATACGGGGATGGTTACGACAGCGTTCGAAGATAGGTTCAAATTGTTTGTCGGCATGATCCCATCCATAGATCTTAAAGCTCGAGAAAACATCTAGGTAAATGTTATCATACTTTTCTGCTAGCTTTTCAAATACAGGGACCAATAGGGCCAGTCCACGCTGGGGGGTTGATGTATAGATTAGTCTAATCTCATCCTTTGACTTAACCACACTTGGCATTGGCTCAATGGCAGTCTCAATAACTGTACTGTTCTCATCGTACGGCATCCCTAGGATATGCTGGTAACGATAGTACTGCCATTGACCGCAGAATACGTGCTTGTGAAACCTATCCCGGCTTGTTGCATCAGTCAGGTGGTTGGTTTCTGGATCTTCTGGTAGATCATGTAACCAGTATACTCGAATCTTTTCTTCTTCTATTTCACGAACCCGTGAACAGATAATCTGAAAGTCATCTGTTAGTTCTTTAGGAAGGCGTTCGGCCAATCCACGCTTCATCATCTCTGTACCGCCTTGTGACTTAGCGGAAATCTCATTCTCATCAAATGCCATTTTGTGACTCCATTTTATTGCAATAATAATTCCATGCTGTAGTTATGATTTGCTCTAAACTACTATGATTATATCTATACTTCGTTTGATTAACAAATTTAACGGTGCCGGCTACTAAATGATCTGGATCACCGGCACGTCCGGGGCCATTAATAATAGTTGGCTTATGACCGCTAAATCTTTCAAACGCCTTAATGATTTCCAGGTTTGAATGACCGGCACCAGTACCTAGGTTAAACGTCCACACATTGGGAATCACATGATCTAAGAATTTAGCCACATGTATGTGTGCATCGCAAACGTCCCTCACATGTACATAGTCTCTTATACACGTACCGTCAGGGGTGTTCTTATCAGTACCATATAACATAAATGGTTTTTTATTATACGTACTATCACACAGTCTTGAGATAATATGGCTGGCGTCAATATGATCGCCAACATCATCCCATGCACCTGCTACGTTAAAGTATCTAAAAATAGCTACCGGTATGTCGTAGGCAGCACTAATGTCATGAAGTAATTGTTCGCATGCATACTTACTCTTACCGTATGGATTAGGGGAACCTATCTCGCAACCCTCGTATACTGGCATAGATTGTTCTTTGTATACGGCAGCAGTAGAAGAAAATATTATTTTACCTCTCCACCCTTTCTCGAGAAGCTTTAACAGCATCAAAGAGGTTTTGCCAATGTTATTCTCATAGTACAAGGCGGGATGCTTTACACTATCACCAACATCGGCATAAGCGGCAAGGTGGAAGATTGTATCTATACCTTGATCCATAATACATTCAATGATCAAGTCGTCTGTAATACATCCAATTGAGAACATGCCGTAGATAGCTGACCCATTCGGTCTACCGTCATGATCTATTCCAAAAGGAATTATGTTTTGTTCATGTAAGGTTTTGGCCAGTACTGAGCCAATATAACCTCTACTTCCGGTTATTAGAACTTTCAATTCTCTTCCTCAATTCAGTTGTGCTGAATCCATGATCTCTATTGTTAAAGTATAGATCGATTGATCTGCTGACGCAACAGTCTTTACCAGTAAAATCGCGATCAATGTAATCAGTACCCACAAAGCGGACATTAAGACTGCGTGATTGTAGTATTTGGATAATCTCATGCTCATACGCATAAGGAATAATCTCATCAATGTATTTAATTGCATTAAGCTGAACATAGCGCTCGTATAACGATTGTACTGGGGTGTTTTTTTCTTTACGTTCTAAACTAGGATCTACTTGTAGACCTACTATTAGATAGTCACAGAGTTGCTTACATTCGGCGAACATAAGAACGTGACCGGTATGACAAAGATCAAACGCACCAAAGGTAATTCCTGTTTTCATTACAAATCAAAAGTAACTGTCAATATGCTATCTAGGCGGAACGATCTCCAGCCTTTTGCCTCAAGGTCATAAACTGGAAGTACCTCGGTGCTAACAGTCTTAACCTTATCTGTTTTCTTTTCTACAACTGGTACTACATCTTCCTGTAGTGTGCAGAGCATGATACGTTTGGTACCATCTGCTTTTATAAAGGAAATACTTGCAGGTCCTATCTTAAGCATATCAATTAACCACTGACGACCTTCGGGGGTATCAAGAGGGGCTGCTTCTCTAAGTTGAATATTATTATCCATATACATCCATAAAAAAGGGGGACACTAGGTCCCCCAATTATACTAGCTTACGCTAAATTAAACAAGACCCAGGGCTTGTGCACGGTAGCCAGCAGCAATGATCTTGCGGCTTGGAGTACCCATGTGGTACTTGTTGGTTACACGGCCTTTGGTATCGACGCTACGGTCGTTATAGATTGGCAAGCCATCTTCCATACGAAGAAGGCTGACGACCTTGCCAGGAGATGCAATACCGAACTGGGCGGTAATTTGCTTGGCAGTCAAAGAACGGCCTTCGAAGAAAGCCTTACGTAGTTTAGATTTTTGGTTCATAATTTACCTTTCATAATAAATGTTTGCCTTTAGGCAGTCTCGATGATAGCTTAGTTCGTAGTTAAAATCAACTATTTCTTAGCTTTAGTTATTGTATAGGAGTCCTTAGCCATTAGTAAACGGCTTTTAGGACGATTGTAAGAATAAAATACCCAGTATTGACGACCTTCAATTTCGTCTTCGTTTACGATGTCACCAATAAACGAATCACTGGTAATCTTATTGAAAAGTATAACGTTTTCCTTAACATTGAAGGTAGGATGTTTACGATATGTTTGCATGATATATGGTCCGGCGTAGAGGAATCGAACCTCTATTAATAGCTTAGAAGGCTACTGTTCTGTCCGTTGAACTAACGCCAGTGGTTTAAATCCGTTATTCTTTAGTCTATTCTCAAAATTTTCGTAATCGTTATGATTCATAGTCATACGCTGGGTATGACCTGATGCAGTCTGAAATATCTCTACAAGTTTGCTATTGTAGTATACCTTGATATTTATTGCATCTTTTACGAAATTATATGTAGGCTTTCCTGATGGGATAACGTAAGGAACACCGCTGCTACTTTTCTTTGCCATTTTCAAAAACTCCGTACTTACAGACATAGTAACTATCAATGATATCCGAAGATGGATTCCATTGCTTGTCTGTCAATTGTAGGATACTTTTTAAATTAATGCCAGTCTCAGAAATAAAACTGGTTTCCATGGCTTCTTTGTTTGCGTTGCCTTTGCCGGTTGCAAACTTCTTAATGACCGTTGGAGGTACAGTAATACAGTTAAGTCCCTTTGACCATAACCTGTACTTTAGAACTCCGGTGTTCTCGGCAATTTGGAACACCCTTCCTACAGCGTTAAACGCGTAGCCTTCAATGTATACGCACTCCACATCATGTTTAACTACCTTGTCCAATATCCAGTTTGAAATGTTATCATATCGTTCTTCTGGGTATGTAAACTCTGGATACAATTCACCCTTGAACATCTCGTTATCGGTGATTGTCTTTTTAAGACTTGTAAAGTAATAAAAGGTACACCGATTAATGTCGAATGTACCTTTGCTATCAAATATACAAAGTGAGGGAGAAGTTAATGATAAATCGATTCCAAGTATACTCATAGCCATCCTTTAGATGACTATGTATCACTCCTCGTCAGGATCTTCGAAATATTCCTCGTCAATCTCCGGCTCATCTTCTTCAATTGACTCTAGCTCGGATCCGCAATATGGGCAAAATGAGATATCAGGCATCTCACTTTCCTCATAAGTTGGAAACACGTAAAACTCACTATCACATTCATAACATATGTGGGGGATCTTTTCTGTCATTGTTTAGCCCATACTTCTGACCAACTACCATTCAATGCTCCCTTTGCATAATCTGTTGCACGGTTCTCAAAGAAATTGGTGTGGGTCGGTGCGTTAATCATATTCTCTACCCAAGGCAGAGGGTTTCTTTTTACCTTCATTATCCCCTTAAGGCCCAAGCTAATAAGACGACGATCGGTAATGTAACGTATATATTGTTTAACGTCATTAGCATCCAAGTCATCCATAGGACCCATAGCAAAAGCCAGATCAATGAACTTCTCTTCCAACTCCACCATTTTTTCGGCGATGGTGTAAATTTTACCTTTGAGTTCATCGTTCCAGATTTCTTTATTTTCTTCTATGTATGTTCTGAATAGTTTGATCATTGATTCTGCATGCATTGTCTCGTCTACGATAGACCATGTCACAATCTGACCCATACCCTTCATTTTACCGTGGCGTGGGAAGTTCAGTAACATAATAAATGAACTGAACAGTTGCATGCCTTCGGTGAATGCAGAGAATACAGCAATGTGGGTGGCGGTGGATTCTAATGTACCGTTCTTACTTGAGATCTCAAGCACATAGTCATGCTTGTCTTTCATCTCCTGGTATTCTAAAAACTGATTATACATTGACTCCGGTAGCCCAAGGGTCTCAATCAAGTGACTATATGCGGCAATGTGTAATGCTTCACGTGCAGCAAATCCGGCAAGCATCATCCTGACTTCTGGTTGAGGGAAGTGGGGTAAGTAATTGTTAACATAACCACCAGCTACGTCAATATCACCCTGGGTAAAGAATCTAAAGATATGGGTAAGAAATTGCTTCTCTTCTTTAGATAGTTTTTTCTTCCAATCCTGAACGTCTTCAAGCATCGGCACCTCGGTGTGAAGCCAATGACTCTGCTCATGCTTCAACCATGCATCATAGGCCCAGGGATAGTTAAAGGGCTTGAAGTAAGTTCGTTCGTCAGTTAAGTTTGTTTTCTTTTTAGTAATCATTATTCACACCAGCTTGTTTTTGCATCACCATAATATTCTCGAGCGTATCCGTTTTGAATTAACATTATACGCAAACTCTGCCCATTAAGCAACACATCACCAAGTACTCTACCCCCGTACTTGTCCCAGTCCATTAAAACGACTTGTCTTTTCTGTGATTGGTTAATCATCTGTTTGGTAAATGCAGATGCTGCTTGACCTCTTGCATCCTCACTTGCACACTTGGCTCTAAATCCTTTTTCAGGAGTATCGACGCCGAATACTCTTATAGACAATTCTTTCTTTAGTGGCTCAGGTAACCAATTAGCCTCAAATGCTACTGTATCACCATCTATGACTCTTGTAATGTTAGCGTCGTAAGTAACTCCTATTTTTTGTTTCTGCGCTAATGCAGGTAATACCATGCATGCTGCTATAAGGATTGTAATTATTCTTTTCATTTTGTCCTTTATTTTTTTATTAATTTGTCTACAAAATCTAACAGTAGTTTATGGTGTTCACCATTATGATAATGGCTTTTCATCCATGAGTGATATGTATACCATCCCGGTTCACTCTCTGGATGACATCCGATCAATCCAATTCTTCCTTGTATGATAGCCATTGCATCGCCGTTGGGATAGGTAGCAACAGTATCATAATTGTCCCCCTCAAATGCACATCCATCGAAGAAGAACATTCTCTCCTCTTTACCCAACCAGTTAACCTTCATAGCCTTGGCATGAGGTCTTCTGGTATCGGTGTTTGGTCTTTTAATGTATTGTTCTACTTTTACGTGGTCTAAAATATTAAAGTATTCTTTTCCTGCCCAGTATGCACCCATACAAATACCAAGATACCTTCCCCCACCCTTAATGTATTTACGAATGAGGTTTAAATTACCTTTAAGTAAGTAATCCCAGCTATCAGAATCTCCAACACCGCCTGGGAATGCGACTATGTCAACGTCATCGAAAAAGTCATCCTCTATTTCTTGCTTGGCAAATATTTTAAATCTATAGTTATCACCTAGTGCCTTCATCATACCATTTCCACATTGAACCGAGCATTTAGGTTGATGTAAAAATAATGCGATGACCGGTTTACTCATACATCACTGTACTGGTGCTCCCTAACGCCCATTTTGGATCTGTCTCAACTGACCAACGCTTGGTAGCCACTCTAAAGTCTGGCATCTTTAGTTCTTTAGGGTTACTACTTGGTTCAAGTACAATAAGACGATTGTTAGGTTGAGCAGCAAACTGGCCGTTATCACACTTAATGATATTAAACGATTTGTGATCTTCAACGTCTTCAGATAGTCCAGTGTCTAGAACGTTGAAATCAGGATGACAAGAATCCACAGTAAATAGATACTCCCCATACATCCAACTCCCTGCTTTAGTTTTAAACTTACACTTCATGGATTGAAGTTGTGCTTTTTTGATAACAGTTATATCGTATGAAATGCAATCCCATAATTGTAGGTAGTCAAGGGGTAATGGATCACCTTCAATTTGTTTCCAGCAGAATGCATGTATCGGTAACTTATCGTAGAGTGCACCGTACTCGTTTAAGTATGCCTCAATACGAAATGCTTGGCCCCGTAGTGACTTTATGCTTACCCACCAGCACGGTACAAGCTCTCCAAACCCCTTTTCGAAATCATAGAGAAACTCTTTACGTACAAAGCATTTAACCGTAGGTAGATTAGCTACTAGGAATGACATTGCTTACCCCTCACATGCAAGACAAACATCACCTTCGGTAAGTGCTTTAAGATCTAACTCCTGTATGACCATTCGTTCAATTCTCTTAGATACTTTATCGGCCTTGGCAAGTTTCTCACTACGGCAGTAGTAAAGTGTCTTTAGTCCTTGCTTCCATGCCTGGAAATGAACGGCGTGTAAGTACTTAATGTTAACATCAGGACGGAAGAATATGTTGAGTGATTGTGCTTGATCGATATACTGCTGTCTGTCGGCGGCGTGTTGTATTACCCAGCGCTGGTCAATTTCCATAGCCGTCTTAAATACATCCTTTGTCCAATCATCCAACCAATCCAGATGCTGAACACTACCATCATTGGCAATAATGGATGACCAAATTTCATCCACCTCTGCTTGGTCACACGCCTGCTCTGGATTACCTTGTTGTAAATATTTAATGATAACTTTATCAAACCACTTGTTCTTATTCAACGATGAACCACTTAGGGTGTCTTGTCTATATGCGTTTGCGCGATAAGGTTCAATAGAAGGACTTGTATTGCCCATAAGAATGGAAGAGCTAGCATTAGGGGCAATAGCCATAACATGAGCGAATCTACGACCAGTGTTATGACAATCAGGAGCCTCGCCCCTAATACTGCCGAGTGATAGGTTAGCTTCATCTAGTTTACTCTTTATGTGCTTGAAGATTTGGTGGTTTCTTCCAACTGCCATGGCTGATTCCCACGGTATATTATTACGTTGTAAATAAGCATGCCAGCCCAAAGCACCGACACCAATGCTGCGCTCACGACCGGCAGAATACCTTGCACGTTCAACGGCGGAAGGTGCATGATCAATAAAATACTGAAGAACATTGTCAAGCATTTCAGCAACAACAAGAAGGAAGTCAGGATCATTTTTCCACTCATCATAGTACTCCAAGTTAACTGATGATAGACAGCATACAGCCGTCCTATCTTTATCTGTTGGTAGAATGATTTCCGAACACAGGTTAGATTGTTTGATACTCAGCCCAAGATCCTTCTGGAACTGAGGCATCATTCGATTACTTGTATCAATGAAGTGAATGTATGGTTCACCTGTAAGCATTCTTGTCTCTAAGATACGCTGCCACAAGTCCCTGACTGATACTACCTCCCTTACCTCACCGTTGTGTGGGTCTTTTAACTCCCAGGTGTCATCGGCAAGAGGGTCTAACATACTCTTTTCAACCTTAACCATAAAGTCATCGGTGATGTTAATACCGTGATGTAAGTTCTGGGTTCTCATATTTGGATCACCCGTAGGCTTTCTCATTTCAAGAAATATGAGAATGTCGGGATGAGAGATATCCAGGTAAGCAGCATAACTACCGCGGCGAGTCCGCCCTTGGCGGTAGGCGAGTGAGGATGCATCATAAGTGCGAAGATGAGGCATAACACCAACAGATTTATCATCAGCAGAACGAATCCCAATACCAATTCCAACTCCTCCGCCAAGCATGCTCAGCCAGTTAACTTCTGCCAAAGTATCGACCAAGCCCGCGCTGCTGTCATGTAGATATGGAAGAAAACAAGAAATAGGAAGACCACGGGAGCTCCTACCAAAAGAAAGAATGGGGGTAGAATAAGACAGCCAATGTTTACTAGAGTATTCGTAAAGTTTTTGGGCATGCGCATCATTTGTACCAAACGCTTTAGAAACATACGCAAATCTCTCCTGCGGTGATTTTTCGTCCTCTTTCATGTATGATTCGCGTAATCGTTTGATACCCAAGTCATCAAACAAAGCATCGCGAGAATAGTCTACCCTGATACCATGAACTATCTGTTCCATTTATTCTCCGTTTTGTATTAGTTGTTGTGTTAGAGGAAACACTTCTGATATCACCTCGGCGCATGCTCTAGCTACTTCAATATGTTCTTTTTGGGTGCCGTTGGATGATCGTAGTTGTATATAGTGGATCCATGAACGCAGAGTTCCGTTCATGTACATACGTGACATGGTCAGGCCTTCCGGTAGAACTGCCCTTGCTTGCTCCTTGGCTACCCCGTTGTCAGTTGCCCAGTTGTAGGCATCTAAAGCTGCCTCGATCACCCGTTTCTGCATGTTCTCCCACTGGTACGCCTTAAATCTATACTCATCATCCCTAAGGTCTACCTCTATGCTGTTCTGTCTATTGTTGTGGTCTTGAAGACGTAATTCTCGATGTACGAATTGTAGATCTTTTGTTGGGTCTGCGTAACGCTGGCTGAACTCCTGGAAACTAAAACTTCTATGTCGGAGGATTTGCCGCGCGATATCTCTTGTGGTTTCGATTTCAAGACAGGCGCTGCACATCTCAAGGGGGCTCCAGTGTTGGTGCTTGATGAGGTATTTGATGAGTTTTTCTGAGGTCTGGAGGTTGAGTTGGTTTGCAGGGTTCGAGACTCTTGCACAGAATGCGATGAGTTCTTGTACGTCGTAGAGACCTTCATTTTGTAACTCCCTGGTTGGCTTTGAAAAGCTTATTACTCTTACCTTCATCTAATGACCCCATTGACCCAATTCTCTGCACAATCTTCACAGTATTGAAGACTATGATTATCAATGTACCTGCGTTCTTTTATATCTTTATGTTCATACATCTCTATACAGAAAGATGTTTCGTTGGCGTAAAGAACAGTAGCCGATCTCTCCCCATCATCACTTATAAATTCACTTAATATTCTCATGACTTCCTCCATGTAACCATTTTCATCTTCGCCTGTAGGTCTACGTATGTATTGTTGTCTATAATTAATTTAATGTCGACTGGCTTAATACCGGCCAACACCATATCGTTAATATCTTTCTGTTCGATATGATCGGGCCAGAAAGTGGTATTATAACCCATCTCTATCACTTTATCCATTATCTTGCAAATATCTTTATTGCGTGGTTCATTATCATAAACGAACACAATATTCTTTTTATTATTACCTGCTAACTCATTGATAACTCTAACCCCATCCGAACCTGCCATGGCAATTGCATTTGGTAGAAACATAGAGTCGATAGGACCCTCGGTCACGTAAACTCTTTGATTAAAATCTACCGCATCTAATCCGTAAATCTTTGGCTTTGTATCATCAAATATAATTGTGATGTAACGTATACCGTCAGACTTAAACCCCCTACCCTGTATACCAAAACAATTCTGCTCATTATCAATCAACGGAATAATTAATCTCGGCTCATCATGCTCTACATCACTAAACTTATCAGGTATGATCTCATTGATCCACCTTTTAAATTTAGGTGCATAGAATAACTTGGCGTGGAACTTGGTTGGGATCTTTCTCTTGCTGACATACTTCTTGACTGGATGGTCCCAGTCTAGTTGAGATACCTTTTTGAGTTTCTTCAATGGTGAGTCAGTGATGTACTTAGGCCTGACGATCTGGGTAATATCAGGTTTAGATATTACATTTGCCGCGGCATTCTTCTCTATAAAATTCTCTTGTACATATTCCTTATACAATTCCGGATCAATGATCTTTAGAAAGTTACCAAGTGACATCGACGCATGACAATTGTGACAGTAGTACAGCATACTATTGTCTTTCTTGTAAATGTATCCCCGGGTCTTATGTTTATGTGTTTGTGAGTCACCGCATAGCACACACCTAAAGTTATAGGAGTCGTTGCGGCGTTTAAACAGGGGAAGACGGGCTGATATCAGCCCGATGTACTTGTTGTCAATGTAGATCATAATATAGGTTTTCAGTCATCACATAGTGATTGTATATTAACCTACATCTGTAATCTACTATTGCTCAATTATACTTGATGAAGTGTGAAAGTAAGAACCCCAATACAGCCGCACCGCCGATGATCATCCAACGCCATCTCTCAATCGTGTTTAAACGCTGATCTATGTCGTCGATCTTCTCCATCATTTGTTTGTGCTGCTCTTTCGAGTCTTGTCTGAATTCTTTCAATTCAGATCCTAAGTTATTGAGTTGATTTTCCAAGACAGCAATCCTCGAAGTTGTATCGAAAAGTTCCATTTTCCTTAACTCATTTCTTCTCTGGTACTGCGGTTCCATCGAGCTTCTTATGCACTTTCATTTCTTTACATGTCTGCTTGACGTTACCTTTTGCATCTTTAACAGGCTTGCCTTCTTTATCTTTAACATCGACACAAACCTTTGTCTTTTCAGCCTCGGCGTACACAGAGGTTGTCATACCAAATAACAATGCGATTGATAGTACTACTGATTTCATTTTTATTCCTTTTTAGTGAATTTTTCTGATGCTGTAAACCCTAATCCTGCTACCACAATATACATCATTGAATCATAAATTTTAGAGTCTAATGGATAACCTAATACCATAGCAATAAAGCCTCCTGCACATATTAGAAATGCTAATAGTGTAACAACTCTTTTGCTTGAGACAGTACCATTTATACCGTCTGATAATAAACTGGAAAAGAAGTTCATTTAGAGCTCTGGTTGTGGGGCTGGGGCTGGGGCTGGCTTGCCTCCAAAACCTGTGATGACTTGGGGTTGAGATACGCTTCCAAAGCTGCCTCCTGCGCCCATGGATTGTGATCCCCACGAATTCGTGACTGTTGGAGAAAAGCCAGGTGCTGGAGAGAAGGAAGATGGGCTGGTTGTTTCATTTTTTTGTATCGGTGTTGGTGGTTTGTCCCATCCTTTATTGGCAGCTTGTAATGCAGCTTTTTGTGCATCTTTATCGCCACCGGCAAGCATAATACCTGACAGAGTACCAGTCAGGAATGTAGCGATAGGGATAATTAACTCAAAGAATTTTTGGTCAATAGGGCTAATAGCATTTAATGGCTGGGTTACAAAGATGATAGAATAAAGAACAACAAATACAATACCTGTTAATGTAAGGGCCAGGCAAATTCCAATAAAGAATTTCAGTCTCGCCATTAATTGTTCTTCAGTATAGATCGCGTTATTTTCCACAATTTGCTCCTTGTGTTGGTAGTGCTTGGCAAGCCGGTGTTGAAACCACTGGCGCAGGTGCTTGAGTTTGTCCATCTTTTGGGGGTCCTAGTCTAGGGTCACGCTGACCTTTAAAAATATGTTCAGGACAAGTTCTTGTCACATCACATTTTGGTAGTTTACAAATATCTTTTTCCCAGTTATCGGGGTCTTGACATGGATAACGGAATCTATCACCGCCAAAGAATGCTAATGCAAGTGGTAATACAAGCAATCCAATAGCAAGATAAAATAATTTTCTATCATTCATATTAAACTCCTAAGACATGAAGTGCATGTTCGTAATGCTTAATACGATCATCAAGACCAATAGTACCACCGTTGATACGTTTGGTTAAGGTTACAATATCACCTTTATCTGCCCATTGATTGAGGTTATTTGTCTCCCAGAACCAGCATGCCGATTGTGCTGCACCTTCAAACGTTGCCATGTATTCGGCAGCCTCTTCTACAGAAATTTGTAGTGAACCAGCAAAGAATGTATAATTGTCTTTACCAGTCAATTGAATTAAACCGCGGCCACGATATCTGTATCCATCACCAGAAGACTCATCACCATTACCCATGCGAGAGGCATAGATTCTATTTGCAATAGCTTCCTGTTTATTAGGTCTTGCGCAATATTGTGCGGCTAACTCATCTGTAGGAAAATACTTACTAAACAGCTTACGTAGTGTTGCTGGTTTGTAGTTTAAATTTTCTTGTAGTGCTGTGAACCCACCGGACTCATGGGCGCATTGGGCAATAAAAGCCGCAATACGCTGGGCGGTATTAATCTCATAATCTGGTAGTAACTGCTCTAAGGCATGATGCCATTGATCGATGTAAGGGTTCTTAGGTAGTAACTGTTTTAATTGTTCTTTTGATAGTTGCATTTTAGTTCCTCATTGTACTATTTATTATCTTGTCACTTCTTCCCAATCTAAAGTCGCATATGCTGTGTCGCCTGATCCATCAGATGACATTGCAATAATAAATTCCTCAGGTGTTCCTGCAAGACTGTCTCTTTCAAGTTGAAATTTAAGAAGGCTAGCTCTCAATATATCAACGTTTATAGTTGATTGATTGGTAGTTGTTAGTAGTCCACTAGCAACAACTCGACCGCCAGTAACAGATGTGCCTGTTAGATTATATTCTACAGCTGAATCATTCCCAGCTGATACCCACGACCCTCCCGAAGTAACTCCATTTTGAATTAATTTCCACATAAATTTTCCTGTCGATACAGGAAGTACAGAGGCTGCAGATGGGATTACTACCGCATTTAATCTAGTGGATTTTAATCTTATACTCACCATTGAGTAGGTGGCACCAGCAGCACCTAGTGTTTTAGGAGTTACAATATCTGTACCAATAGATATCTGAGTACCTCTTAGTTCATATCCACCTTCAGAAATCACTGTAGAGCAAATTTGTTTTAGCATACTTAACTCTGCGGTTGCTCCAGTATTTGTGATTTCGTACCGTATTGGAAGAGATGCAGTAGTCATGTATGGAGTTAGGTTTACGTTATCATTGTGAAACACATGCGCAATAACCATCTTACCATCGACCACAAACCCACACCGAACATCACCTACACCTAGCCACTCAATATCAAACCATAAAATATTTGACCTATCAACACGTATACCACCAGTATGATCTGATCCTCCAGTTTGAGCACTATAGCCAGTTCCATCAAACTTATCACGATTCCAGTCTGCTTGCGCAATTCTTTGTTCTACTATACTACCCGAAATATAACTTCTTAAAACAAAATAATTAGTAACACCATCGTTTTCTAAATATACCCCATTCTGGGCACCAAAGTAACCAACCCTTTGTCTTAAATTAGTTTGTGGAGTATTCATAACAAACGTATTCATTACCAGTAATGACTTACCTGGTTGATAAGAGAATACTCGTTTTGATTCTCTAATTACCTCTGCACCACTTGCCGCGGTAACCGAAAGACCTACAGTGCTCTGATTAGTAATAAAAGCATAAGTTCCTCCGGCTGTATTAGAAGTTGCCCATAATCCATTATCTGCAAACCTATGATTGCTATCAAAAATAGTGAACGGACTAGATATTCTTAGTCGTCCAAAAGCATCCGTCATCGTACCAGACGGAGATATTCTATCATCCAACATCATCACCTCATAGCGGGTCTTGTTGTTGGAGAAATCTAACTTATGTTGATCTGTTCTAAATTGTGCCACTTACTTTACACTTTCAAATATATTTTTTTGAATTGTGTACCATTCAATCCACGAGTCATTCTTTACTGCACATTCATAATAAGTGGTATAATTTACAGTAATGGTCTTACTTATGTCGCTTAATTTAGCTTCGCTATTTAATTTTTCTAGTTGAGGGCACTTTACTGTTAACCCTTCTGGCACAGAGGGAAACTTAGCCGTCACCGGTACTGTAGTAGAGCATCCTGAGAACATTGCAATAAAAAATATTGCTGTCACTATAACAAATAGTATTGTGCTGATTCTTTGTTGTTTCTCAACGTTTCTCATTTTGGTGCCTCTGCCGCCCTATTATGAGCCTCAATAAATTCTTTTGGTATTTCACAAATACCACCAGGTGCAAATTTAGTATCGTACTTTACTATCTCACGATCTACATATTGAACTATATCCTGTCCACGACGTGTAATGTACTCAGTCTTCTTAACTAATTTTTCGACTATCTTTACATTCTCTTCATTAGACTGTACAGTGGCAGCTGCTACCCTGTCTTCCATTTCCTTTACTCGTGCTTGCCATGCTTCTTCATTGGATATGGCCCCGGCCATATAAGTTCCAATTACAATAGCTAAAATAGAACCAACCTGGATAGGGGTTCTATAGATGTAAACGAATGGGATGAATTTCATTACATAGGTTAGTAACAACCCAAGTAATCCGGCAACTAGTATTGCGTAAAAAATCCAGTCAGGAAGGAATTTTAGGATCCACATCAATCATCTTCCTTTTAAACATGGTATTAATTTTTACTTTTTTAGTCTTTGGTGGCTCGCCCTGGGCACCAACTCCTAATCCAGCTACTCTACCACTACCTACGTTATTGGTGATTCCTTCACCCTCTTCGGCAATGAACCTTGAGTATTCCATATTAAAAAGATCTTCGACTAGAACCTGTAGTTCATCATCGTCAATGTCACGTGGATTTTTATGTTCTTTGATTAGTAGAAGTGCTGCTGCATAAGAGGCAATCTTAGTTTTACCACCAGGCACTTTTGCAAGAAGTTTTTTAAGATTGGCAACCAATCTATCAAAGTAACCCCAGGCACTAATTTCCTCGGGCTTAGTTAATGTCTTTGCTTTTCTAAGAACATTACCCTCGGCATCGATAATTTTTAACTTGTACGCATCCCATTCCTCAAAGGGGGTGGATAGCCTTTTAAGGAAGTGATAGGTTAAAAATAAATCTATTGTTGAGCTAGACATTATATGTTCTTTAAGGCTGTTTCAACTCCGGGGTCAGGTATAATGTCTGAGGTAATGTAAGTCTTTCCCTCTAAACCTATACCAGTAACCTTTTCAGGAAGAAAGTTTAATAATCCCAAGAATGGAATTATGTAATGGTGGTACCCTTTGAGCTTGAAGAAAAGCATTCTGGTTGTTGCACTTACACCAAATAAATTATACAGAATAATTATGTGGTTAAGAATTAGCCTTTCTTTAAGCTCCCCAGTCTCCTCGTACCGACTGAGAAGTCTCTTTATATACTTAAACCTGTTAAGGTCCTCATAAAACTCTAACGTATCAAAACAAGACGGGTTATCGTAATGTTTTGCGGCATACAACATAAAGTTAGTTTCATCAATTTGATCATTATGCATAAAAATTAATCAGCTGCTGACGTTGTAACCTTTTGCCAGTCTACGGATGAAACTCCGGTTGAATTTACCTTTAAATACATCTTACCGGCTGTACTTAAGTACATTGAGCCGTTAGAGCTTGTATTACCCACCTGTGATAGTACATCTGTTCTTGTATTTGCCGATCCTGTAAATATAGTAACATTTGCCAGTGATACAGTAGTACTGTTGGCGGTGAAGCCTACAGTTGAGTTACCAACCTGTACGGCAGTTGTATTAATGTAGGTATTAGAACCAACGTAAATATAACTTGTAACGTTTGCATATCCAATAACAGTTAAGTTATTTGCTGCGGTAATCATACCGCTGACTGATAGGGTAGTATTGGAGGTAGTAGAAACTGTACCCCCAGAGAACGTGGCCGTACCTGTAACTGAGAAGTTATTAGATACCGTTAGTATACCACCGATACCGGTATTGCTGTATAAGGTAGTATTACCCTGGGCTTGTAATATTCCGCTGGTAAAAATAGCTGTAGAATTAACCGATGAATTCGACGTTGAATTACCTACGAAGTGGGCAGTAGTATTAACAAAGGAATTTGCACCTACGTTAATAACTGAACCAACGTTTGCAGTACCTGAGATGCTTGCATTACTACCAGTTAACAATCCTGTAATATTAACAGTATTGGAGAAAGTGGCAGCACCTAAGACAGCTAATGTCCCATCAGTATCAATTGCACCCGAAGTAATGTAGGTATTAACAGTACTGTTACCAACATTAATGTATGTGGTAGATAGGTTAACGTTTGCGCCAACATTAATACTTGACGATACGTTAGCAACTGCAGTCTTAACCAGGGTCGGGGTTATAAAGGTATTAACTGAACTGTTACCAAACGTTGCATTGCTGATAGCAGTAAACGTATTGGTTGAAAAGGTAACAGATGTTGCAGTACTGAGAGTAGCCTGGGTGGCTGTAATGTAATCAGATACTACGTTTGTATAATTGGTACTTAAGAAATTAAACGAATTAGCTGTAATTGAGTTAACAGTCAATGTGTTAACGTTAGCCGTTGTTACAGTAAGTACGTTTGCTGTACCTGTTGATATACGAAGTGTAATTACATTTGCAGATGTAATTGTTGTATTGCTTATGACCGCGTTATTTGTGACGTTCAGATTAACAATGTTGGCTGTATTAGAGACAGCCAATCCTGACAAAGTAGAAATAGAGTTGGCAAGAAAATTAGCAACTGTAATTTTCTTTGTAGCCACGTTAGCAGTACCAGGCTGGTTTACAATGACGATTAAGTCATTGGCCGTAGCACTGGTAATGCTATCTAGTTCTGATATCTTTTTAGCGCGATCTGTCATTTAATTACGCGTCGTGAATGAACTGATCGTCAGAGCCGTCGGTTGTAATACCACCGGCAACTAGAACTTCATATTGAACGCGACCAGCACGACCACCAGAACCTTCTGTTCTCATAACCCATCCGGTATGCGCAATACCGCGATTTTTAGTACCACCAACAACGGCCTGTACTACAGCTGTCTCACCTGTAATAGTGTGAACTTGACCTGTTGCAGTTGTTCTTGTCTCAGCAATATCAATATTTGCGCCATTCTTTGTTTCAGAAAGAGCAAGGGACGTAGTGTTGGAGAAAGAGACGAAGTAGAATGAGTTACCAGTCAAATTAGGAATTGCTGTGTTACCAGTAGGTACTGTGTAGTATACTCTGTCACCGACTAGGAACTTGCTATTTGCAGTGCCCATTAAGATAACATCGGCAGTATTACTAACACCAGCTGTATTGGCAGTGATGTTAACTGCGGCTGGAGCAGATACTGTAACTGTAGGGTTTGTTGTGTAGCCAGAGCCGTTTGAAGAAACGGTTGCGACTTGAATTCTTCCTGTTGCAGTATTAGCAGTTGTATTACCTGCTGCACCAGTACCGGTGTTGTTAGCAGAAAAAGTCAGTGTAGCATTTGCAGCATAACCTGAACCTGCAGAAACTACTCTTAATACAGCTAGTCTGGCTGTTGCTGCAGCCTCTTCTGTACTATCAATAGCAAAAACACCTATAGCTTCCCCAGAGACAAAGGCATCTGGTGTTGTATTAGTATACAGGTTATTAGCATTAGTTCTAGTTGGCGCCAAATTTACTGATGTTGGTGCCCATAAGACGCTGTTAGAAGCAGCGTCACTTGTTCCCCATTGTGACATGTTTTCCTCCTTAGGATTATTGTTATTTTATTTAGGTTAACTAATATCAGCTGACTAACTTATGAACGGCCATAAAGTTAGCATGGGATTGCTGGATATGGGCATGCATTTTTTCGCGATCGGCTGGTTTGAGTTTGTCTAGAGCAGATAATACTTTTTTAGCATGATCAGCATGTACAAAATGGGTTCCACCTTCAAATTTAACATCAGTACCACCTTTGGTCTTGAAGCCATCCTTGCCTTTTACCTCGTGATGGGACATATCTGCTGCAGTCTTTAACTGAACGTGAATATGTTGATCTGGCTCCTTGCCATTACCAGCACCGTACTCATCATTTTCTTTTGATGCAGGTAGTGGATTTTTACGAGGACGACCACGTCCTTCTTCAAAAATTTCTTTAATTGACTTCATATTAGGCTTTCTTTTTGTGATTACCGTGACTCTCGGACATAAGGACTTCCAACTCATCTGTGGAGACCTGCTTTTCAATACCGTGCTCAAACATAACATCGTACCATGCAATGTTACCGTGTTCGTCAGGTTCGGCGTGTTGGCTTGTCAATGTACGGCCTTCACCAAATTGCTCTGATTTGACGTGGATTGCACACTGATGTTTATAGCTGTTACCAGGGGTATCTTTTTCTTCTTTACGAATCAACTTAAAGTCATGAGCATCAATCTTGCCATTTTTATTCTTGTCTATATGCTTCTTTTGCTTTGGAGATAGTTCTTCTTGTAACGCAACTGGCTTTTGCTCTACAACAGGTTTAAAGGTAGAATAGCGGGAGGCAAGTGCCTCACTTACCTTTGTTGCCTGAGGCTCAGCTGTAGTTCTGTTGCCTTTTACAATCTCTGTAATTGCGGCCAGAACTTTGGGATTGTTTTCTGATCTTAACATGGTTGCTCCTTAGTCTGCATCTATAATTTTTATTTTACGTTGACCCTTGATACTTCTTGAAATAGCAAATCTTGAATTATCGATGTCATTATCTTTCTTCTCTTTAGTTTGCTCTTTAGCGGGTGATGCAAACCTACCGGCAATTTTTTCTACATCCAGCTTATCGGCATCCATAATGTTACCTGAGGTATCTAGATGTGTGTTGATATCACTTACTATCCTGTCTATGTATCCGTGCTCTTTTTCAAGGTTTAGAGACTTTGCAATACTTTTGATCTTATTTGATAACTCATTGGCAGTTTTCATATTTTCATCTGTTGATCTGCCAGACGATACTGCATTCTTATGAAGGTCAAATAGTTTGTCGTGAAGAATAGCAGACTGCTCAATAGCCTCGGGGTCTATGTTTTTAGGGAGACTGGAGTATAGTTTTTGTGCTTCTGGGCTTTGCTCAAAACTCTTTGTCTTGTAAGTACCGGCAACTATCTGATCGTTAGGGTCAGTCTCAACGTAATTAGACTTCTTCTCCATTACGTTTCTAATAGCATGCTCCATTGTAATGTACTTACTACTGCCTCTAAGGCCGCAAGCAACATCTCTAATTACGCGTTCAAGAGTCTTGAATTTCATTTTATTTCTTTTGAATAGATTTTAGCATCCAGGCATGCTTCTTGAATGCAGCATGTCTTTCTTGAAGGTAATTAGAAAGACCAACTTCATTAAATTTGTCTGCCATTTCCATTGCAAGCATAATATCCTTGACTGCAATACCGGTATCAAAAAGAAGTTCATCCATCATTTCCCCTGCACTTCTAACTTCATTAGTTTCAACAACAGTCGAGTTCTGCTTTAACATGCTGGGTGAATTTTGAGGTGTACCATCCAGTGTTCTAATGAATTCGGCAATAGGGTCTATACTACCATAAACCTCTTCGTAAAAATTGCCTAAGAACTCGTGGTACTGAGGGAAATTAGGGCCAGTAACATTCCAATGAAAGAAATGAGCTTTAAGGTAAATTTGATAGCTGTCTGCCAACAGCCTGTTCATTCTATTAATTAATTCATCCATGTTAATCCTTCAGAGTACCTAATTCAGTTTTTAATGCTTTTGCGCCTGTAGCATCACCTCTTTGCAATGCCGCTGCTATTTTTCTATGCTGGGAGGCTTTTTGTAGTTTGCCCGTTCTTTGCATGACAGAGGCTTGTATTAAGTGACCGGCTGCATCCTCATCTAACTGACTTTGAACAGAGGGGTGCATTGCAAATCCACCCTCTGCTACTATACCTAAATCCTTAGCAGTATAAAAAGTACCAAAACTCTCGTTTAAATCTAATAGTTTAGGTGCTTGAACTTCTTCATACACTACTTTATATCTACGAGTCTCAGGATTCCAAACTGTCTTTGGTTTCTTACCTTCAATTTTCTTTACTTGGGCTTTTAACTTTAATACATTGGCTTGATGTTCGCCTGGATCGGAGTTACCTACCTTATCTTTAAATGCCGCCTCATAAAGCTTATTGAATTTCTTAATGTCTAATTCAACCGAATTAAACTGCATAGGATTAGAATGATATGCCTTACCTGATCTTGTAGCCTGTAAGCGTCTAAAATCAGATTGTTTAATTCTAGGCATGATACGTTGTACCAGCGCCTTAATATTTTTTACTTTGGGATCTATTTGAGTATCTACTGCTACCTTACCCGATGGGCCTAGATGTTGATATTCAATTCCTCTTGAACCGGCAAATCTTCTACGTAAATTCTGTTTAGCCTGTTTGTATGCACGTCTTGTTAACTGGGCTGGATTTGCGGTCTTAGTTTTCATAATATTACGTGCACGGGTAAGACGAGATTGCATGCGTCTCATTAGCACCCCTCTTGCACGACGCTGCTGTTGAGAGACTACTCGTTCCTCAAGATCCACACTCTCGTGTAATCCCATGCCTTTTCTTACATCTTGGTACATTTCATCTTTATGCTCATTACTCATTTTTGAAGGTGCACCTTTATGAAATTCTTTTTTATTGCCTGATGATGCATGTTCGCGCATCTTACTAGCAGACATTCCTTTTGTGCCTTCGGCGTCAGGGTCTCTTTCACCTGATGAATGCACGGTAATAGATTTAAAATGATAGGCGCCATGACCATGCTTTTCACCGGTGTTATACTTGTGTAGCAGGGTGTTCATCTCATCTTGTCTGTCCGACCCAGCCACTACATGAAGGTGCTTTACACCCTGTTTATGAAGTTGGGCGGCATGGTGTAAAATGGTTGGTGCATCCTTACTGGCTGCCTTTACGTTAGTATCAGGAAAGGCGCGTGATGCATGCTTTACTTTTTGTTCGGCTGAAAGCGGATTCTTTTTTGCATCCTGTGAATGAGATACAATCAGTGTGTGCCCGGCATTATGTTCTTTTGCAACATCGTGAATCTTCTGGACTACAGCCTCGTGGCCGGAAGTAATAGGATTCATACGACCAAAAGCCATTACATAATGCTTTTCGGCGGCCTCTTGAACTATTTGTGTATCTTTTGGATTTACAATTATCTCATCTTTAACCGAATTTTTAGACGCTTTTTTCTTACCTTGTTGCGGTAATGCGCGGGTTGCCGACTGGCTTACAGGGGCTGATGTTGAAACATAATCGTCTAGTGGCATGGTTAAATCCTAAAATTTGATAGAATATTTAGGTAATCTACGTTTTATATTATTTCGCGTTCTTAAGGAAGTTAGCTCTACTAAATTCTGCTCTATCAACTAGTTTAGTTGGACGGTTATTTCTAACTACTACATAACCTTCAGGTTTTGTGGCAACACCTGCTATGTGATGATCAAATTTTGGTTTTGCAGAAAGTGCGTGAACTAATTGATTCTTAGCATGCTCAAGGTGATGATGCATTTTTAAAACGCTTGAAAAATGCTCTTTATTTTTCTCAACATGACTAAGATCATTATTCATGTTTTCTTTTTTCTGATTAATAGTCTTTTCAGTCTTAACTTTACCTATTTCTTTAAGGTGTTTTTGTTTAAGATGATCGGCATACCCTTTAGTCGTTGGTGTAGAATTATCGCGAACGGTACTATTAATATATGTCTTTAAATGCTCTTGATGACCTTCGATTGCTTTATGTGCCTCTTTTGGAGTCTCATTAAATGTCTTTGTTGCAGCATGAATATGTTTGGTATAGGTATCGTGCTGTTCAGGGGTCATCTTGGCGTGATGCACGTCATCTTGTGTATCGATATTATGAACGTCAGGATGTTTTTTAAAGTGGGATAGATCAGGTGCATATCTTGCTTTCATTGAATCAAAATGCTTACCTTCGTATGCTGTATGAACGGCAATACCTATCTTTGAATGTTCTATTTTTTTACCTTCTTCAGTCTTATGTTTGGTGGAATAAGATATAGTATTAGGTTTAAAGTGAAATTTACCACCATGGCTCTCTACATCACCTTCTGGATTATCTTTTGACTTTACACCTGAGTGCATTAAGTCACCTTGATATACACCCTTACCAGGAGAGATTTTAGGTAGATGTTTAAGTGCGTGTTTTAATTTAGTCGCTAGACCTGGTGCATTACCGTGATTGGCATCAATGTCTTTGCTGCTGTAATTAATCTTAGGATCTTTATTGAACGCTGACTTAGTAGCAACAAAGAATTTACCAGTCTCTGGGTGATGACCAAAAACTACAGATGGCGAACCATCGTACTTTGTGGTAATCTTGGTGTTGTTGTGCTTGCCGTGCAAATGCGAATGCACGTCTTGAAGGTTGTGAAATGCATGAGCAAATCCCTTATCACCTGCATTAATAACATGGTCTTCTGCATGCTCTAAATGCTTAAGTTTTTCTTCGGATGCTGCTTCAGTTAGAAAGGATAGAAAGTTCATTTTGTGAATGGATTAAGTTTATTGGTGCCTGGCTTGACTGAGTATTTACTATCAGGCATATCTGTAATTTTTATTTCTGCTTGCACTTCGTAAAATTCCGATCTGGTACCTATACGAACTTTAAAGTCACCTCTACCTTTTAAGAGAGGTACTTTATCGCCCAGTTTAAAAGGATCTTTATCAGAAATTCTATAAAAATCATCACCAGCTTGCATGTAGTAAGCCGGTGCTGTCTTACCTAAAGTATAATGTTCGGTAACTACCTTACCTAGATCGACATTCTCTTTATTAGCAATGTACCTGTTAATACTAGGTTGGTTAAAGTACTGTTTCATGATTGCCAAGGGTACTGCACCTGGCTCCTTCAATCCACCTTTAGTAGTAGGTATCTTTATACTCTTTAATGGAATACCGGTGAACTTAGCAAGGTCTTTTAGAAACTTTTCTGTTTGGAGAGATTCATTTAAGATCTTTACTGCTGCCTTGGCCGCCGGGGTTGTATAGGTGGTTTGCCACTTACCACCTTCATAGTATACTCTTGGATTAGATAGATTATCGGTATGATTCATCTTTACCTCAACCCACGTTGTTTCCCCTTTAAATGTTACTTTAACATCAGGGTAATCCACACCTACGGAAGGCCTTTCGGCTTTCACTCCTGGTATCTTGTTGATGTTGGCAGCAACATCCTTTTCATACTTGTCTGACGCAGCGCTCATAAACCCTCTCTAATAATTACTATTTATAGAGAGGTAAACCCCTACATTCCTATAGATCTAGGGGAGAACTTAAGAGTCTGACCGGATTTATGATCTTGCTCTAAGTAATCGGCAAAGCATTCAAATCGCAGGGCCGAGTCTTCTTCCTTACGAGATTCTAAGGCCGCCTGAGCGTCTCTTAAGAATCGTACTAATATGTGCACGGGAATACTACTACCGTTAATCATTCGGTTAATTTCAGAAGGAGACTTTACTTTAAGCATGTGATTACCCTAAATAAGTGATATACTATTATAGTGTAGATTGAAAAATATAGCAAGCTGGTGATTTTATAATGCAAAATTTTATAGAATCATGGATCCACTTACCCTCCTTGCCCTTGCCAATGGCGCGGTAGCCGCCATAAAGAAAGGCTGCCAACTATACAAAGACATCAAATCAGCCGCCGGTGATGTAAAGGGTGTGTTAGATGACCTGGATAAGCAGTTTGCTAAAAAGCATGAAGATAAGCCTCCAACTAAGGAACAGCGCCAGCAGTTTGAACAAAAGAAAAAAGAAGTAAGAGCAGACATAGAAAAAGATCCCAATGATGTTATGTCTATTATTGGTGATCAACTAGGAACATTCTTCGATGCAATGGATAAGATTGAAGAACTGTTTTATGAAGAAGAAAAGAAAGCTAAAGAAGTATATACCGGCGATGTATCACTAAGTCGTAGGGCATTGCAAAGAGTATTGATTCGCTCCAGACTTGAACAGATGGAGGTAGAATTACGCGAACAAATGATTTACCACGTTCCGGCAGATCTTAAGGATCTATGGACACGGTTCCAAGATATGCGCGGTAGGATCATTGAAGAACAAAAAGTCGCTAGAGTAATAAAAGAAAAAGAAGACGCAATTAGGGCAGCTAGACGTAAAAAAAGATTGGAGAACATTCACTTTGAGGTTGCAATAGTAATAGGTATAATAACAGTCTTTACAGTTATGGGATTAATGTTTACCTGGATTCACTATGATAAAAAAAGAAGATGGCCGGAATTAGAACAAAAGACCTATCAAGATGAAATAGAAAAAGAAAGAAAATTAAGAAAAGAAAAAATCTTAGATGCAATTCGATATCTTGATGAGCAAAACTATCAAAAAAATAAGGATTTAATAATACCTCAAAATGAAAAACAATAACAAATACACGTTTTTGGAATGGGTATTTGATGATGTAGGATTTTCAAAATTTATTTTATTAATATATTTATTTTTCTTACTAATATCATTAGCAGTGCTTGCGGGGGTTTATTTTTACACTAAAAGCTAATTAATGTCTAAAAAAATCTTGTTATATTCTGCAATAGTTATTTCTATAGCAGTACCTTTAGTACCTGACAAATATAAGGTAGGCATTAATATTACCCAGCCAGAGGTAAGGGAAAATAGTAAGTCTGGTAAGCATACAGAGGTAGTTAAGGCTACTTGTGAGTTAGAGGCAGATTTTATTACGTCTAATAACATTCACGTCTGTAGATATAAGTGCAGTGAGGGTGGTAGTATCAGCATAACCTCTATGAATAGATCTAATAGTTGTAAACAAACTATAAAGGCTGATGTTAAGATATCTAGAAAGAATGCTATATAATTTGTGTTTAAACTGAATTGGAGTTTTTATGTTTAATTTTAAAAATATAATTTTAGCTGCAGGTGTATTAGTTGCTCTACTAGGTATTGTTAATGCAAACCTTGCAATTTTTGGGTTTGGTGTACTAATTGGAATTATTGCACTCTTCATCATCAAGACTGAGGAAAAATTGGATGCAGAATCGCCTGCTGTTCCTACACCTGAACCCGTCAAAGTACCAGAACCTGTCAAGGCACCAGAACCTGCACCAGTTGTAGTAAAGGCGCCAGAACCAGTGGTGCCACCTGTAGAACTTACACATGTCAAACAAGAGGTAAAGAAGGCAGCACCTGCTATTAAAGCACCCCCTGCTGCTGCGCCAAAGAAAAGAGGCCGTAAGCCTACTAAGAAGTAATTATTTGTAGATATCGACTTTGTCGGTAAATCGATAAAAGAGACCTCGTTCTCTACCGTGTGCTTCTATCTCCCAAGGTAGATCCCAGTAGTTAACGAGGTTTTCATTTACCTCCCTTCCCTGCCATCTTGATATATGTGCAGGTACATGAGAACTAGTTAATTCGCGTGTTGCAAATTGTTTGAGATGAACCATCTCATGGGCAAGGGTAACCAGTAGTTCATCAATAGGTCTGTCTTTTTCTATTTCTATATCAAATTCGCGTACACCTACGGATTGAGACATATACTGGCAATAACCTTCAGCATCCCCATCAAGCTTACGCTTAAGGTTAATGGTAAGATTAACTATGTTGGCGGTACGTTTGTTAAGTAATAACCCGCCGTAAAATTCTGCCGCTTGAGCGAGAAGTTTTTTTGTCTTCTTAGACCTAATACCTTCAACAGAAACTTCCATAAGGTTCCCTTTTCTATAGGGATATTTATGGAGTTTGGAATATCTAAGAGTCTTCTTTTTCATCTACTTCCCCGCTAATTATATTCCAGATATCTAAAGGCATGCTAAACACCAGGTTGATATATTCTAACGCCGAAAGCACGGAGATCACAAAAAGGGAGATAGGAAAAGAAATACACCATATTATAACTTTTTGAATTAATGACATTACTGAAATCCTGAGAATACATCCTTGTTAAATTTTTTATTCTCTGCCTTCAGCCTGTTTCCAGTGTCAGTACTATCAAAAAGGGGCTTGTCGTCTGATATATCGTCTTGGGCAGATTGCTCTACATTATATAGTTTCATCTTAGACTTGTCTACACCGACCACAAATTTCCTATGAAAGAACGGATCATTATATCTATTCTTTAACTGTTTAACCATAATTTGTCCAAGACCTTCCAATTCCTCAGACGTAATGAGTGCGAACATAAGGTCAGCAGTTGCAGGCAATCCAAAGGATTCGCTCGTATCTTCCAAACCAACATCGGTATTAGAATAACCCGAGCGCGTGGTCTGAGTTGCAGATACAATAGGTACATTGAACTCTACTGCCAATCCTCTTAACTCCTCGGCTATTGACTTAACGTAAGTATACGAGTTAACATTGGCCCCGAACTTAAGTCTGGATGACATACAGATATTAAGATAGTCAATGTAGATGATATCTGGTTTAAAGTTACGCTTTAATTTAAGTTCGTTAAGTAAATGTCTAAAATGATTAGAACCAGCCGATGCTGTAGGGTATTCCTTAATGATCAATTTACCTGGTGTCTTACTTTTAATTCGTTCGATTTTCTTATCATACACATCTTTAGGAAGCATGGATAGCATATCGATGGCTTCATTTAGGAGGTTGGCATCTATACGTTCAGCTATCTTCTCCTCAGCCATCTCCATTGTGATGTACAACACATTGCTTCCTTGGCTGAGATTGGCCGCGGCGCAGTGGCACATGAATAGAGACTTACCAACCCCGGTACCGGCTAATGCAATATTAAGAGTCTTCTTTGGCAATCCACCTTTAGTGATAAGATTAAAGTAATCTAAGTCAAAAGGTAGCCGCGACTCCTTACGGTGATAATATTCATATCGTTCGTCAGAGTCCTCTAAGAAATCGTGACCAATATGAGTATCAAATGAAACAGCAAGTGCTTTAGATAGGATGTCTGGAATTGCACCCTTGTCTTGACCACCCTTACCGTCTAAGATATTAATTGAATCCATGACCGCATTATATACGGCCTTGTCTTGACAGAATTTTTCCGTCTGGTCGTACAACCATTCAATATCGGTCTTATCTTCACTTACATCGGTTACTTGCTGTTTAAGAAGTTTAACTTCATCATCACTCAGCCCTTTAACATTGCTAATTTCAATTGCAAGCGCCTCCTTTGTAGGAAGGCTATTGTACTTCTCAACATAGTCCGATACCAGATTAAATAGAGTCTTATCGGTACGGGATTGAAAGTAATCATCCTTTAAAAAAGGAAGAGACTTACGGGCATAAGTCTCATTGAAAATTAAGTTACTAAAAATTAACTGTTCAATCATCTTTTGTATCTGTTTGTAATGGCAATCCCAACATACACATTTTAACCTCTCTAAACTTGAAACTCAACTGCCAGAGATGCTGCCAATGTGATTCGAATTTAAGCCATGTTAAAAATCTATCCTGTGCATGAGACAGGGTATTGGATTGTATAACCATCTCACCTTCAAATTGATTTCCCTCTGACGAGTATTCAACTATAAAGGTCCTCATACAAACCCCACCTTACGTCTCTGTGCTTTAGGTGCCTCGACTTGTTTGTGGAAGATATCAGCAATGCTGTACTTACCGTCATCTTTACGTTCCAGATTTACTTCTAGACGGGCAGCCAACTTAGTAGCTTGCTCGTCATTAAGGGTGTCAAAGTTGAGAATATCAAAACAACGACCTGGACGAATAAGGGCTGGGTCTACGTCACGGATAGAAGGTAGGTTGGTTGAAAAGATCATCTTCTTGTTCTTTGTAGTGACTAACCCGTCACCAACGTTAAGGAACTTATGCATGAAGTCATTACCATCACTACGTGCACCTAGGAAGTTATCTGCATCCTCAATAATCATTACGTTACGATCACCTTCAATGAAGTTGGCGAAGATATGGTCCTTTGAAAGGATACTGGTATCGTAAGTAACCATTGCAGATAGTTCTGCGTGCTGCAAAAGCCCACGGATGAAGGTTGTCTTACCAGTACCTGGTGGTCCGATCAAAAGCAGGATAGAGGCTGATGAGCTTAGAAAGCGATCATAGTAGTCTCCAAGAGATTCCCCGTTTAGAAAGGGGTACATCTCCTCTACAGGTACTCTATCGGCGCGTACAGGTACATCAATACTCTGTCCATCCCCGCTGTAAATCCATTCAATTACATTCTTTACTTCTTCGAACTGCTCGGCTAGTTTATAATACCAAGAGTAAACAAAGTCTGAGTCACCCCAGATCTTAATGACGATGGAAGATGAGTTAATGCTGTACTCAACGTATGACTTAGTTTCATCTTCAATCATAAGCCCAACATCTTCACGGATTTGAATAAATCTGAGTTTGCTGGTAACTACAACCTTATGCCATTCCACTCTTGTAGCAATAAGAGTAAACTCTTTATGATGGGTCTCAATAGCCCTCTCATTACGATCAAACATCATCTGACCGGTAATGTAATCACTGACGTCAGACGCACCTAAAAATATATCACTTGTACTCATATCTCTTTTTCCTGTATCCAAAGCATCCCATGTATACTTCTTAAAAAATCTCGACCGTCTTCTTCTATTCAAAGATCGTTTGCCTTTAAGTGATGGAGGTGGCCAGTGCATTGAAGGCGAAAGACCTATCATTCTTAACTCTCTAAAGATTTGACTAATATCACTACTCACAGAATACGGCCCGTTTTATTCTGTATAATAATATCTAACCATGCAAGAAAGTTCTCACGGGATAAACTACGTCTTTTTTCGTATATTTGTGACCAGTCACCGCCGCCACCGCCGACACCAAATCTGGAAATATACTCTTCTCTGATGTCATCGTCATCAAAGCTATCCAGTTCAATATCTACATCAACCGTCACTGTCTTGTAATTGCCCATCATTTACTCCATAACTAAATTCAGTTTTAGCGGCCTCTTCAAGCCTTGCCATGATTTCTTCAGTGAAATACTTCTCTGGGTTCTCGTTAATAGTCTTACCAAAAACCTTTGACCCATCAGGTAGTTCATACCGTGTAGATACCTTATTAAAGATCTTATGCTTTTCAGCTAAGTCTAAAAGACCATAGTATTTGTCGAGGCCTTTGTCGTAAGTAAGAAGCACTTCGACTTTGCAATTCTCTTTTGAGAGTCTGGATTTGTGCATGTTGACTTTGATAATATTGCCAACGATCTCGTCTCCATCTCTTTCCTTCTTTTTTCCGAGGTAAGCAATCGTGCTAGCTGCGTATTTGAGTCCTGAACCACCGCCCATCTCCTTTTGAGGTATGTAAGAACCGACCATCTCGTAAACGTGATTGGTCACAAGCATTGGCACTTTAACTTTTGCAAGCTTGAGTGTCAAGACACGGAATGCGGCCTTAATGGTTTGGGCCTTTGTCATATCACGTGTTTCTTTACCCTCGGTACTATCTTCCATCTCCTTGGTGGTTGATAGTAATCCTAGGCTGTCTAACACCATCATCATTGGTGGTCGTTTGCCCAGGGGGTGTTTATCATACGCCTCAAGCATCTTCAATGCATGAGTTCGAAACTTTTGAATTGTATCAGGTTCGGCCAAAATAACACGGTTAGTATCTATGCCTCTTGCTTCCATCATTCCCTTGGTGACTGCGGCCTCGGTGTCGTAGTAGACGACTGCTCCTTCTGGGTTCTTGTCAAGGAAGGCTCTAACGATACCAAGAACGAAGTAAGTTTTACCAGTAGCAGATTCTCCTGCAAAAGCAGTAATTTTGTTATCAGGTACGCCGCCATAGAGGCTACCAGAGAGAACACCGTTGAGAATATAGCTGCCAGTATCAATAAAACCACCAAACTCAGCAGAGCCGGCACCGTCAGCGGCAATAGAAGTATCTTCATCTTTTATCTCGTTAATAAGGTCTCTAAAAAAACTCATTCTGTTTCCTCAAATAATTCTATACCATTGTTAAACCCGCGCTCAAAATCCTCAGCATCAGCCTCTTCACCATCTACATTTTCATAAGGGTTAGAATATTTTGTACCTGCTAATGCTTGATCGTAGCCTTGTTTATAAGGGGCTTCCTCGTACTTAACAATCTTAGGTTTTTTCATATGTTCTCCATTTGAATTTGTTTGGCATAATGCTCATTAAGCCTATTATACGCTAATCTCACATTACTAGGCAACACTTCACCGAATTGGTGTAATGTTTGTGCTATCTCTCTAGACAGGTCACGTGACAGTCTTAATTCTGTAGATGTACCTATGGCGTGTACTTCGAAGTCATTACTCATAATTTTTTCTTTGTAACTGAATCACCGACAATAGAATCGATCTTTGCTTTAAATTCCTTAACCTTTTCGACCCTGTTGGGCCAGAGGATGTATTCCTTGTCGGGGTTTGCTTGGAGGTTTTTAAGCAAAGGAATAATAGCATTATATAATTGTTGTAATTGGGTGTTCAACTCTTGCTGACCTTTAGTAATTACTTCCTCACTGACGGTTGTAAAACCAAAGTCAAAATCGTCTTCTGGGTTACTCATAGAAAGAATCCTTCTAGTGTGCTTCGTTTTTCAGCCTCCCATCCTATGACACCTAAGATGGTACCAAGTGGTTCAAGGAAGGCTTTGTCGAATTGTTTGTCGTAATCGATCAGATGATCGAGCTCTAATTCTTTAGGTAATTTGCCTGGAGTGGCAATAACATGTTCGCCGAGGTAGTTAGGCATCTTTAGATAGCAGAACTTAACCTTTGAACCACGATGCACAACTTCATACTTTGACTCAAGCTTCTTTTGCTTGATAAAGAAGTTATACAATATAGCCCCTTTAACGTGCATAGGTGTACCTAGTTTAAATATCTTACCACCGGAGTTAATGTCTTGCCATTTCTCTAACTCCTTACACCCTCTCGGAAATGCAACATCTTCGTACGGAAGCTTTTTAAACTCTTCCCTCTGTCTTGCCACGTACTGCTGTAAGTCCTCTTCACTACTATTCATAATAATGATGATAGCCTCTTTGAAATTGGATCTAATAGCAGCCGGGGTTGAGGAGCGAACCGCCTCAATACCCATCATCTTTAACTTAGGTTCGGTATACTGAACACCTTCGTTATTATACACGTTTAAGATGTATCTCTTCTTAGCAGTAAAGATGCCCTTGTTGGCAATTGCCTCACGCTTCATCTTCATCTTCTGTGAGTAAGCATTTACGTAGACTGCTAACTCATCATAGCATTTATCAATGTATGGTTCTAGTTTCTTCTCACACACTTCATCTAGAAACTTAACCACCTTATCGTTATCAGCCTTTGGCATGACCTGTTGCACCAGGCTATCCAAGGTTATGTACATGGAGTCAGTATCAACCGCTATTACATAGTCTCTATTATCAGTTTTAAGTATTTTATTCAAATACTTGTTAATACGTTCTTCCATCCAGCGGATAGATAACTGACCGGACTTGGTAATCGACTCGGCGTACTTAGGATCGAACCATCTAAAGAACCTATTACCAAGGGCTCCATAAGCTGAGTTAAGTTGAATCTTCTTGGCCAGCTGCATATTGTGGCAACGTGAGATCTCTTTCTCAAACTCGTAGCTAGGATTTGCCTCGTACTTCTTCTTTGCTGCAATCATTTCATTCTTGAAATGCACTCGATCGTTGTACATCTTCTCCATTAGCTTAGGTAAGAAGCCTTGTCTATCTCGATCGAAGTAACAACCAGTTGCAGCCACGGTATAATTCTGGGCAAGCATCTCCCGACGAATACCTATATCGTTTAATGCACCGTTAAGAATCTTGTCGACACCGGTATCGGTGTTTAGGGAGGCAAACATTCCCTTATACGTTTCAGGGCTAATGTTGTACTGCATGATGAGGTGGGGATACAGACTGTTAAGGTCAAACGATACCACCCACTTATGTAACCCAACCTGGGGGTCTTTAACATATGCACCTTCAATACCCTCTTGTCCTTCCCTCTCACCAGGGTCAAACATTGGTACAACAATTTTATGGTCGATAAGGTAGTTGTGTATGATAACATCCCACATACGTACCGATGTAAACGTATCCAGGTAGTTTACCTTACCGTCATATGCCAGTGCGTATACTTGATCGATGAACTTGAGTTTATCATCCATCCGATATACTAGGTCTACGTCCCTGATGTTATAGTTAATGTAATTACGGAAGTCTTTTCTATAAAACTCATCCAGGTTCTCATAACCTAGTTCGGTGTAGTCCAATTTACGTTCACCTAAGACTACAAATGCAATGTGGTCGAGTTTATAACTCTCCTGCATGGTAAAGGAGAACTTACGATACAACTGTAGGTAGTCAAGAATGGTAATACCAACGATGATTGGTATATTGAAGGTGCGCCCATTGATCTCAACCTCACGCTCGGACAACATGCCCCACGGTGAGAGACGTTTGGCTGATTCTGGACCAATGATGCGCGTAATCCTATTAATAAGATACGGCATGTCGAAGAACTCACAATTCCAACCGGTGATAATATCTGGGTTGTATTGCTCCGATCTCCAACACTTAATGAACATCTCCAGCAACGCCTGTTCGGTATCGCATTGAATGTATGTTATGTTATCTGATTCTGGCTCGTATGGGAAGTAACCCATTACAACAGACTTATCACCTTTACGGAGGGTGATAGCTGTTACTTGTTTATCAGCTAATGAAATATCAGGAAAGCCACCACTCGAGTCTGTCTCAATGTCAATGGTGGTTACGGCAATTGACTTAGCATCGTAGTCAATAACACCGGGGAAGTGATCATTAATAAAAGGGTATACCCAGTTAGTCATTCCGTAGACGACTTTACCAGATACACCCGTATTCTCTCTCACATAATTTCTGGCATCGTATATACTATTGAAGGTCTTTTTATAAACCGACTTACCGTCTAGAGTCTTGTATTCATCAAGCCCTATTCTATCATTAGTAAAAAGCCAGGGCTCACAAGGCACGGTATATTGAACACGCCTGCCATCTTCATAGCCGCGAATAAGAAACTCATTTTTGTGCAAATGCACATTAGTATAAAACGCCATCAGTACATTATATAGAATATCAAATTAAAAATCAAGAGCCGCGGGGAAAGCGTTGTTTGCTTTTTCTTGCAGCGACGATAAATTCTGTCATAGTATTAAAGAAATATTTAAGCAGTCTAATTACTCTCATAACATTTACTCCTTTGTTAGGTGTATTGGTGAATAAAAAAGCCGGCGATCGCCGGCTTTGGTTACAGATTAGACCTTATGAGTCTTCTGTAAGTAGTTCGGGCTTGGAAGCAGCTTTTGCAGCTTTTTCTTTAACCTCAATTTTCTTTGGCTTTTTGTGCTCTGGGATAATACGTTCAAGGAATACCTTCAACATACCGTTGAGCATTTCTGCATCCTTAACTTCAATCTGATCATCTAATGTAAAGGAACGAGTGAAGTTACGATTAGCAATACCTTTAAACAAAAAGTTATTGTCATCCTCATCAGTTGAAGTATTGCCTTTGATAACCATGGTGTTATTGGCAAGTTCGATCTCAATATCCTGTCTTGCAAAACCAGCAACGGCGATTTCAACCACGTAGGTATTGTCACCGACTTTTTTGATATTGTAAGGTGGATAGTTGGGGATGTTTTTAGTAAGGTCGTCGTGAATTTTCGAAAGGCGATTATATTGATCATCAAATCCTACATAAAACTTATCAAAATCTTTGAACATGTCGCGTCCAAAAACGTCTTTGAGATATGTCATTATGAACCTCCTATCACTTCTTAGCAGTGAACACTTTTGATACTGCAACCTCAGCTGCAGCACCAGTTACATCCCAAAAAGTCTTTGCGACTTGTTTGGTGAATGCAGTTTGTGCATCTACGAATTGTTGTAGGGGTTTACGGACCTGTTCATCAGAGATGAAAGTTTTAAGCCAAGTGCTCTTGGTCGATTGGATGGCATCAATAGCCATGTCTGCATAGATTAGCATAATTGCTCCTTATTAAGCGAGTTAAAATAAATCCTACCCTAAAAGGCGTAGGCCCGAGGAATTTTTTTCAGCCTTAACCTCGGACTGCTGAATGATTATTTATAATCAATACATCTGCTGGTCACTGACCATTTGATAGTCTTCTTTAGCGGTTCCACATTCTGGACAATTGTGATACTTTGGTAAATCTTCAAACTTACCATCTATATTTTCGTCGTGTATATGACCACAAACTGTACAAACATACTCTTTCATAATACCTCCTTTATAATACATTAACTAGGTTAACATAATATATTTAGTGTATTAACTTTGAGTTTTCAATTGATTATTCCTATCGGCGTCATTAGTGTCAATAAACTTAATTTGGAGTTCAGCTTCCTTGTACATTAACAATGCTTCATCCCAGTTGTATAGCTTGTTGTTGAGATCAGGTGTGGGGGTGACGACCCTTCGTATCCCACGTTGTATGATGGATTTAGCGCACTCGTTGCAGGTGAAGAGGGTGGAGTAGAGGGTGGCGCCAGTAAGATCAAAGTACGCATTATCTAATGCATTACGTTCGGCGTGGCATACCAGTTTATACTTAAGAGGTTTATTTTCATACCTCTTTAATGTATCCTCTACTCCTTTTGGAAACCCATTATACCCCAACGACAGAATCCGATGATCATTCGTTGTTATTACCGACCCCACCTTCGTCGACGGATCCTGGGACCAATTCGCCACTTCTTTGGCGAGTTTTAGGAAACGGCCATCCCACTTCTGCTGCCTCTGAATTATCCATTTTGTGCCCAAAATCAAACACCTCTTCTTTTTCTTCTGTTACGAATTCGAGATTGCCGTCGAAGAAAAATCCACAGCCTCTCAAGAACAATTCAAATTCAGAAACAACATCCTGGAGAAAGTCAGCTTCATACTCCATAGTCGATTTATGTTTAGAATCATGCTCGCATGTAAATGTAAATTTAGGCATCTTTAATATCCTTCCATTTTGTTACAAACACTTCTAATTTTTTATCATTTCCCCATTCACTGCAATAGTTATTATCGGTATCACATAAAGCCAGAACCTCGGCCTCAGTAACTACACGTGAAGATGTAATTTGTTCACCAAGAGACAGCTGGGAGAATTCCTGTAAGACATCATATTGCTGCATTACTACAGTATCTTCAGCCCATTCTTTCTTACCAACAGGCACCTCAATAACATAGCGCATGCGATACGATTGAATAGCTTCAACCAAAACCAATTCTGTTGGTTCTTCTACTTTAGACATAGTCCAGCTCCCATCCTTGTTATCGGTCCAATTAATAGTATCCCCGGTATTCCATCCAGCCTCGGCCAGCAATTCATCAGATAAGGGGAGGATAAGATCACCAGTTACAGGATCCTTTTCCAATTCAACGATATGACTTTTCGGTTTCACCTTCATTTAAATCTCCATTACTTTTGCAAAATACGGCTCACTAGCATGCTCGTTTCTTTCGTAACCAACATAACCGCGTGGATTGGCCACAATACGAGTAGATGCAATCATGTAATCAAACTGACTGTGTGTATGGCCATGTACCCATAGTTTAATCTGTGGGTTATCTAAAATCAACTCTGACAGATCAGAACTGTATGCACCATTGACCATGGTATCATTTTCGTATTCCGGCTTAGTAGATATTTTACTTGGTGCATGATGACCAACTACTACTAACTTACCAGAAAGATTTTCAGCCGCCGTCTTACGAATAACGTCAAGCATTACCTTATGTAACGTTACCGATCTTTCGGGGGTAAACTTACCTGATCTTTCGTGGAACTTCTTGCTAACCACCTTTGTAAGATCATTAGTACCATCTTCTTTTACGGCATAGATTGGTTCACTGAAAACCACCCTTGCATCCGAATCAGCAATGATACGGTAGTCATTCATGTAGTTTTTAATTGCAAACAATGTATGGGGCTGTTCTCGGTTCATATCCGTCCAAAGAGTACCACCAATAAATGTAACGTCATCAATGACTTTTACTTCATTATCCAGTACATAGAGGTTGGAAAGGTCTTTGAACGTCTCACGGATGATACCATAAGAGCGAGCAATGTCGCCGTGGTAATGTTCATGATTACCGCAAATGAAGATAACGTGCTTGAACTTTGAACAGGCATTCTCAATAAAGCTAACAAATCTTTCCTTCCTATGATTATCAACAGTCAGGTCGGTGGCCACAAAAATATCTCCAGCCAATAGGAGCACATCAGCCTCAACAGGCTCAATAGGTAGATCGGCAAATTCTAGATGAACGTCCGACATCAATGCAATTTTCATATCATTCCTTAGCAAGTGGATGCACCCCAACCAGTGACTGGTGGTGCTTAAATTTCGAAAGGTCGTGCCTAGTTTCTGAGACACGAGGTTCAATTATATTATAGCTCTTTAAAGGTACTTTATAATACTCTGGGGTATACTTCATGCGTAGATACCCAAGGGCTGCCATTCCGTTCGAATGGTTAGACGTATCATTGTTGGTCTCAAGTAGGAAGAAGTCTCCCTCTACATACGTACCCACACCTATAACCTCTCCATGGAGATTAAAAATATATCCGTCTGGAGTTGGAGAGGTCAGTATCATAGTATTGAGATTCACGTTGGTTCTTTGATTTTCGTTTATATGCGGTCTTAAGTTCAACCACACGCATGCGGTACTTCGGGGTACGAAGGTCGCGATGAACAGCAGCTCGTTTCATATTCTTTTCTCCTAACATAGTTATTATATACTATATAGAGAAGAAAATCAACTCACGTAAGCTTTAGTACTTTGTTGACTAGCTTTGATTTGATCATGTCTGGAACTGACAGGAATGGGAATTCCAGAAGGAAGGGGCAGCAGTCAGGTCCCCATGCTGATTTTTTCATGAACTCGGTAAAGATCTCGATATCTTTTTTTGAGTTGACGTCGAAGTTACGTTTTGTTTTTACGAATGCATCTAGTTTCATAGCAAATTAACCTTATCTAACATCTGACTTATAATTCTACTCTTATCACTTTCAGGTAGCTGTTGAAATGCTTTGAGTACAGTGCCTTCAAGGTACCCTACTGTGTAAGGCAGCCCGTGCTTTCTAATCAATTCATCTCTAACCGTACCTACGGCTTTTCTAACCTCAATTTTTGAGAAAGTGTCAACATCACCTAATTTTGTTTCTAATTGCATAGTTGTACCCCTGCAACTATTTATCTCTTCGATGTAATTTTTCTACAGTGCTCGTAAACATATTCCGGATACCTCATGGGATCGGCAAGAACGGTGTTGCATGAAACCTTAAACGTAACCGTGTCCTGGTTAGAACTGCTTTTAAAGTCCTCATTAGACATATACCCGTAGGCAACCATTATGATGAAGAAGCCAAACCAATAGGGTAGTATTGTCTGTAAGAAATTTAAGGTACGGTAAAGCATTAACTTCCTGTAATTAACTCTATAACACCGTCACCTCTGTCATAGAACCTTTCGATGAACATATGATGATCATCCCCCGATTCTCTAATAGCTTGTTCGGCAAACTTCCACATATCCATCCATGTAATACATCCAAGATTGGTATCTTCGCGCATAGAAACTTTAACGTTATCATACTTCAGGATTCCATTCCCAAACCCGCTACTTGCCTGAAAACTAACCACTTCGTATATAGACCATACTGATTTAAACTTATTGGCCTGTTTAATATCGTCATAGTATGAATTACGGCGATCCCACTCTTTGTCTTTTTCTTCACTCAAAGGTGAATATGCGTCCTTAAGAATTGATAGTCCTTTTCGTAATGAAGTAATTTTACTAGTACTAAAAACATCTTCAAGTTCAGCTATTTCATTGCTTAACAGCCAGTATGCATTATGCAGTTTACTGATCTGGTCAGATGTAATACTAAATGTTTCATTCACTGTACATGCCCTCGAATTAAACCTAATGCGTTTTCACCACCATCTTTATACCATACCCCGTTACCACCGGCTTTAATGAATGATTCTACTACATCGTATGTGTCATCAATCATAAGTGCATCTACACCGGCAAACCCAGTCTTATACTTGCGACCAGGAACGATAACAGCAGGCCAGTAGATATCGTGCATCTCCAACCACGCCAGTTTCTGCTCCTGTACCTCTCGCTGACGATCAAAGCCGCCGGCAGAGCTGAGAATACAAATCTCAAAACGATTATCAATACTACGTAGGATGCTTAGCAACTCATTTGCATGACCCATCTTCTCCAAACCGGTAAATTCTGCATCATCTACGAACTGATGCCAATGTTTGGAATATAGTTTATTCACCCTATCGGCTTTAATTTCTGCCGGGGTACGTCCAAACTTCTCCGTATACCTCTTGTTGAAGTCACAAAGAACACCGTCCATGTCTACAAATATCTTCTTCATAGTTTCTCACAAATAATTTTTGAGCCGTAGTCTTCACCAAGCGTCATATTTTCACGGTAGATCTTAACTAACTTCTTCCTGAACAGCGATTCAATAGCCAGGATCATTGCAAAGGCATTTAGTCTATTAGAAACGGTTTGTGAATCACCAGCACTAAGGCCTTCGGCCTGGGATAGCATGACTACGATGAGAACGGCTTCTTCAAGTCTTGGATCTGCATCCTCCTCACTACCCATACCTGAATCCAAAATCTCTAAAAGCGACTTCAGATCATTATCAGATAGACCCATAAGAAAGTCCCTCATAGTCATGTACGGCTCAGAAATTAAATTTGCCGCTAGTAACCGAGTAACTGCCATGTAATCTTTTTGTTTGAGAACAGCTTGGTAGTTAACCGTAACTTCTCCATCTTCATAGTCTTCCATAGGTGCTCCTTTACTTGTAACGATCAGAATGTTTGCAATAACGACGGAATTGAAATCCTACACAGGTACAATTTACTTTTCCGTTAAGCTTGGTGACGATATACTCTCCGGTATCATAAGCTCGGATCTCACCCGAGAGTTTATCTGCGGCCCCCTCAATGCTTCCCACAATAATAGAACTATCAATAACACGAACAGGTACATTCTCATCATCGGTTCTTAAGCATACTGCTGGTGAATCTAGTTTATATGGAGGTCTAATAACTGTACCTTTGATAGTAACAGTATTATAGTCATCGGTACGGAATAGAAAATTATTTCTAACCCGGCATTGAATTTCGACGTAGGTGCCAATGTGATAAGTGCTCATACGGATATTATAGTCTATATCCGTAAATAAGTCAAGTAACTATTACTAGTTACGTTTATCCAGCATAACACCATTGGCATCAGATTCTATTGCCCAGTGAACAACCACCCAATCGTCAATGCATACTTGTTCGGCATTAGGGGGAAGATCTTTTCCTGCCTTGGCCATGAGTGACAACCAGTGGGGAAAGTAACTATCTAGAATTTCTTTTTCTGATAGAG